CTCACACTCGTCGGCGCAATCATCCGCCGAAGCAGCGCCGCCGCCGATGAAACGATTGTACGCATAGAGTGCACCTGCACCAACAGCAACACCTGCGACACCAATGAGAATGCTTGAAAGTTTCATGATGAATTCCTCCTAAGATAGATATTCTTTATTCTTCTCTATTGTAATAATATATCACTAAATTTGAAGGAAATACGATTTTAGTGATATATTAATATTCCATCAATTCATTATGGAATTTTACGTCATTTGGTTCTACATAGCTGAGGTGATCTTTCAATGCCGGGAAGATAAACTTTTTGATATTTTCCATAATGAATGGCTTCTCATCGATATCTTTGTAAATTGTTTTGAACGAGAACACGTGTTCTGGGTCATCCTTGAATTTCAAACGATTCCGATTCCCTTCAATAATTCCTCGTTCTCTTCCATAAATGATAAGTGAGCGAAGGGGATCAAATCCGGTTTTGTAATTGAAACACATTCCAAACGAAACTCCTTTTGATGTGTTCCCAGACTGATTGGATGATGATTTTATAGGTTCTGCCATCACCATATGCCCATCAAAACCATCTCCTTCTTTTGTAAAATCGTCGGATGGTTTTGCAATTAGTTTTACAATATTGAATGGGTAGTAGATAAGACTTACGCCTCCCGGAATAACTTCATCCTGTTTTAGATAATTCTGCTTCTTTGCTGCAGGTGTGAATGCATTCATACTCATATTCATATTGATATGATTGATAGCAAAGATGATGATATTCGCTTCCTTACAAAGTGGAAGGACATCTTTGAAGAATCCTTTCAATGATTTGGAATCCCTGGCACCTTCTGTGTTCCCTCGAAGCTTTTCTGCCTCTGATACTTCCTTCGCATTATCTGGAGAAAATGTTTCACTGAGAACCGATGTAATAGAATCGATGATGATGATTGTTGGTTCCATAATTCTTACCGGATTTCCAAACTCATCAACCGTTCCGAGATCGACGGTAATCTCATTCTTTATTTTCATCTTTGCTGCAAATAGTCGTACAATCGTTTCCTGCATCGTATCCAATCCAACTGCTCCTGCTTTGATTGTATAACGAGCAGGACCATCGTCTTCCATAAAATAATAGGAAGGGAGTTTCGAAATCACCTGAATGCGTGAAAGATCAATACGCTGTTCGCAATCAAAATGAATAACCGTCGATGTTTTGTATTGACGAATGATATTGGCTGCGAGCTGGACGGCAAGGGTTGTATTATGTGTCACAATATAATCTTTGATCAGGAATAATTCAGATTCATTTGCAACTTTAATGCAAGTGCATTCAATTTCCTCTGGGAGTTCTTCCATCGAAGTAATCTGAAGTCCCACGATATCATTGATCAATTCGCCATTACAAAATGCATCCGCATATGGTTTGTGTATAAGGAAATATTCTCCCAGTTTGTTTGATGGAATCTGAATCACCAAACGTTTGGTTTCTCCATTCTCCACTGTTGCAATGAGTCCCATGGAATAAATCATTTCCTTAAAATCATGACAGAATGCAGTCCAGTAGTCTCCTTCTGGAATTTCAATCTCGACAAGATTTCGTTTATTGATTTTACCACAGACATCAAATACGCCACGGATGAATGCAAGGCGATCTTCAGCCGAGTTATATTTATACTTATCTGGGATCCCAACGAATGAATCATTTCCCAATGGGTACTGATAACGGATATAGCGGAAGAATTCCTTTGTTGGTATACGCTTCTTTGCATTTGTATGATACTGGAATGTTATTTTATCAGATTCTGAATAATCAACCTCTAGCGATTGTAGATTTGCAATATAATCAGCAATTGCATCAATATCACACGAAACAGTAGATTTATCGATCTGAAGATATTCCTGTATGAAAGTCCATTTTCCGAGTGCCATAAATGCACCGAGCGTATATGGTCGTATTCCTGTTTGACTTTGATTATATTGCACTGGCGCACTTGGAATAGGAATAATGCATCGCTTTTGATTGGATACGAGTTCATAGATTTTCTTCGTATCAAATGTATACTGTTTTCTCTCTGCACCGATAACATTCCATAGATGATCTTCGGATGAAATTGCCGTCCGACCATCATGGAAATACATCTTATAACATTTCTTTTTCCCTTGAGGATATACACCGACAACCTCCGTCGGTTTTCCATCATCCCCAAAGACGATATCCCCAACTTGGATATCTTCCATCTCAATGTGTCCCATTCCGTTCATTGCTGGAGATGGAATCAGTGTATTATTTGGAAGAGCTTTTCCAGAACCACTTCCGCCAACAAACATATTGAATGTCCCAGCAGCTTGTCCAACGCGTGGTTCCTGTCGAATGAAATTCCCTTTCTTATCATGGATATTCACCAATGATCCAAGATAATAATCATATAGATGAAATCCAGTTTTATGGAATGCTGTAATGAGATTCGTCTTAAAAAGATTCTTCTTATCATTTTCCTTTAGTGCAGAAAGAAGTGGATTAAACGATCTTCCTTCAATGGTTTCTTTCTTTGCCATAATTTATTCTCCTCCATAATCATCGTTTACTGAGACAATATATATTTATGCATCGTATGCAGGATAAATATGAAATAATTAAAGCTTAAGTGAAATTTCAAATAAAAAAGAAGAGGGGCAGAACCAATTGATTGGTACAACCCCTCCCGGGAATTACTAGAAAGGAGGATAACATGTGTAGGGTAGCAGTATTCCGTGCAGATGAAGTGCCTATGTTATTCCAGTAATTCCCAATTAGAGGAAAATTGGATGTTCATAAGACAACGCTATGGGACGTTATCTCACAGATATAATATATAATTTCAAAAAATATAATGGAAGGGGAATGATCCCCCTCCATTTGTAATGTTATTTCAGAATGGATGTTAATTTTGTTTTTGTATTGAATGCAATTCGTTCTGGAGATTTCATCGTATATGTTTTATCCGTTGGAACATCCAACCGATTCCCATTCACGTCATAAAGAATGACAGCTTGACCATACCAGTCATGTTCTGACAATACGCGATGTGTATGCAAATACGGATTCTTATGAATTTCTTCTTCCCAAGTTGTATTGAACATATTCACGATGTCAATATCCGAAATCCTACGCATTCCGAAAGAAGACCATCGCATATTTTTATTATTCAGATAAACACCATTCAGAGATGGAATATCTGTTGTAATGATATGTTTGTAGAGCCCATTGGGAACCGTATTACGATCTTTTACATAATCAAATACGGATGGATCAATATCCATGTTCGGCGGATATTGTTTGTAATTTTCATTTTCCGGAGATACCTGTGGCCACACTGGATAAATCAGTGTTTTCTGTTCTCCCAGCGTATAATGATCGACTAGATCCCCATCCAATACATCATCCAGATAGGTATTGAAATTATACCGCATATGATTTTCATCATAATTATGGACATATGCATCGGAAAGCCGTTCATGATAATCACGATCGATTTCTAAGATTTCGAGATTCCTAAGAGAAGTCAATCCATGGAAAAATACTTTTGTTGGTGTAATGATGGTAACTTCCTTGTCCATCAATCTTCCATTGACCCAGAATTCATAATAATTCTTGCTCAATGGTTTATTGAGAACACCTTCCAGATCAAGATATCCTTCCTTCGGAATCTTGTATAGTGTATATACAGATCGCACTGCATATGGTAGAATGCGGACATCAATCCACGTTCCCTTTGGCATTGTATCGTTGATGGTAATCTCTGTACCGTTCTCCGTCTCTTTTGCATAGAATGTTGGTTCTTTGGTGGATGGATTGATTTGAGGCAATCGACCATTCTTTCCGATCAAATAAATATGCGATGCATCTGTCTGAATATTTGAAAGTACAACCTTTGGATACACTTTGTCTTCCCATGTCAAATTCTGATATGATGCAATTTGTTTCGTAATGATAATCTGGTAATCAATCGATTTTGTAAAATCATAAAGAGGAATAATTTCAAATGTGTTTGGTAATGGAGCGTATGGATTTGTTACATTATAAATGTATCCTTCATTCGAAGTTGTTTCCTTAACGCGATTGAAAATGATATTGATGATCCCCATATCATTTGTATCTTGCATACCCGTTTGATATACATGGAACTGAATGGTTGTAATTCCTTCATAGGTTGGATATGATGATGTATGAATGGGTTTGAATGTTGCAATCTTTCCGTCTGTTGTCGTAATGTATCCAGTTAGATAGATATCAAATGCACGATTGTATGCATATACCAATCCATTGTTGAATCCATTTCCTTCAAAAAGAATACTTGCATCTTGGACATAGGTATTGATCTCTTCGCTGATATCCTTTGATTTCATATCTTTGAAACGAATGGAGAACTTGGAAGAGTCTAGAATATTCTCAAACTGATTCGTTGATAGATTCTTCAACTTTACATCTTGCAATAGAAGATGTCCAGTTCTTACATGCTCTGGTGAAATTTCTACAGTCATCACATGATTCTTGTTGGAAATATTCTTGAATGTCTTTGTATAATAATACGGGAATAATTTTCGAACAATAACATTTCTTCCCGTATTCACATAATAATCTTGCTGTGGAATATAAATACTATCCAACATCTGATAGTATACGTCTACCGTAGCATTTTCCACTAGCAATGCATTTCTAAACTGCGTGTCTGTCGATTTGAAGAGAAACAGCTCCATAGAATAATTGTGACATTCTTTATTGAGATACTTCAATTTGAATCCATGCTTATCCGGAGATGGGTCATCGACTACTTCCAATGCCCAAAGAGTATCGTCTGCAATATCTTCCCATCGATGTAACGTCCAATTGTATACGCCAATATCGTCTTTTGTAATTTGATCAATGTAACCATATGTCTTTCGAATCCCATTTTTGTAGGTCGGATAATATTCAATACAATTCCATAGAATATAGAATTCGTTCCATGAACGATCATTCACATATGGCTCTGTATAAACAATATCTCCATTCATATAGATAGAGTCTACCGTATAAATCGTGCGATGATAGTAATGATTCTTATCTACCTTTACAGCAACGCGATCGCCGATCGTAATATTTGCATCCGATGTATTTTTGAAAAGATCTTCAACCGCATCGACCTCAAATTCAGCAACGACAAACTTATGACTGCTCGTACAGTGTAAATTGGTTCGATGCACAGATTTGAATTCATTCTTCGGTTGCGGGTTATCTGTGAGGAGACGAATATCGTTAAAGTATTCTGGTTTTGGTACGGAAACGCTAATGGAAAGTTTGCCTCCCGATGGAATAACAACGTTCTTATCCAAGGGAGGATTCGTAATAATGGTCGTCTTATGATAACCAATATGCAGTGGAGGAATATTAAGCTGAATGGATACGCTTCCTCCAGTTTCTGGAAGTGTAATATTTGTACTTTGCGGATTTGTATCGACCTTTACACGCGGATGAACCGTAGGAATGATATCGATATAGGGTATAAATGGATCCGTTTCCGGGATAACCGATTTGATACGTTCGTATCGATTATATGTATGGATTTTCATGTCATGTTTGAATTTGATGGATGCATTCGTAGTTCCACCAGTCGGTGGAAGTTTATCGTCGGTAACAGAAGCATTGATTGGTGTATATAGATCTTTTTTTGATTTTGGAATTTCTGTTCCAATGTAGGTCGGATGACGTTTATCATATACAAGATCATCTGCATATTGATAATTTGCACTACGATGTTCATTGTGATATTCATCATCGATATTATTTACTCTGGATGATATAATCTCCAATCCTTTTATGGATGGATTTGTAACATCATTCACCAATACCGAATTTGCAAGTGCAATGTCAGCAATTTCGCCAAACACATTGTTATTCAGCGCACTAACGTAGAGATCAATTCCATGATCTCCATTCCGTACACGAATGGATTGTCCTTTGAAATATCCTTTTCCGGGACGAGAAATTCGAACATCTTCAACACCATAGATGTAGTAGCTTTCTTCTGGAATATGAATATGTGAATCTTTCAATTGATTGAGCATATTGATATCAAAATACAATGCGTCTGCATAGTGCGTCTTGTGTTCATTCATCGCAATTCGTTTGCTATAATACTCACGAATTTGCTTTCCTCCAATGAATACTTCATAGCCGTTTGGATTCTCTTTGATATTGGCAAATCGAATACGATATAAATCGCGATCTTGATATTGATTCGGTTTTGGTGTATATCCGGTATCGGATGTTTGAATATCATCAGATGTAATTCGTTTTGTATAAACTTTAATCGTACACCCTTCACCATTCCCATTAACATTCGTTGTATCATATAGCCCAGTGAATTTATCTGCAAGCGCATAATTCATCATTGGTTCGACTTCATATACACGACCATCGATTGCATGGGTTACAATGAATGCGTATTTCTGTCCATAATTATCGATGACGATAATGTCTCCATACCGATAATTTTTTCCACGATCGGAAATATATGTTTCATTGATTTGGTAATAGACATCATCTTGCAAGACAATATTCTGGATGGCTTCCAAGCGAAGTCGTAGATTGAAACCTATTTTCTTTACTAGCATATCGTATGAATTCAACGATGTTTCCATTAATTGGATTTGATTGAGAATCTCATCAATTTTAACATCCCATGCACGATAACTTGTATAGTTGAAATCAAATGTAATATGTACGATACCACCATCTGATTCAAATACAGCATTATCAATATCCATGCGATTTAGTGTAAGCTCTCGACTACTGAGTTTCAATTTGGAGATATGCGTCTTCAGTCCATAACAGTATTCATGCAAATCTTCTGATGTGTAGTTTACCGTCTTATTGGTCGTAATATGATACATGAGATGGTTTACTTCCCGGATATGTTGCGCTGCATCATGAAGGATTGGATCATCAATAGGAATACCCAGATTCAGTACCTCTTCCACCATATGGTATATGGTAAGCGGATTCATATTCGTACGAAGAGCCATCCCTTGTCGGAATGTATCTACCGATTGTGCAATATTTTCATAACAACTCTTAACTACATTCGATGTTGTTTCCCGAATATTACCTCGGAACTTTTCAATGAATTTATCATAATCTTCGAATATCTTGGCACCTTGTGAAAAGATTCGTTCGTCAAGAGTATTTTGAAATGCATTGATATTCCGACTACTATTCATGATATACTCCACAAGAATTTTTCCTCGTGTCATATATTTATCCAAGAGAGACTCCATAATGATATTCGTCATCTTCGACTCTTTCGGATGAATGCGTAATCCGAATCCATGGTTGCTAGAAATTGCGCCTGTGTAATTATAGATATCATTTGGATTTGTAAATGTTTTATTGTAATAAGATGCATCTTTTGAAATCGATGTCACACTACCATCTGTTGCGGAAACATGATAGCCACCCAAATGTTTTCCGATGATCAAATCATTTTCTTCATAAAAGTGACCAGGATACTTTACTTCAACATCATCACACTGATACAGTTTTGTATAGGACGGTCCAGACTTATCTGGAACATATGTAATTTCGAGTGTATTGATATAATCGCAGATATGATTGATCACTATGCCCTGTTTCTTTACATATTCGAATAGTGTATTGAAACCTATTGAAAAATCTTCTAAGAATTTGAAGAATTCTTTTTCCTTTTCAATAGCACGAATCCATCGTGCAGTTACCTCTAACAAGGTACGGATGGATTCTTCAATCTCCTTCTTTCGTTTTCCCGAAGTATCATTGATGTAGGAAACATTTCGTACGAGAAGATTGAGCAATTTGATGATGCGATCCAAATAGATTTTATCGGCTGGCGTGAGATAATGATTCTTCAATTCTTGAATCTGTTTCTCAACTTTCTTCACGTATTCAGTGAGTGCATTGTGCTGCTCAATGTATTCAGATAGGTTGAGTTTCAATGTTGGAATCAGTTCCGTTGCATAATCGAGTCGTGAAATAATTTCTTGATCATGTGGCGTCTTTCGATTGTTCCAGAATTCCATACATTCATAACGAAGATTTCGAATATCTGATAGAATGTCTGTAAGAATATTTTGAAAATCTGCCAATCCTTGTGAAGTGAATGGAGACGTTGTGTCAAACAACCCATACATCTTCGAAGTTGATTGGAATAACCGATTGCGCGCTCGTTTCACCGCAACGCTCCATGGATCATTGAATTGGTTGATTTTATAAATGAGACTATCATCTTTGTCATTGATTTTATCAAACCGGAATAATGTTGTAAGATCATTGATACGATCCATAAATGTTTTCGTTTCAAACGAAATCATTTTATCAAATACATTATTCACATAGGGAAGAATTCGCTGATAAAGATAATCGATATGTGTCAGTGCAAGTACTTTGATATGGTGAATGTTATTCTCTTTGATGTGTTGATCAATGATCTCATTATCCAAACCAACCTGTTTCAGAATTTTACTGAATTCAGATAAATAGACAGATGCTTGCAGGTATACATCAATTCCATCTGCATATACATCAATCTCGGATAGCATTTTATTGGTCTGATTCACATGACCAATGAGATCATTTAAATCATCCAATCCGCGTTGGAAATGGGATTGATTCAAGTTATAACGTTCTTTCCCAAACTGTGATAGGATTTGTTTCAACCGCGTCAGTGAATCTTGACTCATGTTTGTCAAAGAATTGATGGTCTCATCCAGAATGTAAAATACTTTTCGTAAATCAAAACTGGATGGTGGACGATGGATAATATTCTCTTCATCAAATTTGAAATCATCTGTAATATCAAGCTTGTAGTCGTAGTAAGATGGTTTGTAAGAATGATGGAGGTATCGTTCATAATTATTGACCTTGGCATATCCGAGATGATCCAATCGAAAGGATTCTTTAATTTTATCGATGGCAGCATCGAATGGGAAATTTAAATTTCCTTCCTTTATATAGGATGCAATCGATAGTTTAAAGTATGGATCCATACTCTGTAGGAAAAGTTTATTGAACCGATCATACGATGGATTCTCCATCACATATTCAATCAATTCCCATCGATAATCCGTATATAACAATCCAGAATAGATATTGTGAAGAGCGGACCAATACATTTTTTCGATGAAAATATCATGATAGGATCCTTTTAGATCCAGTGTAAATTTTTTTGTATCCTCCATCCAGTCTGCAACAGGGTACTGATATGGCGAATCTTCATTCAGAACATTGATGCTATCAGAATAGAAAAATAGCACACGGAAAATCTTATTTGGATCATTCTTTTCATCATGGAATAGATACACATCCGGATATCGATATTCGCACGATAACATATATGGTCTCCAGACCTTATCCTTCTCATCATAACAGAATGTCCAAAAGTCTGTCGTATCAATTGGGCGTTGGAATCGAATGGAATCTTCCGGGTAAGATTCTTTCAAAAGCGTCTTATTCTTCATCCCTTCCGCCAGATAGATTGTCGTATAAAGATCAACCAATCGCCGTGGGATATAGATGAGTTTGGATGCTACTTTCCAGTAGGTATTTTGAAAATTTCGAACAGGTTTTAGCCATTCGCTACGAATGGCATTCTTCTTAATATCTTCATAAGCAGTTTTGTATTCTCGGTTATACACAGAATCATATTCTTCATATTCTCTCGTTGCCGATTCCAAGAATTTTGTATAAACGCGATGGAGTACTTCCAATGTTTTATCACAGGATTCCAGATGTGCAAAAAAGGCATTCTTTTCCACCGAACCCTTTTCCATATACAATCGAAATTGTTCTATGACATTTGCAGCAGCAGTTGATGCATCGCGAATGTCCATCAGTTTCTTTTTGTATTTTTCATCATGGGCAATAGTGGAATCTGATGGTTTCTTATAAGCATCGGATAATACTAAAGGACGTAGTACGTCGACCCAATACTTATCTTCCACCTGTAAACCATTTTGATCATAGTAGACATTGGAGAAAAGTTCCTGATTCGTTTTCACCTTTCTCAGCCGATTATACTGATCAATGAATACTTGATTCGTATTCGGTTTGTATGGTCGATATAGATGATCAGTCACAATTGGAAATGGATATTCATGCATGTATTTTGGAACTGTGATAAAAATATCGATTGGTTTCAAAATTGCCGTCTCAATCAAATTTTTATTGTAAAGAGAAACATTTGAAATATCAATTCCATCCTGAATAATTTGATGAAATTCCAAATTATCATCGATGAAATCAACATTCCGAATACGTTCATCTTTCCGTCGATGATATGAAATGATTGCATGTTTCTTTCCTATAATTAGTTGATCTTTGAATGCGGAAAATGGAATGCATTTCTTCCAAATATGATTGTATAGCTTCTCTGTAAGTTCTAAAGTTGCACCATATTGAATGGGATATTTATAAATAAGAATTTCATGATTTAAATCCTTCCATACTTTATTATGGGAGAATCGAATCTTCGTTTCATGATCATCGAAATGGAACTCATAATCCCGACAAATTCGTTGATTGATAAACATTTTGATATCAAATCCAAAAATGTCGTAATTATTGAGCAGCTCTGCAATGGTAATCCACTTTCGATACAATTGAGATCGTTTGTATTTATCACGATTCTCCGGGTGCATTACATTCGGACCAACCAGTCGAATCTCACAAAGATCACTATTGGAAACGTAGGTAATTTCATCAAAATGGAAACGCCAACTTCGGAATTGGACTTCATCATGATTGGATGCTTTCAACTTGTATGTCGTATTGGAATAGACTTCTTTCAGTGTATCTCGCACGGCATGCGGAACAAATGAATTGGATGTCATGTAGTGTTTGTATAGCTCCGAAGAACGACTCCCGTCTGCATCGGGAAATTTATAAATCCCCTCGACCATCTGTTCAATTTTTTTATTGATCGTATCAATGTCATCGTAATCATCGAAAACATCACGATACCAAGATGGATCGAATGGATTTCTTGTATGTTCATTCATATACATCTCTCCTATATGAAATTCGGTTCAATTTATAAATAAGGTCGGATATAGCCATTGTTTCCAGTGGAAACCTTGTATTAATCGAATACGATATTGAAGGGAGAATTACCCATTATGAATGCAACAGAAGCTGATGTAAGAGATTTAAAATCACGCATGAAATTAGTGGAAGGTGAAATTACAAAATTAACATTAAACGCATCCAATCATATTTCATGGGAACGATTGGTTCGTCCACAGACTGCAGTGAAGGTAAATATAAACAAATATGGACTGGTTGTTGGATCAGAATCATTGAAACCATCCGACCTACCAATCATTCCAATGGAGCAAGTGGATGGGCTGCTTAAAGTATTAGCAGAAAAAGAAAATATTTCAAAAGAAAATGAAGCGCAAAACAACATTGGATCTGGCGGAACTGCATGTAAGATTACATACAATAAGTATGGTGAAGTTCTATCTGGTGTAGACCTCGAACCATCTGATATTCCATCATTACCATCATCCAATATCATTGGACTTGATGATCGTATCGATGGAATTAAAAAATCCATCGATGAATTGAAAATGGTTCAGGGGACAACATCCGATGTGACTCCAGGTACATATCCAAAGATTACATACAATGCTTCTGGACGTGTTACCGGAGGATCAAAATTAACCGTCGATGATATCCCGAATGAAATTACTACATCGATTAATGAATTGAAATCTTCTCTCCTTGATTTTGTGCGCACCAAACAGTTCACCATGAAACTTGCTGATATTGAACGAAATCTATCGACAGAGATTAAACTTCGTTCGGAAAATCAGAATGATAAAATCAATGAACTATCTTCTACCTGCAATGAACTCAAGGGAAAAATGAGACAGCTAAGTGCATCTCTAGAGAATGTTGTTACACAAAATGATTTCATCCGTGGAATGAATGAAATCCATCAAGCAGTTGCAACAGTCACAACACTCAAAACAAATGTAGATATTCTTGTATCAAATTATATGAGTATCAAGAATGAGAATACACGTATGAGTGAAATGGTATCTGCTCTAACGAAGAAAGTGGAAGCGTTGGAAGAAAAAGTCAATAAACCATAATAACAAAAAGGGAAGGGCGGCCGCGGCGGGCGGCACCCTTTCCCGTTTCTCTTTTTGATATCGATTAAAAAGTTCGCGGCGCTGAGGGCCCTTCGCCCTCACCCGCTTTTTAATCAACAGATTCCATCCTGATGGGACATCACTACGCGAACCGAGACAGAATGCTCTAACGAGCATATCGGTTCTCTTCGTGCGTGTCATATCGGCCGTCGTATACAAAGGTATACTCCGCCGATGGTAAAATGATAAATGATATCAAATGATGAAAAATGTTATGAAATATATTTGAATGATAAAAAATGATTGAAAAAATATTTTAGTAATTTTTTATTATCATGGAGATTATGCATATTTTGTTATATTTTAGAATTTCATGTTTTTAAAGCATAATCCCCATGATTCATTAACAATAGTTATATTGAACATCCCATATAGCTCGAAGTTAGAGTGTGAACTCTAACTGAGTGCTTATACGTTCATTATATGACTGATCAGTCTTAACAGACTGATAGTCATATAACAATATAACTATTGTTATATTATATAATTGAAAATTTGAGAAAATTTTTTTGGAGAAAAATTTTTTACTTAAAACTCTCGATTGAATATGTTGTCACTTTTTAATATCATTTTTAATAAAAAATGAAGAGGGATTCAATCCCTCTTCATCCTTATGAATTAGCCGAGATATTTCTTGCACATATCCTCGAATGTGAGTTTTCCAAAGAGTGTATCAAACTGAAGTTGTGGAACAGTCAACGTATTTTTCGTTTTCTTCAGTTTGAATTTCTCTGGAAGTTCTTTATGATAGGTATGGTAAATGTATTCGCTAAAAATCTCCTCATTTACCGGAGGAATCTCAATCACAAGATCCACACGTCCAGGTCTCAGGAATGTCGGGGAAAATTTACCAATATGATTCGTATCCATAATGATAATCTTTCCTTCCCCATTCACAGAACCATCGAGTGCATTGATCATCTGTCCAAAGGTTTCCTTATTGCTCAATTTGAGCTCGGATTGCTCTTTGTCATTGGTATCGATATCTGTATCGTTGATCAATGCTGGATACTTATCAATATCCGAAATGGAAATCAGTGGATCTGGACAAATGGTCAAGAAAGATACCTGATTGATCGTATTCGGAATATGTTTTCCACTATCAATCCCTTTTGCTGTAATGAATGATCGGTTGAATTCCGATGCAATGACGCGCGCAATGGTACTTTTTCCAGTTCCTGGTTTTCCATGAAGTAGGATCTTCAGATTCCATGGAATTCCATACTGGGAATATAGTTCTCGATTCTGAAGAAACTCTTCCACCGTATTAAAGATGGTATCTTTAATATCTTTTGGAAGGAAAAGAGTATCACGCATTCGCTTTCGGAATTTCCCGTTTCTGGCAACCCATAATTCATCCCCATCGTATTCATCGGAGAAGCAAAGAATGTCTTTGCTGTCAGGATCCATTCGATCAATGACATCTGCATACTTAGCCATGTCTGATTCAAACATGCGGATGAAATTTTTCGACAGATTATATGTAACGATGGTGTATGTGGTTGGGGTGATGCTGCGATGCGGAGGACCTGACTGCGCTTGTGGTTGTGAATTAACAACAACCATCAATTCATAATTCCGATACTTTAATTTTGTGCAACCATTTGGTAGCCGAACTGCGAGCGTATTCTTCCGCGTAACGGAATCATATTTGTGATACAATTCAACATGTGGAAGACGCTCCAGATCATTGTACTTTGCAAGGATTTTATACAGCGCATCCTCCATCCATTGTTGTGATCGATTCGTGATTTGAATTGTGATTACACGCTGATACTTTCCTTTGATCTTTCGAATGATATTTGAAAAGAATGTTGTAGATGCTTCGGTGATTGCACCGTCTACAAGTTCATTCGCTGGTCGAATGACGGTATTTCCCAGTTTTGCCAGAAACGTTGATTTCAAATATGGTAAGATTACTGGTAACATGAAAACCTCCATCGCTATAAAATAAAATGAGAAGGAGGGATTGCCTCCTTCTCAATTCAAATGGATCTGATGTTTACTTCATGAATTTATCCATGATGGATTCCGGATTGAACTTCTCGAGGTTCATTCGCTCGTTTGTGTTCTTGCGAATCTCAAGCGCATCGTTGACTGCCGAGTCATCGGAGAGACGATACGTATTCGTATCATCCTTGGCAAGTGCTTCCTTGAGTTCACGAACCCGATCGCTCATCTTCTTTGCCCGATCGTTGATTGGTGACAGACCTGCCGCAATCAGATAGATGAAATTCTGTGACTCCGGCGCCTCATGTACCGAGTTGTGATTGAACCGCTCCTGTGGTGTTCCGATAAACTCCACCAGCTTTTCGAGCTTGGGATCATACAGAGCATTGACCTGCTCGGTCAGATGCGTAATGATGCCCCAACGAACGACGCGCTTGTTGCGGTCGGTTTCTGCATGCGCTGAACTCTTGATCGCCTTGATCAGCTTCTCGTCAAACTGATTCTCTTCCATCTCCTTTTCAGAGAGGCCGGTCTTAATGCGTGCGACAATCAGACGGCCAGGTGTACGAATCAGAGATTCCATATCGGCAGAATCGATGGATTCATACTTGGTCGGGAAGTTGTCAATCCCGGTAATGATACGAATATCCTCAATGATATTCTCATTGACGACTTCAAGAGCACGGGTCGGCGACATATGGGATACGGTATCGTTGTCGTAAATCATATACGTGGTATCGTTTCCGAGCGTTTCATAAAGCTCATTCAGATACTCCAGCGAGTTCCCCTGGTCAGACATGGAATCCTGGAGCTTCGGAAGTACGCCGACGAGAACAAATTGAGGATCGACGAAACGCGTCCGCAGCATTTCGAACATCGCCGGCGATGCACCAGAACCCGTTCCGCCAGCGCAAGACGAAATGATGAACACATACTTCTTGTCGCGAATGCATTCGATCAGATCCTCGTTGGTGAGAACCTTTTTGATGTCTTCCCGCAGGAATGACTTCATCTTGTTCCGATTCTTTCCGGAACCATACACCTCATCATTCTCACCGATTTTGATTTTGAGCGACTCTGAATTGACCATTCCAAGATCACTCTCAGATGTGTTGATATAGACACAATCAAAGAGTTCCGGATAACGCTCCTCTGCAAGAGCAACTGCCTGGGAACCACAGTTCCCGATACCGATAAGTGCAATCTGTTTCATTTTGTAAAATCCTCCCTTAAAGGTTTAACTAAACACTTATTACCTATAAAATATATAATTTATATATTCTTCCAGTAATAGAGGTTTATATTGGAGATGTTAATATGGATAAAATAAAAATACTGGATGCCATTCGTGAGAAGAGCATCTTCTTTAAAAAGGTGTCACCCATTCGATACCGTATGCGTTGTCCATTCTGCGGAGATAGTCAGAAGGATATGAATACGGGTCACATGTATTTGAAATGTGAAATGGATCCGATATCCCCCATCCTATATTATTGCTTTAAGGCAAATTGTCAGGCAAAGGGTGTTGTTGATGAAGAGTTCCTAAAGCTAATGGACATTGACCCAAATAAGGTTGGAGGAATTGGTGAAGTACGTAGACACAATAAACTTTCCTCCTATCGGAAGAGTACCAATATTGATGTCGGAATACCATATAGAGGTAATCAGTATGCGTATTTAAAATATCGATTGGATATCCCATTCGATATCGAAGAATTGTCTAAATTTAAAATCATCTGGGATGTGGAGAAATTTAAATCGCTTCTTCCCAATCGATTGCAACATAGAATTGTATCCGCAGAAGAAGGAATTTCATTTCTATCAACGGATCAATTATCAATAATGACGCGATTTTATCAACCAAAAACAACGCCATGGTTGAAACAGCGATTGGATAATTCAGAAGATAAAATTTTATACACGATCAAATCTGATGTTGATTTGTTCTCGGAAGAACCCATCACAATATTTATCGCTGAGGGAATCATTACATTGATTTCGGTTTATCATAATTTTAAAATGGAGAATAGTGTATACGTTGCGACATTAGGTGCGCGATATGATGATGGGATTGCATTCTTGATTGATAAAGGAATTTATGGAGAGAATGTAAATATCCATCTCTATGTCGACAATAATATTACGATATCCCATGTAAAATCAACGATAAAAAAGTATCGATGGTTATATAATGAAATTGTCGTATTCCAGAATATGAGAGCGGATGATTTTGGAGTACCGTCATCGCAAATTGAACGTGTATCGGAAGTCATATGAAGGGTGGTCTTTATGGAGGCAAAATATCATACTGGTATTGGGACAACAGCCGGAAGTATGATGATTAAGTGGGTTGAGTTAGATAAACATATTGCACATATTTTATCCGATCCATCTGATAATGTAAATGTGTTTATCAACTTTGAATCAATACTAGATAATCTTAGTCATCGACGTAATGTGTTACAGATGATTGTAAATTTCAAACAACAGTTTGTGTTGGAAATGGAATCGGCAATCTTAAATGTTGCAGCGAATTATCGGATGTATTTCAAGAAGCACCAGAAGAATTGTAAAATCTTCTTCTATTATACGGACTTAACATCGGATAAACAAATCATGCGTACATACAAAAAGTACTATCGAAAGTTTTATTTCAATAAATATAATAACAATCCACAATACCGTGATATTTTGCAGATTGTAAAACGAAATATCATCAAAGAAGTAGAGTTGATTTGTCAATATATTGACAGCGTATACTTTGTGAGAGCAAAGGGATTTGATTCATCCATCATCCCAAAGATGTTGGAAGGAGATAATAATGTAATTATTACAACGGATCGATTTGATACGTTGTATCATTTTGATGGAAATATTACTCCCATCTATCTTTGTCGAGATAAAGGGATTCGAACGATGATTTCGGATTTGGATTCTATGATTCTCTATCTCTTGAAAGACGATGATATTTCTCGTACAACTCAGAATATGTTCCATAATAAACTATACTATCAACTTCTACTACTTTCCATCGGTGATGTATATCGCAATATTGATGTGATTCGAGAATTGAAGACCGATCAAATGGTATTACTCTTACAAGAATCGATGAAGAGTGGTTCCATTTTGATGGAGTATACATCATTAACTCCAATCATGGATATCTTTCCGAAGAAACATGTAGAAATGATTTCGGAAAACTATCGGTGCATGTCATTGGATACGCATGAAGAGATGTTAAGTAATGGGGATCGGGAATATGTCCAGACGCAATTAGTTGACAAAATTGATGTTGCATCATTGTCTTCATTAAATAATCGACGATTCTTAGAGTTTCCATTAAATCTACAAGGATTGATGTAAATGGGAGGGATTTACCCTCCCATTTATTTTTTATTCGGAACAATCCCCTCAGACCAATTAGTTAAGAATACCAACCGCACAAGTGAGGTGTAAAGAAATATGAGTGCGTCAATAGGTGTTAAGAAAAGTAAAATTGGACCCGAATTTTTTCAGAAAACAGCGCAATACCTCAGAGGTGCAGCTGGTGATTATATTCAAGAATTGATGCCGAAGACAACCTCCATCGCGTCTTCCGCAAGATCAGAATTGACTACGTTAAAGCGTGAACTAAATGCAAGTGTCATGCCCATTCGAAATGTTATCAGTGGGATGAAGACACAATCTGGTAGTACGCTAAATAAAATTCATGCATGGTATATGCAAGAAGAAGATGCTCTCGATGGAATCGATATCGATTCACAATTATCGTTTGATGGAATTGAATCGTCTGATACCGCAACCGTTGCTGAGGCAGAAATTACCGAATTTCAAAAAGGTTCGAATACGGTTGCAAAATCCGTGATTTCCAGTTCAGCAAAGCTGATGGAAGCACAGATTGAAACAACGGCAAATATACTTGCTTCGTTAGATAAACAGACGGCTGTAATCTCAGCCGGATTCAAATCCATTGAAGAAAAGCTTGATCAGTTAATTGAAGTAACAACGAAGAATACTTCCACTTTGATTGAGGCCACAGTTGCCGCATCTTCCGAGAATAAAGATCCTCGAGAAGATATCATTGGTGGAAAATTCTCCTTTAAGAATTACAAAGATATCATTAAAGGAAATATTCAAAACAGTCAGCTGGGACCAGTTATCAGTCTTGCTTCTACAATGTTGGGACTTGGAAAAGCAGCTGGACCTGATGCAATTGTATCGATGCTATTCTCCATGGGCATGGATAAAGCCGCACCGAATTTGAAAAAGAATATGAATGCACTAGACGATGCGGTCAATAGTGTATTAATTGATTCTTTGATTCGATTGGGTGAACGGAAGAACCAAAATGGCTTCATGGGAATCATGGGGAAGATCTTTGGTATTCAGTCGACGGACAAAAAGGCTGCAGACACTTCTCGAAAACAATTGGAACTGAAAACTGTTCCTTTTGATTCCGTAACCAAAGAAGCAATTGTCAATGTGATTCCGGGATATTTAAAAGATATCCTTCATGCAATTACAGGAAAAGATCAAGTATACAATTATCAGAATCGAAAATTTGTTGGAGCAAACCAGATTCAAAACGATTTTACAAGAGCCATTCAAGAATCCATTACAACATCATTGAATAGTGCAACAAAAAATATTCAGAAGAGTCTACCGCCGGATACAATTTCCAATATGCTCTATGATTTAATTATTGATGATATTGGAAAGACAACGTCATCGGGAGAAGCACGAAAGAATATTGCAAGCTTCCGAAATCGAGACAGTGCTGCTGCATATATTAATAAACTGACTGGAGGTATTCAATTCTCTGAAAAAGAGATGCAACAACTCAATCGGTTTATTGATAATATGAAAAATCTCACCACTGGTACCAATGCGCAGGATTTAATCATTCAAGCCCAGAAAACAAATCTTGGTAGAAATCAATCTGCTTCTGCATTTGTTGATAATGCAAGAAAGTTCAATGAATATGGACTTGAGAATATCAAAGATGATCCAAATGCAGATCGCGAACGTATTCTTCAATCCTATGGAAAAGGTGCCAGTGTACAATCCAAAGCATCAGGTGGTACAAAGTTTGGCGTTGTCTACACAAACTCCGTTCTCTATGAAATCTATCGGAGATTGAATAAGGGCATCAATGTATTCCAGGTCGGTTCTGCAGATATTCGAACACGACAGTTCAAGAGATTGGGCAATCTGGGAGCGCCAGTCGATCATCGTGAAACACCAGATAGTGATTCCGAATCTGGAGCAGCATTTAATGCAAAGGCTGGTTCTGATGATGAAGACTGGAAGGCAATGCAAGAATCTGAGGAATATAAAGCAGGTTCGAAATCGGAAAAATTTGGCCAATGGGCAAAGATGCGTGGCGGTAATTTTGCACGTGCAATGTTCAGTGGGAATCCCGATGATGTAAAAGCTGCATTCCTTGATATTGCACGCGATGTCCAATCCGTTGGATTCAAATGGGTACAAGACCAAGCAAAGACAATCAATGACTCTTATGGAAATCTATGGGGTCATGTAAAACATAAAATGTTTGGTACCGGATACTCCTATGCCGATGTTGATCAGAACGGAAATAAGATCATTAAGAAGGTTGCCGATAATGACAAAGGCGGATTGTTTGGATTTGTAAAGGATAGCATCAAAGATGTTTTTGGTGACGCTTCCAAGAAAACTATGAATTGGTTTAAAAGTGTTGCTGGATTCTTTACGATGAAGGGTGATTCGGATGATGATCAATCCGTCGAAGAGAAGCGCTCTAAGCTATTAACGACGTCGGTTGGCGCAATGGCAGGTATGGGAATTCTTGGCGGACCAATTGGATTGCTCGCAGGTTCACTTGCAGGAATCGGATTGCATTCTGCTGGAATCGGAAAGAAGTTAAAGAAATTCCTTTTCGGTGAAAAAGATAAAGATGGGGAAACTATTACCAAGGGTATTTTTGGAAAAGCAATGGATTCCATCATCAATCCCGTACGATATGCTGTTGGTAAAGTATTCGATCGTTTTACAACACAATTGCGAAAGAATATTTTAGGGCCAATTGCCGATCTTGGATTTGCAATCAAATCTCGTGTTGTTGATAGCGTAAAATCGGCTGCCGATTCCACATTTGGAAAATTGTTCCGATGGCTTGGTGGAAAGTTGATGGGTAGCTTTACAAGTCTACTTTCTGTTCCAGGGAATCTGGTAAAGGGTTTGGCAAGCGCCGCTGGTTTTGGAATTACTGGTACTGGAGAAGCAACCGGTGGCGTTCTTCGTACTGCTGCAAATCTCATCGCAACAAAAGATATGGCAGCAAAGTTGAAACAGCGACAAGAAGAACGCAAAAGTATTACAAATGATTCCAAGTATGATAGCTATAGTTCATATCAAGCAAGTCTTAATTCAGGCAAGAAACGTAAAGTCGAAGATTACATGGAAGAACAAGTCACGATTGAAGAGCAACAACGTGACTTGATGCAAGAACAGATTAAACTACTGGAAGGAATTAAAGATAATACTTCTGGAAAGTCGCGTCAATCCGAAGCGATGATGGGAGCTGCAATTCAAACCATTAGCGCAAATGATGAAATTACCGATACTGAAATCAATGAAATTAATAATGTTGCAAGTGGAGAAAGTGGTCCTGGTTTCTTCTCAAAGATGAAGAGTTCGCTCTCGAAGATTCTTCGTTGGAATAAAAACAAGAAATCGGAAAAGGGCGAAAAAAATATCCTTGAAAAAATGCTTGATTTCTTCACAAACGGCGGTTTAATGAGCAAGGTTCTTGCTGGAGGAGCCGTCGTTGCAGGACTGAAAGCAATTTGGGATAATGTCCTTGATGATGAAACCAAGAAGACAATCAAGAATAAAGTCGTAGAAGTCGCAGGCGATATCTGGGACTTTATGAAAGAAACTGCATTCAAATTCTTTAAAGATCTTCTTGGCGTTGATGATGAAGGTGGAGGTGGCGATCGTCCGGACAGAGTGGCCAGCCCATTCTCACTGGCATATGCGCATCGTGATGCAGAAGGAAATCGTATCATCGATTCTGATGCAGCTCGTGGACTTGGTGCACTTGCCCAGGAAAATGCACGATTCCCAATCATGAGTAAAGCATCCGAATTTTTTGCTAAGAATGCAAGTAAATTCGGTATGACGGAAAATGTAAATCCTGGACGATTCGCACAATTCTCAGAAGAAATTGTAACAAATCCAAAGTATGAAAGATTCTTAAGTAAGATGAATCATGGTGTCCTGAAAATGGGTACCGGATTTGCTATCGGTGCTGCAGCAGGTAACACTGTGGGGAATGCGGTTGCTGACCTCACCGGATCTGAAATGCTTGGTGACGGAGCAGCCATGGCAACGCAGGCTGGTGCTATGTGGTCGATGCGTGGTGCTGTTAAAGTCGGTGGCGTTGAGGTTGTAAAACAAGGAGCTCTCAATAAACTCGTTGATGGAATGCTTAAAGCATTTGGTGATTTGGTTGAGAAACTCAAATCGAGTCAACAGTTACAGGAATTGATGGGATCTGCAAAATCAAAACTGGATGGTGTCATTGAAAAGTTATGGGGCATTCTCAAAAAGATTACACCAAATAAACTAGCCGGTCTTGCATCAAAAGCAGGAAGTCGAGCAGCAAAGATCATTGGAAAATGTTTAACGGTTGCTGGATTGAATACGGCGGGTGGTACCGCAACTGCTGGTCTTGTGAACGTTGCCATGGGTACCATTGGTGGTATTGCAGGTGCAATGGATACCGCGAATTTATTTCATGTGCGTTCGGAAGATACGAATGTTGTGATGAATTCAATTGCAAGTATTCTTGGTGTAATTTTCAATGGCGTTCCAATGCTACCGTTGGTTGAGCTTGCAGATATCTTTATCGATCCAGGTGTTCGCGAAACGATTGCAATTACTATCTACGATGCAATCGCAGAAGCTGCAGGTACAGAAACGTCGTCTGAGAAACGTGAACGTCTTGCAGAAGATCTTCAGAAATACAATGATGAAAATGGAACCAACCTGTCTCTTGAAGAATACAACGATCTGGTCAATCCAACATTGCTTGCTAAAGTTGGTAAGATTGCATATGGCATCAAAGATACCGCTGTTGCGTTTGGAAATGCGGCAGTTGATACAGCTAAAGAAGATTTTACATCCACAATTTCGACTGTAAAGAATTTCATCGATGATCCGTCTATGAAGCATGCGGGTGAAGTCGTTACAAAGATTCTATCGCTCCCATTATATCCACTTCGTGTGTTGGGTAAATTTATGATGCCGACCATGGAGAATATTGCAAAGAATATTCAAGAATTCCTCGGACCTCCTTCTGAAAAAGCTGCGGATGAATTTGATTTTGATATCTATTCAAAGATTCTAAGTGGTGAATCCGAACTTGGGACCATCGCACTTGGTCCAATGATTCGAGCATCCTTCCATAATATCTCTGCTGTCGTTCATAAGATTGGTGGCGGGATTAAAGAAATTTTTGATCATTGGATGTCCGGAGATACTGGGGATCAAATTCGTAGTGGATTGGATAGTTACGATGAATATGTTTCGGATAATTTCATTGGGAACATCATTAACATTCGTCCATGGGAAGTTCCCGGATTGGGTCTTAGAGTATTTGCACATGATGCCATCGTTCCATTCTATAAGATGGGTCAAAAGGTTGGCGAATGGGTAAATTCTTTGAAGGAATTCAAACTTTCGGATTACACTCCATGGGGGAAAGAAAATAAAACATTCTTCCAATATGTTGGCGGAGGTCTTGGAAATCTTTTCGATAAAGTCGGAACGATGTTCAAAGACCTAAAGGAGATGTCTCTTGCCGATGTTGCAAAACTTGCATTCAATAGTTTCGGAGATTGGGCAAAAGATAAATATGCATCTGCTACTGGTTCATCTCGTATGGGTGGAGGTCTAGATGAAGTCAATGGACCGTTGTCGAGTGCTGCTTCTATTACCAGCGGATACGGTCCTCGTATCCATCCAATTCATGGGATTAAAACCGTGCATCGTGGTGTTGATTTGATTCCGGCAAACGGAGCTTCAACTGCAGAAGCAACGGCAACGACATCTGGCACCGTGGTTGATTCTGGATATGAGCATGGTGGTGGAGGCAACTATGTTACCTATCAGGGCGATGATGGATATACCTACAAATACATGCACCTTGCATCTCATGGAGTAACTCCAGGATCCAGAGTTGATAAGGGTAATATCATTGGTCGCATGGGGAATACTGGCGGATCAACGGGAGCCCATCTCCACTATCAAGTAGAGAAGAATGGCCATCCCGTAAACCCACTTACACATCGTGCCGGAGGTCCAGGGGATGAAGTTGATCCAATGGTTGCATATGCAATGGATGGTCCTGGTGGCGATAGTGGTAGTATGCCAACAGAGGCAAGTGTGGCAAAACCGGTATCTGGACCAGGTGGTGCTGCAGCTCCCGCATCAAATGGAAACATTGAAGAGGGATTGCGCCAAGGCGTTCAGGCATGGCTTGGTAAAAGAATGGATAATGGTAGCGTCGGTTGCGCTGAGGCTGTCGGTAAAATTGGTAGTTACTACAGTCCATTCTTAAAGCAGATGAAGGAAAGTGGCGTTGTTTCCGTTGTCGGCATTCTACAAAATGCCGCAAAACAGAATATTCCAATTGCTCCATACAATCGTTCAAATCTGAGTCCAGGGGATGCTGTTACTTGGGATCAATCTTCTACGCCGATTGGACCAACAGAAGACGATGATAACCATAACAATCATATTGGTATTTATACTGGTATGAAGAACGGTGAGCCCTGGGGCGTCGATAACTCTTCTTCGGAGCTTAAAGTTGTTGAGCGTGCGACCGAACGTGATTGGCAGAATGCCGCACACATTATCAAGACGGGTGATCCAAATGCAAAGGGGTTTGCAAATGGGGTTGGTGGAACTTCCGGTGGAGGTTCTTCTGGCGCAACAAGTATTATAGGTCAAATCATGCAAGCTGGTCAAAAAATGTTGTATGGTCTTACCGGTGGTCTTGTCGGTAGTCTTGGAAATGATGGTGGTAAAGCTGGTGCAAGCGTTGCTGCAGGCGCTGCTGCTGAAATTACAGGAGAAAATGAAAAGGATATCTGGACCTATCTTACTACAAAAGCTGGTTATAGCAAAGAAGATGCCGCTGCTATCATGGGTAACTTTGCTGTAGAGTCCGGTTATTCTCCAACGAATTTACAGAATGATTACGAACGTTCTCTTGGAATGGATGATAATACATATACACAAAAAGTTGATTCTGGTGCATATGGAAACTTCGATGGCGACTCTGCCGGATATGGTTTGGCACAGTGGACATATGGAACTCGTAAAAAGAATCTTCTTGATTATGTCAAGAGCAAAGGTTCTTCAATTGGTGATCTTGGGGCACAGCTGGAATTCTTTGATCAAGAAGCAAAGAATTCATATGGTGGTGCCATCGATAAGATGAAAAATGCTGCTGGTGTTGATGCAAAGACCAAAGCATGGATGGATAATTATGAAGGTCCAGATGAAGATCCGAATGTCAACCATATCTCAACACGCATTTCAACCGCTCAGAGTGTATTGCAAAAATATGGTTCTGGCGGCGGTATTGATGAAATTCAAGCATCCATTGCACATGTTCCGATTGAACAGATCCCTGAATATAACCGTATTGATTACATGAATGATTCCGAAGATACCATGCGGGCGAAAGCGAATGCAATCATCAACATGTTTGGTCGGAATCAGCCAAAAGCAACATTCACACCAAATTCATCTCCAATCAAAGATGTTAAGGTGGATCATAATGTTAAAGTAGAAACTCCTTCTCTCCCTGAAAAGGTAGAAGGTCCAATGAGCGACGGTGCAGTTGTAAATCTACTGAATCAGATGCTCTCTGAACTTCGTACCATCAGCGGAAATACGGGCGAATCCACCAAGATGCTTTCGGATGCTTCCAGTTCAAATTCAAATTCTATGAAGCTTCGTTCGACAAATAATACCAAATATTCCAAATCCACCAATGGTGCAAACATGACACACATCAATCAACTTATTCGAGGAATTTTATAAAAATAAAGGAGGGGATGATCCCCTCCTTTATTCTATTTCCAACCAACCGGTTCTTCAAAGTACTTTTTTACATCTTTAAATATCGCATCAACAACCTGATCCTTTTCGCTATCATCAAGCTCAATAAACATGTGGCCAGAAACTTGACCGATGGCAATGATTTTGATATGATCAAGATGATCGGTAAGATCAATGGATTTCACATCATCCAATCGGAATGCATCATACGTTCCTTTTGGTGTATGTAATTCATGCACAACCGGTTGCAACCGGTTGGATGTAATGAGAGCTACATGCTTTTCAATTCGATATTCATCGCATTCGATAGCGAAGAATGGGGGAAGTGTATAGTCCGGAAATTTGGGAACTTCAATTTTATCTTCATGAATCATCTTATTGATTTGATTGACCATCTGTACCATTAGTACAGCTTTGTGGGGTTTTCCAAAATAGGGATTGTCCCCCTTTGGTTCTCCATCAAAGGAGTACCGATCTTCCATATTTACCCACTCGAGCATTCCAACATAGGTTGGTAGGATGCTATCGTTAAAGATAGATCCGATATAGGTTGCGGGGTTGCGATCTTCTTGAATCCATGGCATGTTTATTTCCTCCTTTAATTCAATAAACAATATATTTCTCAGTCTCAATAAATAACATTTTGCAATTTCGATAATGGAATATCATCTGACATACGAATGACATCAACCGGAATATCGATAATATTATTAATGTTATGACTGATAATGAATACCTGTTCTGCTTTTAGCATTTTGATCTGCGTGTCTAACATCTGTAAGAATGCTTGACGGTTTCGTTCATCAAATCCAGCATCCATTTCATCCAATAGGATGATATTATATTTCGAAGACATGCGCGATGAAATTGCAAAGGATAATGCCATTGTTGCCAATGGTATTTCCGATTGAGACGCATAACGGACGTCAGGAATCTTTGTACCATTTTTGATGTATGGGATTTCAAATGTTTCCTGTGTCACATTGAAGTTTGCCAGTTTGAATCGATCGTCGTAGATGATGGATAACAGTCGATTCGCCGTCTCTTGGATCTTCCCAAGATACGTCTTCATATAGATAACGGGAATTCCCTTTTTTGTTGATACCGATTCTTGAATAATCGAAAGATGATCCAGCTTCGTTTTCAAACTTGATTCTTCTTTGGATAATTCTTTGAATCGTTGAATCTTCATTTCCTGATTTTTGATTTCTTTACGAAGATGATTCAACTCTTGATCTTTTTGATGAAATTCCCATTCAAACATCTGCTTATCGGCAGTCGCAGATTCTAATGGCAATAACACGCGATCAATATCATCCAGTGATGTACGAACCGTTGATTCATACTTCAATGCATCCTGATACTTTGTCAATATCCCGATATTGGAATCGATGGTACTCAATTCTTCGTCGATTGTCGTCAACTGTTTTTGTAGATTGACGATCGCATCTTTGTGGGATTGAATATCATTCTTACATGATATAACCATGTCTTGATATCCGGAAATACCAGAATTTTGATAGGATTGAATCTGTAACTGAATCTGCTTCTCATGCTCCATCAATTGTAAATACGACTCATACTCCCTTATGATAGAGAGATAGTTTCGTAATGGTTGTAGATCGAATATCGGAAGTTCTTTGGATAAATTCTTGTAAATGGATGTAGCTCTCAATCCATCCATAAGTTTATCCGGAAGATTTGACTGCTTTATCAAATCGACTTGATTCAGGATACGATCCATATTCTGATAAATCGATTGGATATAGCGCAATGTCTCAGTGTCGATATTGATATGAACTTTTTTCTCCAATGTTTGAATAATTTCATGCAATCGATAATAGGGACAGTCATTGAATTCTTCTGCACAATTGGGCGTAATAATCATATCATCTTTATATACCTGAGACAATAGTTGCTGAATATCCTTTTCATTGAGAGAAGAGGAATGTTCTTGTGCTCGCTTTTTTACCCACAGATCAATGGATTCTCCTTCTTCCATCAACTTCAAATAAATGCGTATGGGTTCTTTTCCGAATCCATACAATGTATGAATAATTTGATTCGCAGATTCGAGTTGACTGATAATCCCTTGCAATTCTCCAGAAGATATCTTTGCTGAGGACATCCGTTTGATTTCATCCGGAATATGCAACAATTGTTGTTGTATGGAAGCAAGTGCTTGCTCCAACGAATGAATGTCTTGGTTCGATGATATACGATTCATTGAAGTTTCCATTTGCTCGATCTGGTGATAGAGATGATCAATTTGAAGTTTCAATGAGTTTACCTGAGACTGCAATTCAATCTTCTGGTTGATCTTGGCACCACGCTTTTGAATCATATCATCAACCGATACATGTTCCAACTGATTCTTTTTCACAACATCAATGGTATTGGAAATATCAAATAATGATGTTTCCAATTCATGTTTTCGAGATTTCAGTTCATTGATATTATTTTTATTCTCCAATTCTTTGATGGAGTTTAATTTTTGTAAAAGTGTATCGCGATCAATGGATAGTTGCTTCTCACTCTTATAGAGATCTTTCAATGTCGATTTCTCAGCAACAATATCCTGCACATGAAGTTGATACATAGAACCAATGGTTGTATTCAACAACGCTTTGGTTACTTTAATATCATCATTAACCTTCTTATATGCCTTGAGATACATATCGATTTCATCAATCAGTGAACCGATATATTCCTTTCGACGTGCAGGCGTTAATGAGATGAATGAATTTACATTCGACCCCAACCGAAGCAATCGCATCATATCTTGCTGTAATCCAAAATGGATTTGGATAAGTTGATTGAAGGATGTTACATTTCCATTTTCATTCAATTCTTCTCCATCCAATTGAATATAAGATTTTACTGTATAAGAAGATTTACTCTTCTTATAGTAATGCTTCAAAATGAACGTATGATCTTCAATGATGTAATGAATTTCTTTATACCCATCTTTCCCTTCGCGAATAAGATTCAATGTTGATCGTTCGTCAATAGAAGGTGGATATGCAAATGGGTGGATTTGGCTCAGCAACGCACTTTTGCCAGAAGCGTTAATCCCTTGAATAAGAGTAATCCGTCGAGCATCTTTTGGGAATTCAATTTCAATAAAATCTTTTTTGGTACCACCATAGATACCTGCAAAATTTTCTAATCGAATGTATGAGATTCGCATAAATCATTCATCCTTTTTCTTTTTCGGTCGATCATATGGGTGTGCACAATAGTATATTTGGAGTAATGTCCAGAAGAATGCTGCTCCTACAGCTCCACATAAAATGACTGGCATCGCGAATGATATCATCTCAATAATACGAAAAATAATCTCCAATTTATTATCCCCTTTCAATTATAAAAATAAAATATATAATAAAAAATAAAGGGGTTTGTAATACCCCTTATTTTTATTCGATTAAAATATCCGAACCTAGATCTCCCATAGCTATTCCCTCCCTCAATACATTTCGATTGGATCAGGGAATAACCTCTCGATTTCGCGGATTGGTCGACTGACATTTCGGATGAATTCATCCGAATCTATCTCAACCACACCGTCTCTCATCATTTGAAGACATGCACGAAATAGTTGATTCTTTGTGTAAGTCTTCTTCATTGCGCGGAATTTGTTCCGCCATCTGTTGTTTTTCATAATATCATACCTCCTATCAATAATATAATATATATCGATCCATTTAGAAGATATGATATCCTGCAACTCACTTGTAATGAGTATATAGGAAGAAGGATTGTTATGTCAGACACATATTTGATTGAATCATATGAGCAAAGTTTATCGGATGAGATTGCATATATGGAATCGGCAGCAAAAGTATCCTATCATTTGAAAGAAACTCTGGTTCCTACCGTCCATAAAGTACTGCAATCCCCGAAAAATCGGAATGCAATCATTGAATTTACGGGCAAATTCATTGATACGAACTCGGAACAATTGTATGCACAGGGACCCATCTATTCATTCCTTTTTGGAAAAAATGAATTTGAACCAATCTATGCATTATTCGGATTATCCGAAGATATTATGAAAAATGAGTGTAAGGAAGTATCGATGAAAGCATATGACGGACAGCTGAATATGGAAATCATCAAGGCTGGTCCACATAAGTTACTTATTGCACTACTGGTTGCAGAATGTATCAAAGAAGGATATGAAGATCTACTGACTGCTTGTAAATATATGTTGGGGTTTGCGGAATATCCTATTCTGCTAAGAAAGTCATTTCCTACAGGTGTACAACCGACAGTTATGATTTATACTATTGAACATCTACCGCAAAAGTTTAAGATTAAGAAAATGGCAAACCTGTTGGAGTTGTTGTATTATGATATGAATGGTGTTGTTAATCTTTGCAAAGATCGTGTAACGACAGAAATGGATTACCAATATATGGATTTCCTTTATCGTGCACGAAATCAGCTGAAAGCAACTATTAAGAAGATTGCAAAGGTATATTTCGATAATATTCAAAATAATGGAACATTAGTTGCCCAAAGCGGAATTGATGCAAATGGAAATGTGACAAATGTTGATGGCCAGTATTCCAATACATCTGCCGTGATCGATAAAATCTATGCAAAGATGCAGGCAAATTTTATTCACAAAGCATTTGTCAAATTTAATGCAGAGGCAAATTCCGTAAATAAAGATTTACTAGAGACATACCTTAACAAGATCTATAGCGATCAGAATAACAAACTTCACAAATTCATTGAAAATGTAGTGATTGGGTATTTCCGTAAAACTGGAAATACGGAAATCATTTCGGGAGAATTTATTTCCTATGGATTGGCACTGTATCGGTCCATCGCAAGTTCCAAAGATGAATTGTATATCGAGTTGAGAACCATCATTGATTATTGGATGAATGATATCATCCATATTACAGATTCCTATTCAAATAAAGGAACGATCATCAATTATACACGAGGCATTTTTAATTATATGATTTGGATGATGAATTACTATAAATAATATGCACAAGTTACAGTGTTTTTAATTTATAGGAAGAATCATGTAATTGATGGAGTGTGAAATTCATGAATGAAGATACGAATATTTTTGATGACGATGTAGATGATAGTGCCGATGAATTTGTTACATCGGATGGAAGCGATACATATCGAGCTAGTAAATGGACGCCGGATGAAGAAGATACGAAATCATTGGCAGAGCTAAATCGATCTTCTCTTGGTATCGTGGTTGATAAAGATAAGTACACGGAGAAGGAAGATACAACACTTCGAGACGTTGCAGAAGATCATGCAATTGAAGATGGTGCTGCCGCGGTTGACGATCTTATGATTAAGACCCAGGCAATTGAAGCATCAAAGAAGCGTCTCCATATTGTGAAGCTCGCAATTGAAGATCCTGCGGAGCATGCTGCTATTTTTGCAATTGCATCAGATACAAATATACAGCGCCGTGATGAGCAGCTCGATTCTCGCATCAAAGCATATGTTGAAAAGTTCCCATCGGCAGTTCTTGAATGGGAACCTTGGTATGGTCCAAATGTCAAGGTAGTTAAAAATGATCTTGAATCTGTAGAACCTACACCTGTTACAGAAGTAATTCCTGCACAGTCGACTGTAGATGAGGCCCATACCAAAGAAGAGGACATGGAAATCATTTCTAAGGCAACACAGAATTTGGAAAAGATTCCAGATGCTGTGATCGACAAGACTGTAGTTCGCGTCAATAAGGAAGATGTTCCTCATATCTTCTGGGATCAGGAAGATGTTGATAAGATTAAGAAGAGTCGTAAGGTAGAGCTCGATATTATTGAAACAACACCTCTGGAATACAATGAAGTTGTTGAGCTGGATGAAAATGCAATCGACGGCGTTCTTTCTCAATATACGAGGAAAATGAATGATGTTTCATCTCCGCTTCCAGCATCGAAGTATCGGGCAACATTTACTGGACTTTCATATCCAGAGATCCTAGATCTATCTCAGTCACAGGAACTCAATACTGTCGATGGCCTCAAGAAGAAGTGGACGATCGCATTCAATCATACCAAGAACCCATCCATTGGACAATTCAAACCATTCCGCTATTATATCGATCCTTCTACAAAGAAGAAGATTCATCTCAATGCGGGAGAACCAGTTCCAGAAGGAGCAAAGCTTGAATATGGTGATGCATTTGATGATTTCCTGAAGAAGACATCATTCCTGGATCTCGATTTTATACTGTGGAAGATTCTTTGTGCAACAACGATGGAAAATGAAGTCATCTCCATCAATTGTCATGCACGCCATAATGGAGAAGAATGCAAGAAGGAATATGATTGGGTGTATTCCACAAAGAATCTCCTTGACATGGATAAGATCAGTCCTGCCGTTCTGGAAGAAATGAATAAGACTGCAACCGTATCTTCTCAGCAGGAAATTGAAGCAAATTACAAGGATTCATTCCTTGCATCATCTTCTGTGATTAAACTTCCCCATTGCGGATTCAGAATTATGTGTGGGCACAAGGATGCATACGAACACATCAATACCATCTTTGGTAAGGTTCTTGAAATTACAGAAGCCCAGAATCCGGCTGCATCGGATGCACTTACCGTCACCATGCTGTCGGTTGTCAAAGCAGTTCTTGTCCCATACAACGGATCGTATGCAAAGATTACTTCTGTTGATGGTATCATGAAGGTTCTGAAGCAGCTCGATGAAGTTGACTATCAGACGGTCGGAGAGATGATGCGCGTGATTCTGGAACCATACCAGTTCACCTATAATCTTCGTGATATTGTTTGCCCCAAGTGTGGAAATGTATCCAACATACCAATTCAGGATATGAGTAGAATGCTTTTTATAGTGGCCCAGAGCCTTATGAGCGTGCAGGTAGTTCTGAAGAAGAACTAGCAGCATTCGAGGCTGAACGCATAAAAAGCATCGAACAGAATGTACGATTGATCGAGGAACTGGGCAATTTATTCAAGAATGATCCGATGTTCCCATACATATGGAATGAATTACCCAAAGGGTATGTTGTGAAGTTAATTGAGTTAAGGCGGGAGCGGAAAGCAAAAGAACCGCCTTCTCTCTTTTAATAAAAAATAAAGGTAGGTATAATTTCTATGAATGAGTATAAACCAGAATATCTGGGTAGAATTATACCGGCTGATTCCGAAAAATTGTTAAATCTCGTAAAGAATAACTTCGAGGAGTTTTCTTTAATATATAATGGGTGTAAGCCATACTCAAAGGATATCCATGATGTTCAGGATGTCAGCAAGGATGGAACCACCCTTCAAATTCGTGTAATAACAGATCCGAGCGTTATGGATGCAATTAAGAGAGATCTTGAAAATGCAGATAACGTTACAGTCGAAAACGACATTATCTCAGCCAGTATAGCAAAGGAAAATTGACATGAAATTATCTGATATTATTTTTCATCTCAAAATGAAATATTTTACACCAAAAACACTATTGAATGATCGAGAAATTGCATGGTTCATTGAGAACGAAAATATGATCGAATCCATTGATGAAAAATTTCCGTTGGATTATGAAAGTCAGTTGCAACCAAATAGTTTTGATTTGAGGATTGGAACTTCTTGTATCATATTGGATTTACCGTCATCCGGAATCATTGATGTCAGAAAACCAATTAAAACAATTCCAGTATATTCGCTTTTGGATCCCGGGTTTATTACCATCGATCCAGGAGAATTTATACTGGTAAATACCATTGAAAAATTTAATATCCCAAATGGAGTGATTGGATTTGTACAAGGACGTAGTAGTATTGCTCGTATGGGATTGCAGACAGAACAAGCAGGTTTGGTAGATGCAGGATTCCAGGGAACGATAACTCTTGAACTATACAATGAATCTCGCTATCCAATTCGACTTTATCCTGGAATACGTGTAGCACAAATTCATTTTACCACAACAAACAAATCGAATCGTATTTATGGAAAAAATATGAATTCCAAATATAATGGGCAGATTGACGCAACAGGAAGCAGAATCCATCATGATATAAAGTAAAAAAATAAAGGAGGGGATTGCTCCCCTCCAATTTATTTTTCAGCATGCAAGCAGCTGAGCCTCAAGGGCTTCTTCGTCACGGCGGAGTCCCTCGAGGAATCCGTGGACGAACTTATCGTTCGGACCCACATCCCTCTCAAGACCTGCGCGGATGTTGCGAATGCTTTCGAGCTGGGTCTTGATCCGCTTTTCCTCATCTGAATCGAAGAGGTAGGATTTGATTGAGCTGAACATCCTGTTTTCCTCCCGTTATTCAATCCTTGTCGAAGATATCCAATACTCCCTTTTTCTTGCTCGGATCTTTTTCGACCACGGGCACTGGCTTCTTCAATTCATCGACGATATTCTGCAGGCCGTCGATGATTTCCTTATTGTACTCGCCCTGCTTTTTCAGGTGCTCCTCAACCGAATCCATCGCATAAGCGTATCCGAGGCATGCGCCACCGGCGACGAGTGCTGCTACGCTAGCAATAACTTTAAACATGGTATTTTCCTCCTTATTGATACCGCTTATTCTTCATAGTATCAATTTCACAATAAATCATTTCGCGGCGGGCGGCATGATCCAACTCATACTGTTCCAGTACGCGATTGGTTACATTATAAATGCCAACACCGGCTGCAACAACTCCGAGACCGATCGCAACGCCCTTAATGATATCTCCCATGATAAATTCCTCCTATATAGATAGATTCTTTATCCTTATCTCTACTATAATAATATATCAATAAATATAGAGAAGATACGATTTTTAAATAAAAAATAGAAGGGTATAATCCCCTTCTATTTTTTCATCCATGATTCAAATTCTTTGGATAGATCTGTAATCGAATGGATTCCCAAATAATTATACGCAAACGTTAGAGGATTATTGCTTACGTACGTATTTACAGCTTCTCCAGTAATGTCAACGGGTCGAATGTTTCCATTCTTGTCCTTTTCTTCATAATCTGTTACAAGGGATCGATTCATGAACTGACCAGATGAAAATTCTTCATTATCAAAAGCTGCCTTAAACAATAATGTTTCCGGATCCATGTTGGATGCAATCTTAATGGACGGATAAAATGCACCCATGTCATAGTCCATGCAATTCTGATAGATGGAATCCGATCGTTTCCCTAAAAGCTCAACACCTACGGCATCATTCCATATTGGATTTGCATTGATGGCACCTTTGAATGATAACTTTCCATTTCCCTCCTCTTCATCATCATCGTTTCCAAAGAAATTATCCTTTTCACCACGATCGATAACATTGAGATTATTCCCCTGAACTTTTCCTTCGAATTCTTCAAAATACTTTTCACGGTAATTTCGAATGAGATGCGTTTCTTTAAATGCCTTTGAATACGGTGTTAAGTTGGAGAATGCGCGCATATAAATGGTATTGACATCTTCCGTACGCCGCTCAATTGCCATCTGCAATAATACGTCTTTGATGTTATATGTGATGAATAATGAAAAGTCTTCATATGGGAATGTGCGAATGTTTGCATTTTCTGGATAATCGACCTTATGATCACCGAGCTCCGTATCTGAAATATAATTGAGTCGCATGCTCGGCAATTTATGCCCAGACTTTCGAATCAATCCATAATTTCGCATCTGACACATATAATTTGTGTATGAGCTGCAATGGAAATAGTCAAACTGTCTTTGAATTTCAAAAGTGGATTTATCAATCTTGAAATAACATGTTTGGTATTTGAAATCTTTATGACAGATAATTGATACGGGATCATATCCAAGAATCTTGATGCGTTCATAAAGGTATTGAATATCAAATCGCATGTTCCAACAGAGACAGAAGTTCGGTTTCTTCGTATTGATGCATCGGAAAATATCTGCGATTAATTCAATCTCTTTCTCATAGAAGCGGAGTTGATAATTTAATGCACCATAGGTTGCATCAAATTTTGTATGAAGTTCATCCAACTTTGCTTGCTGATTATTATAGACTGCTTCATATTGTTTGAGCTGTTTTTCATACAACGCGTATCGTGCATCATACTCATCGTCTGTTAGTGATAACCGAGATGGTTTGATGGGTTTCAATATGAATGTATAAGAATCATTCGCATCATCCATGATTAACGTTGCACAGTTCACTGGACAATACGCGGTAGATGCAAGATCATCCATATCCAGGTTATAATCCATGATATCCGTCTCGATATCAAGATATGCCTTGGTTAGTTTTGTGCCAGCAAGATAGTCTTCTGAAAGATTATGCGTTTCACTCCAATGACGGAGATAATAGAACTCGGGTTGGAAATCTGCTCCATATACGAATCTCCATTCATATAACCGATCCAATGCTCTAAAGTTGGAATCTCGCAAGCATTGTTTCATGAAGTTGATTCCACTATCACCGATGGCTTCCGCAATCTTTTTACGGATTTCCGACACCTTGCATGTAATTTTATCCATGCGAGATATTTGCTCTTGTGGTTTGTTATAATCATAATTCCGATATTCCGGTTTTACGATATAGATATCAGCCAGCGGTTCTTCATAAGATACCCGAACATCATTCCCATCTTTATAGATAACTTCAAAACATTCTTTGATATCTCTTTTTCGATCTCCTCGGATGTATCGAACATTCAATAATGCAGGATCGCTTCCTCGAATCATGCCGATTCCTCCATTCTGCTATATGAAAAAATAAGAAGAGGGAGTATATACTCCCTCTTCCCTTTTGTTAATCTTTCACAGGAATGAGTGGAAGACGATGATCGTGAATGAATCGATCGAGCCAATCCATCACGAAGAATGTGAACTTGTTGATCATCCGATGCTCCTTCTCGCGGAGGCGATCGAATGCAATCTTCTTGCCGACTTTCTTGTCGAACGTGTCCGCGGGACTGCACTGTGCAATACCAACGAACGAGCGATCATCGCTGTATCGGTCCATGAACTGCTCGACAACATCGGAGCTATATAATACCAGATACAGCTTGGTATTGTTACAGCGATTTCGGAGCATGCCATAGAGCTCATTTTCCATAAGCTCTCGCTTGGAGAGGCCACCATCCTCAAACCATGCTGTGACGATGCCCTTCTTCTCATTGATCAGATACTTTACCATTGTTATCCTCCTAAACTATTTGAAAGCATTAAAGCTCATCAATCGCATACTTCTTCTTTTTATTCTTCTTTTTCTTCTTCTTTCCCTTTTTCTTTTTCCGTTTCTTCACAGAATCCAGATAAAGATCCCCGGCATTCTTTGACTTCTTTTTCTTCTTTCGGTCAAGCACGTCCATAATCGAACGCTGTTTCCCATCTTCGTCCGTTCCGAGGACAATCTTTGCCACATTGTCGGGAGATAGAAGTTCAACCAACTTCTTCCCAATCTCCTTTTTTACTGTAGAATCTGCCACGTCATTTCCTCCTTAAATTTTGATAAATTTTAATACCTTATGTATTCCATCCGACATGATTAGAATATATAACCTATTCATCATCCTCGTCACGGAACACGCTACGGTCGTGTTTCCTTAATTTCTTGACCAATTTCTTTGCTTTTTCGATGGAATACATCAACTCCTTTTCTTCTTTCTTCGATAGATCCTCTGGAAGAATCATGATGTTTGATAGGATATGGAGATATGATTCAATTGAGTCTGCAAATTTCTCCATCTGACTATCCGTAAAATCATTCGGTTCATATATTTTCTTCGCCATCGCAACACACTCTCCATAAAATTTCAATCCAGATATCTATTAATAAAATATATAATTTTTAGGAGGATTTGCATATCATGGGTATGGAGATTTTTGACATTCGCGAAAGTGGTTCCAATGCATTGCTGAAATATGCACTACAACACAAAGTGAATCCGCTAAAGAATCAAAATTTCAAAAATATCATCAATGAAGAATTTCATTATTTTGTTACCATCGGACCGGTTAGCTTCATTGAGTTATTTCAGCTACTACAAGCATATCGGGAAAATCCAACCATTCGAATTATGGAAAACAATGTAATCGATGTTCCACCTCCCATGGAATTGAAAGCGTATGGTGCAATTGGTGATCAAGTAAAAGAATCATGTGAGAAGGCAATTGCGTTATCCCAGCAGATGATTCCAGATATTCCTTATGAGGTTGCATCTCTTTACATCCCAATTGCTTGTCGATCATTTAATATCCGAATCCCGATTACATTTTCCGATATGATTCATTCCATTGATGCAGACGAATATGCAAAGGTATTCAATGATACATACCCGCATCAAGATGATTTTGATATTCTAAAGAAATCAAAATCATTGATGAATGCAATTGGTCGAATGATTGCACAACATGAGCCGGTCACATATAATGTGAAAACAAATATGATTTATGATTCCATTCTATATAAGCCATTGCAGAATGATACAAATCATACGATTTATAAAATTGGCTTATCGCGATATGGAAAATTGGATCCGATTACATCTGGAATGTTTTGGTATGATGAGAATATCATCGGTGAACCGGCACCCAATGCGGTTGCGTCTCGAATCAAAAAATATCGAACGCCATTACAGGCATCCTATGTTGTGCAGATGCCAATCTATCTACTAAAAGAATTGATGCTGACATATCCTGCTGATAAAATGAATATTTCATACATTAGTGGAATCAATCATATGGCATCGCAAAACATTCCATTGGATAATATCGAATGGAATTCTGATACCATTGAGCTTTCAAAATATAAATCACGAATTCTCGATGTATATTCGGAATTGATGACATTGATTGCTACTGCAAGTGAAGATCCATTGATGGGAAATTCATATCGATTCAATATGATGATGGGGATTACCCCGGCGACAGCAATCATTACAATTTCAGAAGATCATACAAAATACTATACATCTCATGGATCGAATCATCCATATCTGGAAGGGTTCATTCATGATTTGATCAAGGAATTTTCAAAACTAATTCTGTCTATTGATGAAAAAGCAGCAAAATATAAAGAAGCATAAAAAATAATATATTAGGAGGGTGCGCGCCATGCGCCCTCCTAATATATTATATTCATTTAAGTTGCCCTTGTATAGTTTGAAGCGATTCCGGCAACTACCGCCGAGATAACAAGACTGATGGCGGATAAGAGTGCTTTTGTATGTCTCTTTTTCCAATTCTTGCGGAACCACTTCTTGACTTGATGAGGAATCGATTTGATCATGGGAATCATCTCAGTGTCTTCCTTTTCATGATCTTCTTCAGTCTTGATTTCTTTCTGTATCCGAACCTTTTCTTGCTTTATCCTTTCCGCCTGCTTCTTGAGGCTTGGCGTTTTGTAATTCTTCGGACGCGGCAGACTACGAGCTGCATCATCCAATTGTGCATTCGGAAAATATGCATCGTTCTGAACAGGTCGTTCAGTCAACAGTGACGGTCCGAGTATTTCGACAATCTCCTGATGCTTTCGAATGACCATGTGGCGATACTGTAAATTTCGTTTTGCCTTGTTTGCTTCTTTCTTCGCACAAAGCTCCTCATTGATGGGAATCTCCTCATTGAAATCATACGGAGTAATTTCCGGAATTGCTTCCGGGCAACGATCTTTAATTACATCCAACGCTTTTTCACATGCACGGATGCTATTGTCAATCGTTGCGATTCGTGATCGTTTATAATTACCCGGACCTGCAGAGATGCGATATCGCCGTTCTGCAATGAGATTGGTATAATTATCCATCATCTCGTGAACGACGCGCTTCATCTGTTCATATGATGCTTCCTCCTGCTTATCTTTGAACGCATAGAGCTGTCTGAGAGAATCTCTGACATCTTGAATATCCATATCCTCGTCTTCTGCATCGATTACGTCTGAATGCACGATGGGCAATGGACCGGTATTCTTCGGCGGAGGAATGACATCACCGTCAATCTCAACGCTGATGACATCATCATCGTCATCTACGGATGATTCACTCGATTCATTTGAATTTTGTTCTTGACGCAACGCCTCAAGATATTCTTCTTCCCTGATTTGTTGCTCAAGCATAAATCGAATGATATCTTCATGAGTCAATGTATTCTCTGCAGATGTTTCTGTATTTGTTTCTGGTTTTTCCAAATTTTTCAGTCCTTTCGTTTTAAAATATTAATTGGTAATTATTTGGGATATTGAGGAAAAGAGGGCTACTCTGTAAACGCTAGCCTGCGCGCTTTCGCCCAAAAGGGGGTCTTCCCACTGTCATCGTTTCGATATCCATATCTTTCACTCATTCCCAGCAGTAATGTATATGGCGTATGTTGGTAACCATATATTTACCGCAATTGCGTGTGTGCGAGGCAATCTGCCATCCCGGAGTAGAGCTGAACTCAAGCCCTCATTATACACATATTAATGTGCAGCACATGCATCCTTTTCACTTACTGGTGCACTTCGCGTGCGTACCATAGACATGATAGTGACGATCTCCCATACGTGCAAATCATACCCGTATGATGATCACTATCAAGGTTACTCAAGTTACGGCCAGCATTATGTCTCACGCAATTTTGTTTCACTTTGCACATACAGTGTCACGTGCAAAACCCCTCCACCATCAGAGCAAGAGGAGAACCTTCAAATGCCCTTCGTTCACCACGGGTTCAACGGGAAAACCCTTATTACGTTACAGCGTCTTACATGGAGACAAGTTCTCACACTTGTGTTTGGATGAAAATACATCCGTTTACGTATCACGAGGCGCATACCCCAATGTATGCTTCACTCCGTGCTTATGCCAGGTAACGAGTATTACCTACGTAGCCTTTTCGCTCTGGAATAGCGTTCACATGATTTGCTTGCGGCTATCCTCTTTTGAAGGCAATATTTCGACACTTTTCTCCATTGCGGCTCGGTTGTCCGCTCTCTAAGCCACCGCCTTCTCCTGGCGACATATTAGTCCCACGGCGCCCACCAATTACGGTGTACGATCACTGTCGACTCTAAGTCAGGGTTGGTCTTGTTGACAACGAAAACAAGGAATGAGGTCCCACAGCCATGCGTTTTACCAATCACACCATCATATGATTTCGGCAGCGGAGATTGGCCAGATGGATGCTACCAACTAGTCGCATACTCGAAGTAACTTCTACATCACACCTGAGGCTGACCATACAGAATTGCATGGATTTCTCATAGGCAAATTTTCTGTCGAAATTTAACCTATACTATGCTTATACAGGATTAACGATGCTATTATCCAAATAGACAGAAGATAATGCTTACATCGATGAAACCAATTCTGATTGTATCCGATTTTCACGGACCTGCCAGTGTTACGAGAGTGCTACTCATGTCCTGTACATGAGCGTCCCAATCAGAATTATTAACCCATTACGACTTTTGCATATTATGCTTTCGCATAAATTCAGACCGAGGAATCGACCTTTATCATCTTCCGGAGAGCCGATTTATATTTGCAATGATATGCGTCTTCATGAAAGTACCCCATGGCTAGGCCACTTTAGCCACGACTCTTGTAATGCTACTACTCTCTGATAGTAACACGAGCCCATTTCCATCTCCACGCTTATGTTGGTCACGTGCGATCCTCTTTAGGGGCCTACTCCGTCCTTTACCTGAAGAATATGGTGAATGGTGGCACCATATTCATGCCTAGATTCTTATAAGAATAATATATAATTTTTATAAAAAAAATAAAATAATGAAGGGGAGAAATCCCCTTCATATTTATCGGAATAATCCGTCAAATGATTGCATCGCATTGCTCAAAAGATCATTAAGTACTTCCTTCGATTTATAATCATCAACACGATCCATTGCATTCTTCTGTGCTTCATAATACGTATCAACAGATGGACGCAATCCTGCAAGGTTCAGCATATAATCTGTCAGTGTTTCATTGAACATGAATGATGCCGGATTTGTTGTTGGAGAAATAGAAATTGCGTTATACAATTCCTTGACTTGGAACGTAACCTTTACTGTTAGAGGAAATCCATTAACAGAAACATCCTTGCTGTCAGGATTCTTACTAATCGTCATGTTACTAATAATTCCAAGATTGCACGTTGCCATACCAGGAACATATGCCTGTACTAGGAATGGGGAGGTGATCGAATTAGATGTCAACATGCGAGGTGCAGCCAAGCAGATGAGATGACAAAGAGGAACAACAATGTGCATATAATAGTTATAAATATCTCCATATGGTGATGTAAGGGTTACAGAATATTCATAATCCTGTGTTGAATTGGATGACTTGTAAATTTCCGGGTAAATCATTTTTTGTCCAGAGAGTGCATTGATTGCTCCACTGAACAAATTTGTTGCAAATCCACCAGCGACCGGTTCTGCAAGTTTACTAAGACTAACCGCCATGGATGAAATATTACTTCCAAGGAATTGAGCGAGTCCACCGATCATTCCAGCGTCTGCGCCTGAATTAGTAATGAATGCAATTTCGGAACCAACACTATCGGCAATACTATCGACCATTTGTTCAATGAGCGAAGGCGCCGTATTGTTTGTTAACTGTTCGCTAAAGGATACAGGCTCTACCATAAACATGATTGTTTTGATTTGGTTGGCAGATAGTTCGCCGAAACTATCTTCTCCCATAGAACCGGAATCAAATGCTTGCCATAGATTTCCAAACAACCCAGAAGCATTTTCACGAAACGATTTCGATGAATAGTGGGTATCTGCGTCTCCCTTTTCACTCGTATCTGGAGTCTCCTCTTTTGGTTTCATCCCATCAGTACTGGATGGAGGAGTCGATTCCTTTTTCGAAGTACTACTTCCGCTCTTATTTCCATTGAGTAGATCGAATGGAACTTTCCCATCCCGCGCAGATCCTTTTTTGATCATCTCTTCTGCTTGCTTCTGCGTTTTTTCATCCGAACCCAGTAGCGTTTTGATGACAGAGGCGGCATATTCCTTATTATCAGAAACATAAGAATCGGAAGTCATACGATAGTTTTCCCATCGCAAATCACCAAAATCCGTCCAAGTTGGACTGCCTCCATTCGTATTGGTAAATGTTCCATGAGGAACATCATTCGTGATTGCTTTCCCGGTTGATGTTAGTCCAAGGAATACCGCCATAGACCGACACATATAATTGACATAGGTCATATATTCGCGATATTTCGGATCCAGTGCATACATGCGTCGTTGCAACTTACTACCAGAACCAAACATCTGTTTATTCATCCATGTTCCAGCCGCATCAATCAAATCAATGCCGGAAGTTCCTGTCGCAGAATAATAGATATCTTTGAACCCTTCCGTGAAGCTTTTTGGATCAGTGCCACCAGTATATTTTGGAACACCGGGACGAATATGTAGGATTGGACTATGGAGGAGGAAATGTTTCAGATATTCTACCCCAACATCTTTATTGATATTTGGATGTCGCATATCAACATTATCCATGAGCTGGAATGGAGCTCCGAATAGTTTATTGTTATATGCTGTTACCTGAGTTCCATTATCGCCTCCGAAACGACCAACTTCAAACGATTGTTTTCGGGGGAGAGTCCCTTCATTCATAACTTCGGCATAGAGAGATGAAACACTAATATCATCATCGATGTTCGTAATTTCTGTTGCCATCGAATAATCACCTCAATCATATTATACTTCTGATGATTATAATGATGGTAAAATGATGGAGGGGTTTAAACCCCTCCATCAACAAATTGTTCAAATTAATTTCGCTTTGCAATGATCTTGTCGTATTCTGTGAAAATTGCAGTTGCAATCTTTCCACGGAACTCTTCATCTTTTGCGTTGACAATTGGAATGCCTACACGTACACCACCGGTACTATTTGGGTTGGTCTGATATTCAGGGAACCGGAAGTAACGGGAGCGTTCATTTGTTTCAGGATTGAAATTTTCATAGAATCGAATTCCTGTAATCTGCAGGATACCATCGATACTAATCTTTGCCCAACCCTTGAACCTCGTATCCTTACTCTTTCCAAGCTGGATCGATGCTGCTGTGATTTCCATGTTTGTAATCTCCTTTAATCATTGTAATACAATTGGCATTTACATAGACAGTATCTTAGGTGAATAAAAATAAATAAAATGATTACCAATTATATATTTTACATATAAGAACTATTTATGTTGAGGAGGAATCATTGAAGATGGCAAAGAAGTATACCGATGACACATTCACACATCTGGAACGAGATGTAGACAAAGTTCGATACAAGACAGGGATGTATATCAGTTACTCCAATGAGCTTGGAGCAAAATCCGTTATCAATGAAATTATTTATAACTCGATTGATGAATGTCGGAATCCAAGAAGTCCAGGTAAGAATATTAATATTCTTTTCGATGAGCGTATTGATACTATTACAGTGGAAGATAATGGTCGTGGCATTCCTCCGGATGTGTTAGAGATGCTCTTTACGACATTGAATAGCGGATCCAATATCGATTCGTCTGCAAAGAATGATTTGAAGATGGATAGTTTGGGCCGTAACGGTGCTGGTACACTCGCAATCAATGCGCTTGGAGAAGATGTGACAATTACAACATATCGAGGAGGTATGGAAAACATCTTCAAGGAAATTGTATTCCATGAAGGTGATAAGGTATCGGAACGAACCGGTTCATGCTCACCCGATAAACACGGATTGAAGGTAGTATATAAACCATCGAAAATTCTTGGACGAAAGACCAGAATTGTATGGTCTATGGTACGAGAATCTCTGTTGGCACTCCAATTTCTCAATAAGGGAAAGACGATCATCCATTCCGAATACATTGATAAAGATGGTAAGGTTACAAATGAAACATATAAGTTGCAGCCGTTCGGAAATATCATTGCTGCGTACAATGAACCAGAAAGCATGGTTACTCCAACAACTGTAATTGGTTGGGAAGATGATAATGTTCCTGAGGAGATTGGTGATAAGAAGTTCCGTCGATTTGTCAATGTTGAGATTGCATTTGGATATTCATCGAATATATCAAACCCATACATTGCATCCTTTGCAAACTCAAATAATACCATTGACAATGGATCTCATTTGGATGGTGTTATCGAAGGTATGTGCCGTTACTTCCAGCAGGTCACGAAAGCAACACTGACAGAACGTGATAAGTTGGATATTAAGTGGGACGATGTGAAGTTGGGTCTTTCCGTTGTAGTGTCTTTCCGTAGTAATATGGAAACACTATTTACAGGTCAGACCAAACATAAAATCTCCAATACGGATGTATTCGATCTTTGTAAGCAAAGAACGGTGGAAGCGTTCCAGAAGTTCTTCACAGATAATCCGGCGAGATTAAAAGAATGCATCAATCTCATCAAAGTAAATGCTCGTGCCCGTCGTGAAGGAGATCGTGCACGCAATGCAGTTGTCAAAGAAACGTTGACAAATTGGTCTTCATACACAATGAAGAATTATGATCCTTGCTCGAATCGTGGAAAGGCATATAAGGAACTCTTTATTGTTGAGGGACTGTCTGCAAAAGGAACACTCCGTGTAGCACGTGATCCAAAATTTCAAGCACTATATGCAATTCGTGGTGTGAGCGCAAATGTCCATGATATGCCTCTCGATAAGATTGTTGGACCAAAGGGAAATGTGGAGTTTAACAATCTTATCACGATCATGAATTGTAATGTCGGCGCAAAATTTGATATGGATAAACTCCAATTCAATAAGATCATTATCTCATCCGATGCAGATAGACTATTAAATGTCTGCTGATTTCTTTAATTGCGTGAAGTTCCTTAGAGCTCAAATAACCGCGGCCACTAGTGATAGATGGTGCAGCAGTTGGGGTAACGCCCTGGCGGATGGTAAAATCATTTGAGATTGGATAATGCGCAGTGAAGCTACTACTAAATATAGTAGAACATTCAACGACTGTCGGCCAACTCGTTCATAGCAATAAGGTGCATGAATCGGGTCAGTAGAGTACACCCAAGAGGGCTTTCCTCCTTGGCAGGGAGAAAGGGTAACTGGAAACGGGAAACGTCATACCACCAGAGGTATGGCAAGGTATAGTCTCAACTGTAATATTGCATGATATTACACCTCATACTTGGAATAGTATGTTGTCATGTGAGAGCATGAGCAGTTCATAAGGGAACGGCATACGTGTAGCGAACGTATGTGAAGATAATTGATTGATGGCCTCTTCATTAGGTCTTTGCTCTGTAGTTTCTTCTTTAAATTATTCCCAGAAATTATTCGGGATGGGCGGTTGTATATTGCAGAGCCTCCTCTTTATAGTACGGATGATAAGAAGAACCCGTTTATCATCAATAAAGAGGATTACAACAATCGATACATCAAAGAGGTGATGAAACATTACACCATTGGAATGAAGCATAAAACAATCGAGTGGTTCCATAAAGATGATCTCCAACAACTTCTTATCGATACAACTTCTTATCTAGAAGATATCGAGTTGATTGCAGAACATTACTTTGTGAATGATCGTTTGATTGAATGCATCCTGGAAGAATTTATTCCAATGAATGTAACCAACGAAACAATCCCAAGTGCACTCAAACAATTGAATATTGATCATCTCATGAAGCGAATTGGGGAACAATTCCCTGAAATGTATTATGATCATGAGGAACATGTGATCAAGGGAATCATCGATGGAAAATATCAATCCATTGAAGTTGGTAATCGTCTGCTTCGAAAAGGATTGCCATTGATTGATATTATGCGAAAGCATAAATATTTCAACGGGAATGTGATTCTAAAACACAATAAAACGTTGGTAGAAGAAACACTTTCACTCGTTGAAGTATTGAAGATTCTTCAGAAGTTCCAGCCGAAGATCCTTCATCGGTTTAAGGGTTTAACTCCACAGACCCCATTCCTCTAATTGCGGGAAGTCCCTAAAGCTAAATCTACTGCAATGTATATGCAAATATATGTGCGCAGATGACGTAACGGTCATCGGATAGTAAAAACGATTTAGATATATGGGTAATCAAACGCAGCTAAAATTCTCTACATCATGCAGAGAAATAAGTTCAACGACTATCCGCCAACTCTGATATTGGATACATCACCATATCAATAGAGTCAGTAGAGTACACCCAAGCGGGCTCTTATCCTTGGCAGGGAAAGAGGGTAACTGGAAACGGGGATCGTTTCATATCGCAAGGATATGAGCGAAGATATAGTCTCAACCACACCTCAGTGGATTCTCATGAGGTGTGCCTCATACTCGGAATAGTATGTTGTCATGTGAGAGCATGAGCAGTTCATAAGGGAACGGCATACGTGTAGCGAACGTATGTGAAGATAATTGTGGGAGAAAACAGTTCAGATGACATCCGTAAAACGGTTATGGATCCAAACACGCGTTCTCTCATTCGTGTGAACATCGGCGATATTGAGAATGATATGAAGATTTTCAACATTCTGCGCGGTTCTTCAAAGTTTGATGCGACGGCACGAAAAGAAATGATGAAGAACTTTGTACCAAGTCGTTATGATATTGATACCTAATGATATATTCTATTGGTAATCAATATAGAGGAGGATTACAAAATGGCAAAGAAAAAAGTAGAAGAAGAGATCATGGAGGAGACGACTGATGAGGAAAAGTCTCTTACGAAGAAAAACAAAGCAGTGCCGTATGTGCAGCGCTGGTTTGACGATTATGTCGTCAATGACAAAGATGATATTAAGATCATCTGCCAGAATACTGCTACATCGATTGCAGAACAATTTTCCATCAATATCAATGGCGGATTCAATGTCATCTATGCTGCAGCATTCTATGAGACATTCTTGTCCATTCTGAAGTTCATTCGCGAGAAGCAGAAGACATATAATGAATTTTCAATCAACATTGCCGATCTCGTTGTTGTCGGATATACGAACAATGATGATGATGCAAACGAAAAGGTTGGGAACTTCTTCCCATTTGTGGAATATGTTGGTAAGTATACGAAGGTCATCAATGATGATGATCGTATGGCCAGTGATAAAACGGCGTCTTCTGTGATTCGATGGAAGGAACTCAATGTCAAACAGAATATTGAGTTCATGAAGAAGATTCAGTTGGATGCATTTGAATCCATTTCCAAGAACATGAAGATCAATCTTCGAACGGATGAAGCAATCATTCCAATCTTCTGTACGTTCATGTATTATGTTGCAGAGTATATGAAGTACAAGTTCAAGGAAGCAAATCATACGGAAGTATCGGAAGTCAAGATGAATGTTCTTGGGTTGTTCGATATCTTCTATTCGTATGATGAGGAAGAAGGAAAAGAGATCGTTGACATCGTTCCGGGTATCAAGATGAAGCTTGAGCTCAAAATGGACAATGTTGCAGATCGCGGTCGGTGATAAAAAGAGGATGGGTATGTAACCCATCCTTTTAATCCATTATCTGTACTATCCATGATATGTTCCAAATCGTATCTCCTACGAAAATAAAGATATATTATCATAGTAGAGATAAGTGTCAATTCTATCCAATATAAGGAGGAAACAATCATGAAACTTTCGAACATTCTCATTGGCGTTGCAGGTATCGCAATCGGCGCAGGCGCTCTGTATGGCTACAATCGTTTCATCGGCGGCGCTGCTCCGGCAGACGACGAGTGCGCAGACGAGTGCGACGATGATGTCGTGGACGAGGAGCCAGCGACGGAGGAGTAAAAAGGAGGAGGGGTTTAAACCCCTCCTTTATTTTTTATTTAAATCACTTTCGATCGGTAAACTTCGGGAGGAAGTCATTTGCAAGATAACAAATACGTTTTCCGCCAGATACATAGAACTTACGGCTGATACCAACACCAACTGATTTGTATGATCTTACACGGAATTGGAATGAACTGCGAGGAATGAATCCAAGCGTATACTGAGAAAGATCAAATACACGATCAATGTTCTTGATGTCATGGAAGAGTGTTGGGAAGAGGCGAAGATCGAGGACGGTAAGCGCATAAGACTTCTTATCGATTGCAATATCACGACTGTCAATGCTGATGGCAATATTTACTTTACCACCAGATTCAGGAAGTTCAGTGACATCCGCAATTGCACTCTTCACGAAGTACTCTGTCTTATTTTCGGATTCCCCAAGTGAGATTTCACGAACAACAGACTTTACGCCAAGACTCAGAAGTAGATTCTGGAGGTATTCAAGACGTGCTTTGTTCGGGAATTCAATGGTGATTGAATCCTTGTACTTCTTGATGTTGGTTGCAAATTCAAAGATACCCTGTACCATACGAATACGATCTTTGATCCATGCACGTTCATATTCGATTGGGAATACATTTCCATCATTTGTATTGAATGATGGATAATTCTTGAACAGATCTGCCCACTTGATATTCGTATCGGATGGATCGTCCGTGCGTGAATAACGATATGTCTTTCCATCAACACTTCGATGTGCACGATATCGAACATCTGTTAGTTTTACATTGGAATCATAGAACCCAGGCTGGATGGATGCAATCTCTACTGGAATTGCAACTTCTTCACTGGTAAAGTCGCCAAAGAGAAGCATTGGTCCAGCAAGATACGGATCTGGATCCAATGTATTGAGATCAAACTTCTCTCCGTAATAAACTTCCTTCTGTGTAAAGTTAAATGTCTTGAGAAGTTCATCAAGCTCGGCGCCATCGTACCAGCAGACACGACCATCGGTGAATTCAACCATAAAAAGTTCTTCTTCAATTGCATCGACTGCTTCGATGGTATGCTGTCGACAATTGTAATATTCATAAATCTTGTCGCCTGGTTTGATTTCTAGGATAGGAATATTACCTCGCTCAGTAATCATATACATTTTATCCATAACATCCGTTGCTGCCATTTGTAAAACAACTCCTTTTCTATTTACTAAAACAAAGACTTTCGGGTAACTATAATCTTAATTTAAGTGTTGGACAGAGACTTACGATCATGGGAGGAAATGAAAATGAATAATCATCAATACTTTGATGATGAAGATATTTATATGATTGACGGATGTACAGCAATCAATGAATATTTCAATGAGCAGGTTAACAATTTGAAGTGCGGGCACGCCTACGCTACATACACAAAGATGGAAACATCCAAAGCAATCGATAGCATGTTCAACAATGTATTTCATATTTATGAACGCATCAAGATTGATATCATACTTATGGATCTATTTTGCACCGATATGACGTGGCGGATGAAAGAGGTTAATATTTGTTCTCATATGGGGATTCAATATGATACATTCCGCGATATTGCCCATCAATATGAAGATGTCAGAAACATCCTTTATCAGATCATGATAATGTTTTTTGCTCTTGGAGGAAACACCAAAGAGACTTATCGGAAGGTTGGATAATAATGTCAACAAACATGAAAGATGGAGTGTTGAACTCCATCTCTTCTATTTATGGCGCCTTCATTAAAAAGCGAGAAGATTTGAAAGCGGAGAAGAAGGCAGAAGAAGAAAAGAAAAATGAAGAAATCATTGAAGAAGTAGAAGAAAAGCCTAAGCTTAGCAAGAAAGAAAAACGAGAGCAGGCATTCAAACGGTGGGAAACAGTAATTAGTGAACTTACCGGCGGAGATATTGATTATGAAAAACCCAAGTCCAGTAAGAAGAAATATCGGAAATGGATCGATGATGAAATCGGACCAGTTGTAGATAAGCCGAAGAAGAAAAAGAAACGGAATTACAACAAAGAATTCGCACCGGAATTGGCAATGCTAAAGAACATTGTTGCGGAACAAAATCGATTCAATGCAGATTTGCAAAGACGATATTCCAATGCAGCCGGTCCCAATACACGCGATGCTATGCCGTTGAACAAGAACCTTGTTGAACTGGCTGCTGTCATCAATTCCGGTCGTTCCAACTCGTTATCTCTCTTACGAGAAATTGGTTCGATTAAAAAGAGCATCAGTGATTTATATATGAAGCAGGCAAAGTTGGATGCTGATCTTGGGGGCGGAGGAGGAGTCGATTCGACGGATCTCACATTACTCGGATCATCCATTATGAATAATTCCATCGATAACGTGTTTGCTCCAAACCCATCATCGAGTACTACTGGAACTATGCAACCTGCATCGGTATCAAATCCATCAATTATTCCAGCCGCTGTTCAGAATCAAATTGTTACACCACAATCCGTTTCCACATTCGATCCGAGTACATGGGGTGGAATGGATCACATCGACGTAACGTCTGCACAGTTCGAAGCAATTCCACATACGATCGTTGTCGAATATTATCAAAATGAAAATAAATCGAGGTTCAAAGCGGTTCGTAATGATACGAAAGAAGAACTTCCTGGATGTCCAGTACCGACATGTGCCATCAAAACAATTGATACAAAAAATAGGATGGCGAAAGACGAATTTGATCAAGTTTATCAATTGGAAATTGTTGCATAAAGATAGAGGAGGGGATGATCCCCTCCTCTATTAATTCAAATTTTCAAAAAACGTTCCAGATAATATTTCATCAATTTTTTGAGAGGATTTGTGAGTTATGATTAAGAATCTGTTTATTGTATTTGAAGGTATTGACGGTTCTGGGAAGACGATGCAGACGGAGAAATTATATTTCAATATCAAACGTCAGTTGAACCAAGAAGTTCACTATACAAAAGAACCTACCGTAGGACCAATTGGTGTATTCATCAAAGAACATTTTCTCTCTGGAAAGACAGAAATTAGTGAAGAGGCACTTATGTATCTTTTCACAGCAGATCGCATCGAGCATCTTTATACTGGTGATAGTTCACTCACGAAGATGTTGGAAGAGTCGCATGTAATTTGCGATCGTTATATGTTATCGTCGTTGGCATATAACTCATTTGCGTATCAGAGCGAAGCAGTAAAACAGATGGCATTTGGACAAACTCATCGGATTCCCGATATTACATTCTTTATGGATATCCCGATTGATGTTGCTATTGAACGAATCAAACAGCGCAAAGGTCCAAGAGAAATTTTTGATAATGTAGATAAACTGCATGAAGTATACGATCGTTACCAAAACATTATTCATGAATATCCCAATCACAACATTAAAGTGATTGATGCAAATAGAGACCCAAATATCGTTGCAGAAGATATTTTTATAACACTATGCAAACATATCGATGGTATTGAATAATCTTATATATTATGGATGCAATCTGATTGTAATAGGAGGTATTATTTTATGAAAATTTATCTGAATAGCATTGCTGGGATCGACGATGCGATTATTGCCATGCATATGAGTAAGCGTACATGGAATGCAACGATGGATGATGAGATCCGTCATATGTGTACCGTGGTGAATACACGCAATGGAATTTTTGTTCCAAAAGCCGAGCGCGGTGATAATCGTTTGGATAAATATTTTGATGCGTATCAGGAATATATGACGAAGCTTTTGAAGTGGGGACGGCTTCATATCACGCTTCTCAAATTTATTGATATTTCAGTTACGGTAGAAGGATTGCATCGGGCTGGGCAGGATGATTGGGATTCTCATGCACAACGATTCCAGAATCGTATTGTCCGCTCATCAACACGATTGGCATCATTCTCGGATGGTGAAAAATCTGATTTCTATAGTGGTAAGATTAAGTACCCATTTGAAGCTATGAAGGATATGGGTACTACGATTCCAGATGAATATACAGATGCTGATGGAGCTATTTGGGTGAGGACAGATTTTGGGTACATCAATAAGGAACATCTGGGACGGAAAGATGTTCATCGTGGATTATACCCATTGGCAATTCCATCCAATTTTATCTTCCGCTGTAATCTAACGGATTGGTCGCACGTATATAAGGAACGCAATGCAAAGAGTGGTGCAAATCCCGAAGTAAAAGAATGCTGTGAAGCCATTGCAGATGCACTGATTAACGCACAGCCACTCTTTAGCCGTGAACTATTTATGGAAATTAAGTGTTAATCAAAAGGAGGGGAATATTCCCCTCCTTTCTTTATGTGAGGATTTGTTATGTTTACGATGGATATCGCAGCAATCATTCAAGAGTATGAATCAAAACGAAATGGAAAATCGGAGAAGTTCAAGATTCTAGTAAACGTTGAAGGAGTTTACATGCAAGGAGTGAATAGTTATCAACTTCTTGGAGCACTCGTATCAACACGAAATGGATTTCAATTACTGAAGAATGTATTCCAATATGAGCGAAATACTCGATATGCTTTCACGGCATTGCATGGAGAAACTCCTAAAAAATATCTTGTGACCACGGAGACGGATGATGTATTTAATCCAAGATTGTCACAAGTATTCGTCGACGATGCCGACTATATTTATATGAGTCAACCTGTATTTCTCCCAGACTTGATAATCATTCTACTATATACATCTCGTTTATGGGATGATATACGAATGTTATTCCGAAATGCAAATACGGATGATATTAGTCTGCGTTCTAAGATTTCTGATCTTCTGAAGGTAAATTTCGGGTATGTGATATCGCCGATTGGCGATCCTGTAAAGATTGATGACCCGGCACCCAATGGAGAATATTATTTGGATTATTAACAAAATCGTATTTCCTATAATAACAATGATATATTATCATTGTAGAGAAGAATAAAGAATCTATCAACTATGGGAGGAAACAATCATGATGAAAGACATTCTCAGAGCAGCAGGTATGGGTGCAGCGGTCATTGTGGGTATGTACGCAGCAGGCGGCGTCTGTGCTGTCGTTACCAACGCCCTCATCAAAAAGGATGAAGGTAAGGAAACAATTCATAAGGACTTGCCGCAGGGGGAGAAGGCGAACGCCTGATTCAAAAAAGGGAGGGATAAAAATCCCTCTTTCTTTTTTTATTCCTCCATATTTAAATAGATAACTTCTTTCGCTAACATGGAAATGACTTTCATTCGGGCACGCAGCCACCAATTCTCTGCAGGAATGCCAATATCCACAATATCGAAATACAGTGTATCTTTTTTATCTGAACGATTGCGCAATCGCCCCATTGCCTGCGCAGCAATATTTTTTGATGCATATGGCTCTGCAGATATTACGGTGCGTAAATCTTTAATATCTTTCCCAGTCCCACAGGATTTGATTGTCGTTACAATAATATCTTTTTCGAATGCATGTTTTCTATCATCTGAATCTGCTTTTGAGTGATATACGGCAATTCGTTTCTCTGGGAATTTTTTCTTTAACTTTTCAGCGACCAGATCACATGATTCAATGAGTGGGGTAAAGATTAATGTTTTCCCATCAATATCCTTTACCTTATCGCAGAGCATTTCGATGACGCGATAGCATGTTTGTTTTGGATCGGTAAAGAATGCATGTCTACCATACTTTATTGACGTAAATCCTCCCCAGCCCATGAGTTTCCCCATCTCTTTTCTGGTTGGTCTGCTATTGATATTCACAACATGATAGAGAACATGTTTTACTGACAATCGATGACTTTCTATTTCACCATAATCTTCAACATTTGCAAATGCTCGTTTGAAACATGCGGACTCACTTTTATCCGAACGATCAAAGGTTGCAGTCAAATACCAAGTACGATTGGTATTGGTATAATGATCAATGTTAATGATATTTGCAAACTCCATATGGGATTCATCATAAACTTTGACTTCAACCTTTAATTTTTTGAAGAATTGACCAAGAGCATATCCGCCATTTTCATTCAAATAATTTCGCAACATTGCATGTGTTACGAAATAAATATCCCTTGGTTCAATATTGTTTTCCATGAAATCGGTGATTATTTGGGATCCGGCAATATCCATTAGCTGCGATTTTTGATAGGTAAACATCCCAATAAATGTATCTTTCATCCACTGATATTTTAGACCATTATTTGGGAGAATGATAATCGCTTTCCTGTTGAGCTTTGTAATTGCCGCAGCGACGCAGAATGTATTATGTGTGACGATAAATTTTTCTGTAAGAAATAGATGATTCGGAGAATCTACTCGTATACATTGGGTATGTCCTTTCTTTATAAACTTAATGTTTTTGATACGAAGATCCTCGAACAATTGTTTTGTTTCGGGAACATTAGCAGCATCTAATGCAATTTTATATTTTCTCGGATGAGTAAATATATTTTGCTTAAATTTTTGCGGAACCCGAATTGACAATGACCCACAGAATCCGCCAACATATTTCCATATTCGTTTATCTGTATGGATTTTTGCTATAAATCCAAATCCCCAAATCAGTTCCTGGATTTGTTCGAGCAATCTTTTCGAACAGGATGAATATAAAATATTGAATCTATTATCATCTCTATTAGAAATACTCCCATCTGTATCCATTAGTCCTCGCATCAGTTCGATGCGAGTTTGATAATCATTGACCATATATTCGATTGGAATTCTCTTATCTCGAGAATAGCAATTAATCATTTCTGGGATATCTCTAAAGAAATCTTTTGTGTAAATCATTCTCCCAGTAGACTTATCATAATACTGATAGCTGTAATTATATTCTGAATTCCTCCTGACCGTAAATCCGCATAATTCTGCAATTTTGTTTGGAACAAAATCATCGCCAGACGAAATCGTTAGTTGAATTTCACGACAACACCCATTTCCAATGAATGCTCCTAATACATATGGATGAATGGGAACATCACGATGTGGATATTCTACCGGAGATGATAAAAGCGGAATTCTATATTTATAGTAATATGGGTCTTTCCCCCTATCTTTTTTATGTTGGCTATATACTTTATAGTCTTTCATGAGTTCGGCGGTTGATTTCGTTTTCCATCTCCCCTGAATGTAACTCTTAACATACCAGAGGTGAGATTCATCGCATAATACAGTTCTTTCATCACTGAAGGTGATTTCATAAATATCTTTTTCACCTTGCGGATATACACCCAAAACAGTTGTGCATTTTCCGTTATCATCAAATATGATATCGCCAACTTTAATATCACTCATCAGGATGTATCCTTTGGAATTCGGTGCCGGTATTCTTGTCATTAAAGGGAGTCCTTTGCCGAAACCAGTTTTTAGATTAAGCGACAATTGATGGTTTCCTGAATTGGTTAAGAATTTAATGGATTCTTCTTGAAGATGATTTCGAGGTTTGAAAAGAGCTTCTGCTTCTTTAAAGATTTCCTCGGAAGGATCACTTTCATCAATATAAATTGCTTTGCTACCAGTTAGCTGTTCCAATTTGGATATCGGAGTTCCACGAGGTACGTAGAGTACATTTTGCTCAATCATATATCCGCAAGGAAATGGTTGTTGATCGAATGCACCAATCGCCGTATACATTTCCTCAATGATGGGCAAAGAATTATCACTCATATCATCCGTCCGATAATATGGGGACAACGTGATATGGGTATTATATACTTTGATGTCCATTTTTGATCATATACCTGCCGTTTCTATTTATAATTTTTATAAGGAGTTGTTTATCATGGGACTAGACAAGCGTCTCAAAGAAATGCTTGACAGTAAGAAAGACGAAGTCGAAAAGAAAGTCGACCATATCAAAGATAAGGTTGATGACAGAATTGATGATTTAAGAGATTCAGGGAAAGCATCGTTTGATAAAGCGAAGAATCGTGTCGAAGATAAAGTTGATACCATCAAAGATGATGCAAAAGATCGATTGAAAAATATCGAGGATAAAGCAAGAGATAAAGTGAATGATATCAATACCGAGGCACGAGGGAAAGTCAATGAGATTTATACCAGTGCTCTCAAGCATCTTCTCGGATCCGTTATTGGTGGAAGTAAAGATGAAATCATGAAGCGAATTACAATGCTATTTGCTGCATTTTCGTTTAAATCGTTTATTAAAAATATTCCAAGAAACCTGTATCGAATTCTGTGGAATATTCCATCCAATATGAAAGATGATATTCGGAAGATCGGCGATCATATTCAATTCCTCACACCGATCGTCGTTGTGTTATATTGTATTCTTGATGGCAACATACCAATGCTACGAGAATTCATTATTTACTATCTCATCTGTACGGCTATCCAAGTACTATTGAAATGGGCATTCAATGCACCTCGTCCATCGCAAACAGATTCGGAAACCAATCCGTTGCCAAAATGGGAATGGTCAGTAAACCGGGGAGATTCATTTCCATCCGGTCATACCATGAGTGCAATTTCTGGCGGTCTCTTCTGGACTCTTTTTGCATTTGGTCAGCCATGGGTCGGAATTGCCGGTATTCTACTCGGACTCATTACGGCACTATCCCGTATGATTGTTCGTGCACACTGGCTTCTTGATGTAGGAACCTCCATCATTATTGCATCCATCGTGTTCCTCATCATGATTTCATAAATAATATAGAGAGGGTTCAAACCCTCTCTATATTTTGTTATTATACAATTTGGAACAATCGAATCATATCAAATCCATATTCGGAATCGAATCGTTTTTTGATTCCTAACACAAGATGTTTCTCTTTATAGACTTGATATGAAATATCTGTGAATTCCGATTTTCTCAATTTCACCATCATCAGATCTTTGTTCAATGGAATATCATAATTGAATCCATCGATGGTAATGTTAAATTCCTTTCCTTTAAAATGTTCTTCCGACACATCCAATGGAATCCAGCTTGTTCCATTCGTATAGGAGAATAGTCGACTATTCTCAACATTACACGGTTTGATCTTTTCTTTGAACGTATCATCTGTCATCAGTTCATCATAGAGTGTATTATCTGGAATTATGATACAACGATATTCTTCCAGCTGAATTAACCACATCCGATTATATTCATATAATGCGTCTATGTTCATTCGATTGATGACAGAATGAAACAATTCAATTGATTTATCTTTCTCGCTTTTCTTTGCCATAACAAATTTCACTCCAATACCGAAATTGTATCTCTGGTGAGAATATATATATATTTTTATATTGTGATGTAATTCGATCTATTCAAAGGAGGATACAATCATGAAAGAAATGTTCGAAGAATTCGATGCTGCAGATTGGCTTTTCTTTATCGCAGCACCTGTCGCATTTGGAATTGCATGGGGTGCATCCCATGTATATTTCATGAAAATCTTTGCGGAGATTGTCAAGTAGAGGAGGTTTGATCCATGAAGTTGAATTTATTGGAAAACCAGATTACCTTTGGCGGTAAAGTCCGCTCCCTTCATCGCGTTGAAATGATCCTATTCATTCTGTTTATGATTGGATATTTTGCATGGTTCATGTCACCATCCCAGCATCATATCAACGCAGAGTCGGCACATGAACTGAAATACGACGTGAATGCTGGCGGAACAATCAAGAGATTTTCCAAGGAACAGCCGGTTGTGGTCGAAAAGAAACCTACCGTCGCTGAAGTCCTTGCGAGTCTTGATGAAGTTGAATATGATGTATATACGGAACTCCGGAAAGAATTTACCCATGAGGTAAGTGTTGCCATCATGGGTAATATCTACCAGGAAAGTCGGATGAATCCATCTGCTGATGTCGGAAGCAAAGGATTGCTTCAGCTTGAAGGAGGTCGACTGAATAGTTATCACACCTGGTGCAATGACCATGGGTATCATTATCACGACCACTATGCCCAGATTGCGTATATGATGCGAGAGATGAAGAGTCATGATATTGACCTTCGTCTGAAGGGTAAAGTAAGCCCGGGTAATCTTTCGGAAATGGAAGTATCTCCATTGAAAGGAGGATATGAGGAATTCAAGAATCTGAAAGATATCGAACTTGCGACTCGATTGTTCCAGGCAACGTATGAGCGTGCCGGAACGCCAATGATTGATGAACGCATCGCGTTTGCATATCGATATGATTCGATGATCAATCATTAAACTTAGGAATAAAGGAGTGAAATACCTCCTTTATTTTTTATAGAAAGAGAGGTGAAATGATATGGATGCTATTAAGGATTCTCTGATGGACAATTTGGTGCTACCAATTATTGTCTGTATTGGCTCATCCCTTCTACTCATTGCGAAACACTACATTGCGAAACTAACCAATAGTATTATTGCAAAAAATGATATTCAGATTACCAATAGTGAAATCAATACACGGAATGCAATTCTGGAAGAGATTGGTACACTTGTGCAATCTGCAGTATATACAACAATGGTTGCTGCATGGAAGTTAAAGAAAGAATCACCCGATGGAACACTGACGGATGATGAAATCCGAGAACTTCAGAATCGTGTCATGGACCTTGTGGTCAAAGCCCTTCCTCCTGCATATGATGATCCAAAATCTTCTGTCCTTGAACTACTTGGGGGTATTGAAAAACGTAATACCATTATCCTAAGTATGGTTGAGGGTGCTGTTGCAAACGCAAAGAATGTACTAAGTTAATACAAAAAGAAAGGGGATTGAATCCCCTTTCTCTTCTTTATTATTTGTTGAAAGATCCATCCCAGGAACGTAGATATTTTTCTGCAGTTGACAGTTTGATGTTGTATTTAATCGCCGTGAAATCGAGACCATTGGTCCGGCAGGATTCAACAAATTCCCGTCGGCGCGCATCATCCCATTTCACATGATTTGCTTTGAATACCGCAGCTTCCTGTTGCATAGCAGAGTTATCTGCGACCATATCATACAACTCACTATCATTTGTATCGGTATCTTCCTCTTCCAACTCATCGTAAGGATCAATACCCTGATATTTGAAATGTTTACGATTGTATTGACGATTCTTTTTTCCTCCTTTCTTGAATTTCTTCTTATCGTATTTTTTCGGACGATAAATTTCTTGCTGTGAGTTTTGTGGTTCAGGCTTCACATATTTTGGTTGTGGATTATATGAAGTTGCTGACGGAATGATGATGTATGGGTCTTCCGAAAAATCTGGTTTACCCGTAGGCAATAGAATGGATTGAATCACCGAATCCACACTATTCATGATTGCATCATCGACGACACCGATGTATTTTATCAACTGATTTACATCGGCTGGGAACATAAGCTGTGGCAATGCATAGCTCGTATTTCCTTCATCGGAAATACACACGATGTTATACAATGTCGTATGCTCATGACCACTGAATGGAATGACCAATACACTTCGATCGCTGAGGGTATACATATTTTGTACGACAAGTACTTGCCGCGTATATCGAACACAGCGTTCGAATTCACTTGGGATTGATACGCCCTCTCGTTTGTTTCCGCAGATCGGATCATGCCACAACCAAAGCTGTCCTCTGCAGAATCGATGACCGTTGTAAGCACTTATGATAACCATCTCCTCTAAAATTTATATTGCTTCCTCAAACTCCGACACAGGAATGACTTCTCGTTGCACCGCATTTTTTGTTTTGGTTTCAACGTCCAATCCTGTTTGGAGTGAGCCGACCGACATCACTTTTCCGGTTCTCATGTCCGGAATAATCTGTAATGAATTTTGACGGAATGGGTGTGCGATGTATGTATATTCTTTGAATTCAGATTCTGCCTGATCAATGCGTCTCCGTTTTACTGCATTGATACATAAGAATCGGTGGTTTGTTCCGGGCTGTATTTCGGTATTGATGATTGCCATCCAGTCTGCTGTCTCAACAATTTCATATGCATCTCCGACATGTTCGCGTCCAGATAATTTCGTGATATCAACTTTCCCTAAACGAACGCCCTGATCCATTGCGGCAACACCACTTCGATTGACCTGGTGTGCAGTAATCACTGGAATATCATTAATGACAGCCAACGCTTTCAATTCGTTAATGATCTTTGCCAACTCCGTTTTTGTTGTGTCGCCAGAAGATTGTTCTGCCGGACGAATGCGTTTGATATAGTCGAATACGAGAGCAACACATTCTTTCCCATCTTCCTTTAAATCCTGAATGATCGTATAAAGTCCATCCGTGGATATTTCACGATATGGGAAATATTTAATGATGATATCAATATTAGGCTTATCATTCTTCTCTTCATTCGCATCCAGCATATTTTCCAGGGAACCTTCATCTTTTTTCTCTTCTTCCTCAGAAGATCCCAATCCAAGAATATCGGATAGCTTATCGAATGCTTCTTCTGGGCTATAGTTGGTGATGGGCTCATCAAAATTCATTGCCCACATACGCTCAATGGTTTCGGTAAATGTATTCTCCATTGTTATGTATAATACCGCAGGTTTCAGGCCGGGTGTTTTTGCTTGATACCCAGGATTGAATTCACGGATATGAAGTGTGCTCGTCAATAGAATACCAGACTTATAGGAACCTGGAGGCCCGACGTACACATACAATCGACCATTCATATATCCTGGTGACAATAATGTGTTGAGTCGGATAATTCCAGTTTTCAGTATAGAGGAAGACCCGGATAAACTATCAACCGTTTTTGTGACAGCGGCACGCACCGATGATACATCACCGGTATCGAATGTTAATTCAGATGCAACCAAATTTGTATTGTATTGAATATCAACCAATGATTTGGATATCTTGAATAAATTTTCGGTATACTTTTTCAATTCTCCAGGCTTATTGACATCAATATTTGTGTCTAATAATTCCAGATAATTTTCTTTGTATGCCGCAATATATCCAAACTGAAGATTCTCTTCAATTAATTGCATCAACATTTTCGCTTCTGGTGCAGATACCGGTGTATTCGATTTGATGGATTCCGAGATAACTTTATCTTTGATGCCGTCAAATTCAGGATCCCGTTTTGCCAATTCAAAGATAAGATCGATGGTAACCACGCCGGCCAGCCATTGTTTTGCAATATATCGGATGGACCAAATCATTGCTAACATCTCTGCATCTTTTTTATACTTATCTTGATCGATTGCACAGAAGAGACGATATATATTTTTTACCGCTTTAACGGTTCGAAACCCATCATGTTTCATAATGAGAAGATCTAAGATGCGTTGTAGAATGGAGCGTTTAAAGAACACTCGGATTTTATCGGGTTGCACCTCCGAAATATTTTGCAAAGACTTGGTCTTTTTCTGCATAATTCTATAACACCCCGTATTTCACACTAATTATAATTAGACCGCGATTTTAGAAATGAGGTTGAATAAACTTATGGAAGATATTAAGAAGCTTTATCAAGAAGCAAAGGCATATGGTGCCATCCATAGTAAGAGCAATTCTGTTCTTCGCAATTATATGGAAGCTGTTGATCATATCGCATCCAATTCCCCGAAAGAATATATCTCAAATTTAGAATATATCATTTCTTCTTCATACGGAGCAAATACCTTTTCTTCCTTCTTGGAAAAGCATAAGGTTCCACTTTCCTATATTCCGAAGATTAAGAACGTGATCAAGAAGCTGAAGAATAAGAATGAGGATAATAAGCTATCCGATACTTACAGTGACATGATCAGTGTGATGGAATCATATGAAAATAAATATTCCAACTGCATGGATATGGTAATCTATTTTGAGGATTGTTTGGATGATCGGTATTTAGAAGCATACTATACGAACTTCCCAAAGCTTTCCAATAAGAATGTAAATATTTCCAAATTCTTAGAACGCTATGGAAATGGCTGCATTGCCGATATGATTGTATATACAGAAGCAAACAAAGCATTGCTTGAAAACGTATACGATCAGATGGTAGACAAGAAAAAGAAGCTATCGAATAATCAGTGGATCAAGGATAGTCTAAAGGATTTTTCCTATGTTGATAATGAGATTCTGGATGTCTTTACAAAGGAATCATTGGAGTATCAGGTCAATCAGTCATTGGAAAATAATGAGCAGGCATTCCGTGAATCTGTTATGATGGGAATGCAAATGGTTTCACCATTTACCGAATCGGATGTTCGGAATATGGAAGATTATATCCTTTATCAGGAATATAAACTCTGCGGTGCAAAGAATGAGTCCGAACGTACTCTCATTATGGAATCCATCAATCGAACAAAGAAAGCATTGGAACCTCTCATGATTGAGGAAGATGTTGCAGATTCTGTGATTCCGATGCTTCCGGGGACGCGTGTGTCGAAACCAATTCTATCAAAACAATTTGCATCTGTATTAGCAATGGAATCATCGTTTACGGAAGCGACAAAATATCCGGAACAAAAACGTTCAAGATTTAATAAGAAGCCAAGAAGTGGAAGTGAAGTAATTCAATACATTGAAGATGTTGATAATGATAAATTCAAAGAATGGTTCTTCAAAACACCTGCTGGATCGAAATTAAATAAAAAGACATTTAATTTCAAATCGCTTGTTGACGATGAACAGAATATTGACTCTGTTGGTTATGTTTTCAAGAATGAGATTGTTGCGATTGCAACCATCAATAATGCTCGTTCCAAAACAAATAAGGTCAACATTTGTGCGGTTCATCCACGACACAAGGGATGTCTTGTCAATCTATTTCGATTGATTGATTCACGATGGATTTCGGATACAACAGTCGAGCTGAATAAATCGACACAGAAAGAATTCGTTGATGCATTCCAAAGCATCGGATATGAGATTACGCTAGAGCGTGGCCAAGTAGTAACGCTTTCTCGAAAAAAGAAGACCAAAGGCACTGTAAAGACCGAATCTGTATCATTTACAGAAGCATTATCATCGAATACGCGAAATAAGAAGACGGGGAAAGCCCCCGGATATCTGAAGAACAATCATGATCTTTCGTATGGAGAAGATGATGATACGGACAATTCCGATGATGTCGGAGACGATATCTTTGGGGATCATATCGATGACACGCCCAAAGAAAAGAAAACATCGAAGACGGATCCAGAACCATATCAGTATGATGATATCGATGATGATTCGCCAGATAATGCCGAAAAAGATAAACCTGCAAGTGGTGCAAATTATTACTACTACAATTACAACTATACGAATTCCAACAATACTTCCAGTAAATCGCATAATGATTACAGTACACATACAAGCCATGATTCCCATGATAAGAAGTATCATACAATCAATAATACGAATTCCAACAACGTAACGAAGACAGTAGATTCGCATAATCAAAAGAATGATAATTCAACAAACAAACGAGTTCATTCCCATGATTATGGCGATCATCATGAAGAGTCTGTCCAACTATATCATGAAGAAGTCGGAGATGCAGACGATAATAAGCCAGAGTCTGATAACCCAATTCGTGATACCATGATGGATATCGATCAGAAAGTTTCTGAAGGTATCGGAAGCCTAAAACGAGGCGCCGGAAAAGTTCGTCAAACAGCACGAGCAGTTACAAAACCATTCAAGCGTGTTCTCAATTTTATTGATGCGCAAATTGAAAAGTGGCGTGACTCCAATGAGAATGACATCAAAGAACAGTTAGCGGATCCGCATCAGTCCAATTCTCTGATCAAAGCATTCAAGTCTGCTGTTAAGTATGGTGCTATTTACAAAGCCGGACTTCTACTCAACCCAATCTTTATCTTCCTCGCTGCAGCAAAACATCTGGATTCTCGTAATAATAAATTCCGTATTCGGAATGAGATGATCGGCGAGTTGAAGACTGAGCTTCAGGTATTGGAAGAAAAGATTAAAGATGCCGATGCGAATAAGGATCGAAAAGCTAAGTATCAAATGATGCGCTTGAAGAATGAATTGACCAAGAAACTCATTCGTGTTGGCGGTACTGGCGATATGAAGAATATGATTTAAGGGGGTTCAATGATATGAGTTTATTTGAACGCGTATTTTTTGAAGCTCCAGAGGACGATCCTCCTGATATGGCTCCTCCATCCGCGGATGATGCACCACCTGACATGGGTGGTGCAGACGATCCTCCTCCAGATATGGATGCTGGAGATATGGAAGGAGATATGGGAGACAACGATTATGGGTTCGATGATGGTACTGGTGGGGATGAAGATGATACCGAAAATTTGAATTTCGACGATAAAATTTCCATCATTATGAATCAGAGGCTCTATGAGAGATTTATCAAGCTCCATATGACGTTGAAAAATCAATTAAAAATATTCAACAAGAATATGGATTTGATTGATACCATTTCAGACAAAAATGATTCTATACCAACTTCCATGACAAAGCTCAGCGAAAACGTGGAAGAATATATGGCAAATTATTTCATGAATGAGAATTACAGTAAGAATCTGTTATTCTTCAATAAATGCATCAATCTCTATAATCTACTGCAGCAAAACTTTGATAAAGAAATCAAACGCTATGCAGCTAATGAAAAATAGGGTGTATTTATAACAAATATGTAAGTTTGGTGGTATATAAAACAACTCTCGAATTTTTTACGTAAAAAAGGAGAATTACTATGGCAAATAACGTTGGATGGTTTTTTGAGAGTGGCGTGTCCGCTGAGAAGCGACTGGAAGCCACACCAAAGACAACATTCGGTGGTTTCACAGAAAGTGGCATTCAGTCGTTCGATGACCACTTCAAGGAACTCCAGGAACACTATAAGGAATCCACTGGCATCGATATTATGAAGGACATCAAGCCGATGCTTTCCGATCGTCAGTTTATGGAAAGCTATAAGGCGGATCTCATGGGCCCTGTCTTTGATGCATTCAAGGCGGCATCCCCCAATGATCCACACGTCCAGGCTGTCATCGAGAACGTTTCACAGTTCTGGGATACGAAGGTTCGTTCCTATACTGAGTCTGCATCGATGACTGGATATCTCCCCATTGCAACACTCGAGTTCCCAGTTCTCGTTAAGCAGTTCTTCCGTTCCATCATCAAGGATATCATCGAGGTTGAGGCAACAAAGACCCCGAACATCGCAAAGCATATCCGCACAACCTATATGGTTGATGATGCAACTGGTAAGGAATACGAATATCCCCGCTGCCTCTTCGATGGTACGTGGCAGAAGGTTTGGGAAGCTCAGAAGGGCATTAAGATCAACAATGCAACGAAGGTTCCTCTCACCAATGGTCGTGTCTACAAGTATGATGTTATCACGAATCTTACGACAGGTACGACTGGTGTTGACAAGCTCTCATTCGCATTCAAGATCAATGCAATCAATGTTGGCACCAATCGTTACACGATTCCCGGCAACGGCATTACGGTCGAATTCTCAACCGGCGGCACGTTCGTAAACGGTGATCTTGACTTTACTGCACCAGACGGCACAGTGATTGCTGATACCATTTCCGGTAAGGTCAACTTCAAGGCTGGTACGGTTGATATCTCGTCTGCATCCGGTCAGGTTGATGGCGTCTACATTGAAGGCTATCTCTCCAACGAGAAGAATCTCCGCCATACCTCTGTTCGTGAGAAGCGCGATATCCTTCGCTTCACGATCGAAGATGGTGCACGTTGGAGCATGCCTTTCTCCATCGAGGAAATCGAAGATGCTGCAGCTCTTCTCGATCTGAACTACTACAACCGCATGGTTGATGAGATCGTTAAGTGCCAGGAGACCAACGAAGGTCTTACGGTTATCAAGTTCCTCAATGATGAGTTCGCGAAGTACAATGGTGTTGCCCCAAACATCTATAAGCTCGAGTCGCTTGCTACGGTTTACTCCGTCAACATTCAGCCTCCCGCTTCCTTCGCTGGCGACCCCTTCAAGTATGTGAGCTCGGCAATTCAGTTCCGCCTCCGTTCTGTTATCCATCAGATCACGGATACGCTCAAGCTTGATGGGCTCAGCTTCATCATCGTTGGTAACCCAATGGCAACGCAGCTCATCTCTGAGTTCACGAATTGGAAGACGGTTACCGGTACCACGGTTGGTGGTATTCAGATCAACAACTCCTATGGTTTTGCAACGGATCTCGGCGCAAACGTTCGTGTTGTTGCAACCAACATGTATGATGCATATACGAAGGATCCCTGGACACCGACGACCAAGCGTGAGCTTGTTCTCCACATCTATGGCTATCCAACGACGAATGAGCATATCTCGTTCCGTCATCTCAAGTACACCTCTCACCTGCTTACAAGCCAGAATCAGACGGCTTATCAGAACACGAATGCTCCGGGCGGTGCATACAACATCGTTACCGCAACATCCCGCTTCAAGGATATTTGCGTACAGGGTATTCAGGCACGCCTGATTCTTGAGCACAGCGAGACGGTTTATGGTACGGCACCTGCGGCTGCTGGTATCGGGGCACCTTGGGCTTAATCCATAATCTTATGAGGTGTTTGTGTAAAAAGGTGGAAGGGTATCTATTACCCTTCCTTTCTTTTTATATAACAAAAGGAGAATACTATGAACGATGATATTTTTAAGATTGACATCGATAGTATGGTAACAGAATCTACGGATGATGTTATGAATCTTTCTATCGATGACAATTATAACGAAAATGGTCATGAAGAGCGCATGGAAAGTTTTTTCAATAGATATGCGACAAATGAAATTGACGACGATGATCAAATTATCCGTGATCCAGAAGGACATCCTCATACTGCATACGGCCTTCGTAATGAGGAGACTCGTAAAAAGGTTGCTGCAAAGAGGGCTGCAAAGAAGGCTGGTAAATCGGTCAATGAATCCGTCGAAGAGATTAACATTCCTCTGAATGGCACGAAGGACTATCCGACCGAAGATGCATACAATGCAAACCTTGCAAAGCTAAGAAAGTCATTCAATGATGCACTGGATGCTTTTGAAGCTTACAGTAAGAAGCGGAAGTAATATATTCGAGTAAAAAATAAAAGGAGGGGAATATTCCCCTCCTTTTATTATCGGCCAATCAGTTTTAGATGTAGCACGTAGGAAGATGCGGTGCAAACTTCCTTTTCTTCCCAAGCACCTTTCTTCTCATTTTCATGTTGATCAGCGGATTCTGTGCATGGAGTCGATGGAAATAATGGAGCGTACATGCATCACTCACATAATCGGGCTCCTTCCCAGCACCAATCAACCGGGCAACATAGATGCCGAGCGCATAGTTGAATTCATTTCCGTTCGGACCAAACACGATATGATCAAGATCGCAGCGAACCTCTTCATCCATCATATTGATTCGAACCCAATTGGATGAGAGTTTGTCTGACAACACCATGATATCAATCATAGTTTGAATCTTCGGATCGAGATTCTTGTATACCTCGATCACTGGCAGGGAATGGAACAGTACCGGATATAGAATCTCAGGATCCGTAATTCCCATCTCCTTTTCCAGAAATGTTGCTGCTCCCGTTGCATGGAATTGGAGATCGGTATAGAGATATTCTTCCGGAACATATTTGGTGATGATATCAATATTACTGCGAACATATTCCTCCGCTGATCCAGGGATGAAGATATCATCGATGACTTGCGTCTTCTCTTTGTAGTTCTCCTTCAGTGTATCATGCGCAAGTGCTGCAAACCCAAGCTTGTGCCGATTGACAGGATTACCCAACAGTTTGTTGATGTAAGTAGCATAATCCTTCACAAGCTTAATGTGTTGCATATGTGTATCATGCCACTTACAATTTTTCCGCATCTCATCATTTAACTTCAAAATATGCATGTTTCTGTATCCTCCTTTGAACAGATCCAATATCCACATAATCTTTCCTCCTATATAATAGATTGATTATGCCCTCCAATATTATAATATATAAATAAACGATCTATTGTAAATAAAAAATTATATATTATTAACGAGAGAGGAATATGTTATTGGATTATTAAAGGAGGATTTCAAATGGAAAAGATGAATGTGGGTGTGTTCAAGGTTTTCAATGCGAGACTTGGTGGGGTCGTCGTACTCAGGGATCGACCAATCTTTCCGGTCAAGTTTCTCAAGGAGTGGTATTTGATGCAGTGTGATGGGAAAAGCTTTCCCAATCCTGCCGCGATCCTTGAGGGATTCAATCGGTTCAAAACATCGAGTGAATTTCTTGACATGGATAACTTTGTATCCATTAGTCGCGATGCGAAGGAGGCTGTCGAAACGGTTTACTACCTCAATACCCTCATTAGCCGTGTAAACGGTTATGTTGAAATGGTGGAAGATTATATCTCCAATCGTGAATACATTAAGGGGGATATACCGGATACAACGAATATGCATCAGGTTGCAAAGCAGGTCAAGAACACGTTCGACTTCTATGCGGCATGCACAACAGAGCTTTACCGCGCCGGATATTTCACAGCTGCATAAAAAATAATGGAGGGGATTTCTCCCCTCTTTATTTTTTAATCAAATATCACCAGATGATCTGTCGAGCACATTTGCCGCATTCAATTTCTTTTCCCGCGCATCAAGCTGTTCTTTCACATATTTCCTATAATATCCCGTTTGATTTGGAAGAATTTCAACAAGATCGACAATCTCTTTATCAAGAAGATCTTCCAACTTCCAAATACAAATCAGCGGAATACGTTCTTCATATAACACCAATGAATGGTTGTCCTTCATCGCGATATTATAATATCGAATCGCTCGCTCATATGTTTCACTCAGTAAATCATTAATGTTATTAATGATATTTGTCTCCTGGTGCTTATTCTTCCACTGAACGAGATTCCGTACTTCCTCTCGTTGCTTGATTGCATCGTTTTTCCATATTCTCCCATTTCGAAGAATCTCATTATAATCATCGCAATATGCCAATTTGAGAATGTGCTCCATCATACGAGCCAGTCTGCTTCCACATTTCTTTGTTTCTGTGTGTACAGACTCAATATAAAGTCGATCCAATTCTTCTTTTGCCACAATAATTTCTCCTCTCTGCATAAGATCGGCAATCTCAACCAATCGTTCTGAAATTGTCTTGAACTTCAACAACGCTTCATTATAAATTGCTTCCGTTGTCTTGTCCATCTGGAATCTCCTTTCATAAATCTTTCCAATGTTTATCCTTCTTGAATTTCTTTTCAATCTCCTTGATCCGGCGCTTATGCTTCTCTTCTCGTGCTTTGTCGCGCTTTCCTCTGAAAGGATTCATCCGATCGGCAAATGCTTTTACTTCATCAAATACTTTACTCATGGTAATCATTACCCCTTTCTATATAGAAATAATATATCATTCTCTGGAACTCAGTATTAATTGGGTACGCTCATAAAGATAATTTCTTGAAAGGAAGTGATTTATAGTGGCTCTTATCTTTGATGAACAATCTATGATGGATAGTAATGTATTCAAATATGAAAAACGATTAGCGTCGGCAACACGCTTCCTGACATCTGCTGGAGCTGTACTGGTTCGTTACTTCAATCTTGCAGAGAATCGTACAACAACAGATCGCGGACTGAAGGATATTGATCAACTCTTTGGAAAACGTTCTCCTTTGCGGTTCAATGATATCAAAAACTTTCCATTGTATGAATTTGGGCAAACCAATCCAAACAATACGGATGAACAACAGTTGGAAGATATTACCGCAGAGGGGGAATGTACCATCCAGCCTTCTACGATTGTTCCACATCAGTATGATATGTTTATTCTAAATCATATTCGTATGTTTGCAATTTTTCAAGTTGTGGATGTGCAATATGATAGTATGAAACAAAATGGTCTGTATAAGATTAAATATCGACTATTGAGTACGAGTGAGGAAACACTACACCAGCTTGAAAATCAAGTAGTTGGAAAATATGACATGGATCTATCCTCCATGGGAACAGGAGTAAATCCAATCATTCAACAAGATGATTATATCCTCATGCGTCAACTTCGCAAAGTTGTTTCAGAAATGATTCGATCTTACAAAGCAATGTTTTACGATGCACGCCACAACTGCTTCTTGTATTGCAACCCACAAACAAGAAGACGATTGTTTGATGTTTGCGGAAATGAATTTATGGCTATACACGGAATCATGAATGATGATAATTCGAATTCCGTTGTAATGTTGCATGGAAAAGTTCGAGAACCGCAATTCCCAGCATTGTATAATTATTCCATTTATAAATGGCTGGAATTGGATGCTCCAAAGAATATGATCCAACAATTCCATTATATTCTTGCAGATACCATGAAGTATCCAACATCATCCTTTGGCCGATGGAATGAAATGGATATTGATATGATCTGGCCGATATCAATGCAACAAGCACAGTGCAATCATCAAGAACATTGTTTCTTCGATACCGATTTCGTTGATTGCGTAATCAATAATACTACGCCTGCAGATCTTTATCGAAAGTTTATTTTCGATTACATCAACAATCCGCATGGCATTTCAATCAAAGATGTATCGTTGAATATTGGAGATGGGTTATTCCAATCCAATCGAACAATTGATGCATTTTTATATACACCAATTGTGATCTACATTATTCGTAAAATTTTGAGAATGCGATAAAGGAGAATTATTATGGGAATTATCTCAATCGAACATCATCGTCCTCATCGAGGGAAAATCCATATGGGGAAGAATATGTTCATTGAAATTGATAATGAACGATTCTTGACCGATATTCTATTTGACCAAACAAAACTAATTCCAGTGGAACCTGTCGAAAAAGATGGAAAATGGATTACTATTGAACAAGCAATGGATGCGCCCCATATGTATATCGTGGACGTCGCATTCAATAAGTGCGATGGGGTTGCACACGGGAAACATCTGAAAACATTCCTGGAAAAGGTTGAAGTAGATGAACGATTCCCCATTCTGATTACACGTCCGATTGTACGTGTTGTTTATCAGACCGAACATGCCGATGGAAGAGTACTGCGCCGTTATTCGGATTCTTGTTACCTCAACCAATTCCAAACGGGAATCAACAATAAGACGGAAAATAATGATGAGCTGATCAATGGCGAATTGATTCTATCATTCCGTGGGCGAATGGATTCTGTAATCAAAGAATATTCGCATGATTCGCGCAATATCAAAGTTCGTATCACCGACATCAGCATCGGATATCCAATTGCACATCTACGGCTTGGTCGTGGAGAAGTATTGAACAATCCGATCTATCATGTTGGAGAAGATGGTCATTTCTTCATTCATGAAGAATTCATTCATGACAATACCAATATTCAGTCAATGGTTATCATTGATTCTCTGGAAGTGACGGATGTATTTGATATTGTTTCCAATGCCGTATTAAAATTCCGATTCAGTCTTTATCAGTCCGGATTTATTGTTCCGACCAAGGAAGATGATGTGCTCAACCGTATCAAAGGAAATATTCTCCAACAGAATAGTTATGATCGTGATATTGCATATCTCCGCGAACAAAATGATATTCTCCGTGTTCAGATGAATAGTATCTTTGATGAAATTCGTCAGATGCAAACAAGAATGACAGTGCTCATCGATAAGATTGATTCTTTGGAGAATCGAATTTCAAGTATCGAAAAGAATAAGTCTTCGGAAGGTAATAAGAAGAAAACAAGTTTGTATGATCCCGACTTCCGGGAATATCACAAAGATCTCAGCCCATTTCAACCATAACGGTTGAACTCTGCCATAAGAAAGGATGGAATAAATTATGGATACACGTATTGTACTTGAGTGCCTCACGCAGAATGATGTCATGATTAAGTATCAGGATGTTATTAAGCAGGATGATCGCGTCCTGGATGTCGGCAATGGTCGTTACGATCGTCGACTCAATTGTCCGCGAGATCGTGCATATCTAAAGGAAGGCTCAGATCTCCCATCATATGCACGCGATGCAATTCTTGCGATGTGGGGTCCGACTGAAACCGTGGAAGATCCTCCAACCGGCGAAGAGCCTCCAGTTGAAACAACGCTAGAAGAGTGAAACAACATCGAATAAATAGAAGGAGGGAATTCCCTCCTTCTATTTATTTCCCATTCACCATCATTTTCTCATACTCAGCACGAAGTTCTTCTGTCATCAGAATAACAATCTGGTATTCCTTAGTAATATCATCAATCTCGTTGGTAATGTTGATGATCTTATTCTTGATTTCTACATGCTGCTGATGTAGCTTGTTTAATGTTTCAGAATCAACTTCATTGTGGAGTTTAATTAGCTCGATGTTTGTATCCACCAGAAGCAGATCGAGATCTTGAAAAATTTTCTTCAGGATCTTTTCCTTTGTATCCAATTCCTGTTTCAACTTTTTCTCTCGTTCAAAAAAAGATTGCTGTTGATTGATTTTATCGATAACACCACTATCTTTTTTACGAATCAAGAGAGTAATGATTGAAAAAATTCCAGTCATAGCGGCGACTATGACAGTTGATAGATTCTCATCCAATGTCGTTCTCTCCCTCTATATATAATACTTAACGTCGGACTAATGATATGAGTTGACTTAGATTAAATTTGTATTCCTTGATGTTTCGATTTCGAATTTCCAGTTGCATCACAACAATGGAAATGAACATGAGGAATAGAATAATGTAGCATAGAATTTTAATCAAGAAGATTTCATTTAACTCATATGAATTGTTCGTGACAACAAGTAGTCTTTTTCCACCAGCGTTATCGAATACCCATCGATAGTATATGTATTTTTGGAATTTTTCTCCATTGATCTCAACAAAGCCTTCGTTGTATGCTTGAATTGCTCTATTGACCTCCGGGGATGTTTTGATAAAACTGGCAGCATTTAAATGTGGATTATTGTCCGACGATAAAATGACTTCCGAAAGTTGGTTTAAATTCGAATCAAATGATTCGATGCTTGTGTAATAATAATTGGATTCCATGTCGATGTCGTTGTTATAAACTGTTGTTATCTGTGCAACAGATCGATCAATATGTACAGGCGTTCGGAATGTTTCAGCATTTAGTGTATCGACATGGCGGATCAAAATGATCAAGGTAATTCCCATCAAGATGATTGGAATCAGTGGGTAGTTAATGTATTTTCTCATGATTCATCTTACTCCATTTTTAAGGTTTTTGTTAATATGGCAGTTCACAGTACGCGCGGAGGTGGTATGCATGAATTGCACATTAGACCAATATATGGGTCTATCCGCCTTGGAATCGTGGTGGAGAAAATACAATCATCAAATCATCACCATCGATAGCCGTATTGGTTGCGGTGTATGGGATTTATTACAATTCTTTCTTGGAAAAATTGGACTCGATCATCGAGAAGTCTGCTATCTCTCCTATAATCAAAAACAAGTATTGCGACTAGCATATGGAAAGATGCATGCATACTACATTGATGGATTTCTATATGATTATAGAAAATCATTTGATGTTGATACATTGGAGGCAATCACGAAAAAAGATACACCCCCAACTTATTCATGGGTAAAATATCGAAATAAAAAAATTGATCCGAAATATAAATTGATTGTTGTATTCGATGCAACATTATTGACCAAAAAACAGATCAAACATTTATGTTCCTATGGATTACCCATCATCCTTTTACAAGATACCAAATTAATTCCGGGAGATCGATCCTACACATTTTTTCATGATGCAAACATTGTATTGCGGCAAGTTCATCCTTGGTATAGCAATCATCCAATTGTTCATTTTGCACATCAAATGCTATTGGATGCTCCATTGAAATTAGGAAACTATGATGGGGTAAATATCATTGGAAAAAGTAAATTAAATTTATACAATATGAAATCATCGAATATGATTATTGCATTGAACGATGATACACGAATGATGATCAATCACATGTATCGTGAAAAAGTATTATCTTGTAAAGATAGTGTAACAAAAGTTGGAGAACGATTGATTGTCACAAAAAGTATGTATGATCATATTTTGGAGAACTCGGAAGAATCTCGTGTAAAGGTATATCTTCACAAGAATGTTGTTGGATATGTTTCGAAAGTGAATAAACATGCGCAGATTACCCGATGGGTTCCAATTGAATTCAAATTGGACGAATATGCAGAACCATTTGAAGATATCTCATTGGATCGATATGTACTAAACCATATCGATGGTGTTTCGAAACAAATCATTCCAGATGATATTTTGGAAACGGAATATGCATATGCACTAACACCAGATCGTGCACGATATCATACATGGGACAAAGTTCTTTTATTGATGGAACCGACAGAGTATGAAGACGATCTACAGCGAAGTTTATTGTATACTGCAATTACGCGAGCAGAAAAATTTGTAAATATTGTCATATAGAAGAAGGGGTATTAAACCCCTTCTTCTATCTTATGGTTTTTTCTCAATGGCTTCTTTTTTGTACTCAGATACTTTATCCCCAATATTTTCTTTTAAGAGATTATTCATTTTCTCTTTTTCTTTTTCAACCATTTCACGTTGCTTTCGTTTTGTTTCGCCGCGTTTTTTATAATTCACGACGTATGTTTTCAATTCAGATTTGAGATAATCCATTCCAACATTTTTCAATGAGGATGATAGATCTTTTCCTCCAATCATGGACTCTGCAACTTTTCCTAATACATTCACAACGTTCGATGATTTTCCGCCTTTGTTGATTCTTCCGAGTGCTTCGGAAAGAATTTTCCCAGTAATTGCATTACGTCCTCCACCAAAGCAGCCGCCTTTTCCACTAAAGATATCAACAAGATCGCCAACGGATCCAAAGGTTCCTTGATTTTCTTTCCAATCTTTTGGAGTACTGTTATCATCCGACTTACTGTTAGATGATTTGATGGGAGATAGTTTCCGTAGAATGACATGCGTCCCAGCATCCATGTACAATTCACCTGCAAGTTTGATATAGTGATATGCATATACAATTCGATATTTATTTTCTGCATATTTTGTTTGCATCTTTTCATCCGTGAATACAAATTGCACAATACGATTCGGTTTGAAGATACCAATATCAACATCGGATAATGTCAGATGTACGGAAGATGATTTTTCACCTTTTCGCGTTTCGATGATGGATGAAATGTATTTATGATTATCTTTGATGAATGTAGTGAGCGCTCCTGTATCTCCATCTTTTTCACCGTTCACAGGAGTTGTTGTCGTATCCTGCTGATTTTCAATATCGCTGGTATCTTGTACAATGATCTGTGATGTGGAACCCAATCCTGCCATGCTAGTATCATTTGAATTCCCGAATTTTACATCCGATGCACGCGTCGATATATAGTAGGAATCGTTACTCGATTTCAATACCATTCCATGACCGGGCATTGCGGAAGAGTCTCCATTCACCATAATGGTGATGTTTGTCATTTCTCCATCTGCTTTTGCAGAAGAAACATTACCGCTGTCTAAAATGTAGAGAGTATCATTGTCATAGTAAATGATAGCGCCAGACTCATACATCCCATAATATTGATCAAGGAATAACAGATTACGGAATACAGGATTTACTGGTAACAATACTTCTTTGTATATTTCATCATTCTGCATCTTACTCATCAATACTTTTTTATGCCCGCTTTGTGTAAGCATATGCCCAACCATTTGTTGTACCGTAGCTTCACTATAAACTGCATTAAATGAATAGCGAGATGCATCCATCAATTGTTTGTCCAATAAATATACATCGAGGATATGTTGGGATTCGTAATAATTTTCTTCAAATATTTCTGTTTTTCCAGTATTCTCGACATCAATGGAAGAATCAGCATTTGCGTGTAAACGAGATTCCAGACTTCCAACGTCGATACTATCGTCAGAATCGGATAAATATAGATTGAATACTTGATTCCATAGCGCAGCTGGGTTTGAAATAATTTTTCCATCTTCCGTATTAATTCCAATGCGATCTACTTGGAACTTTACTTGAATATTCTTTTTGTTTCGTAGAATCCATATTCGTTGGCGAAGATCCAAACGAAGCGTAATTTTTATGACAGGCATGATGTTGAAATCATAATTATTCATATACTCGATGGATTGAATGTTCGATGGATTTAATTCAATCTTATCATTTTCCATCATAAATATCAATGTTGGAACTTGATATTTTGCATAATACATGACTTCGCCATTCATATTGCGATTGTTATTATCGTTCGTCGTAACAAGTTCAAGGTTCTTTAATACTCCACCGATTTTTGAATTGGATATGACGGATCCTAACGAACGACTTCCTGTTCCAAGAATACCGAATGTTGCTCCTGCCAGTTTCTGGTCAATATCTCCAACGATTCCTCGAATCTTTTGAAGCTTCTTTTGGATTACATCATTTGCTTTTTTCGCAAGTTTTTCCGTAGCTTTCTTTACTAGCTTATTCCCTAATTTTCCCAGCTTGGTCGAATTTTTAAATGGAGTAACCGATAAAATATTTCGCATATCGGTCTTTAATAGATTCCCAATGTTCATTTATATTTCACCTACTTATCCCATTTTTCACTCAATTCTTCCAATTGTTTTTCTAGGAAATTGTGTAAATTTTTATGTAGTAGATCAAGATTACGGCTACTATTGGAACGACTGGTTTCCATGTCTTCTTTGTTTTGTAATGTACCAAGGATATTTGTCTTCCCGCGAATTTTACGATCGAAACCTTTCAGGGTTGTATCGATGTGTGCACCGATGGTTGGCTTTGGGTCCTTCTCTTCCATCTTATAATTTCCATAGGCATATGGATCTTGTTCCGTGGATGTTAATTTTGGAGCGGCACCAACGTTTCCCCAACAGCTCGATTTACTAATCTGCTTGTCGACCATAGCCCCAACATTACCAATTGTCCCCATATCGATTTTAGGGTTTTTCATGTCTAATCCGGCTCTAGATAGTATGGTAGAAAGACGCTCTCCTCTTGATACCAATAATTTTGCAATAGGAAGATTCAGTTCTTTCAATCCAAGTTCTAAGCGACCATTGATATCTTCGACACAATTCTTCAGTAGTTCTGAAATATATCCGCCGAGGATTCCACCTAAGAATCCTTTTCCCAATTGATTCGTAACAGAACCCATGACGGATTGCAATCCTTTGTTGAGGGTTGTTTTTAAATTTCCCTCTAGCTGGGTTGTCAATTCTTCTACTTTATGAGTTGCTTTGGTTACGGTTGACTGGATAATCTCTTCGCCTTTTTTCTTCAAATCGGCAATTACTTTTTCACGATCTTTCTTTAACTCTTCTTTTGTTTTATTTTTATTCTTTGGATCTTTTCCAGGATCGCTTCCGCCGTTTATGATATTAAGAATCTTAGCGGTCCCGACATTCTGATTATCGGTAATTGATCCGACAATTTTATTATCACCTTCGCGAAATACCCCTGTACAATCACCAAGAATTCCATTGGTGATTCCAGCCTGGGTATCATGGAATAAAGTTGATGTTACCGTTTTATTTTTTTCTTCATTCAATTCGACGAGATTTGATGGCGGCTTTTTTGGAGCCGATTCAATTTTCTTTCCAAGTTTATTTACTTCATATTTATTGATTGACGATTGTGAGGCTACATAAGAACTCATTGTTGCACTATACTTTCGTCGTTTTTTAATGGACACAACAAAAACCTCCTTGTAATAATTCTAACATACGGCATACGAAAGGAATTTACGATTATGGATATGAATCATATTATGAAAGATCATCTTGGATTTCATGGTGGACTGATCGGCGAACTTACGATTGGCGAGGATCCATATCAGGTGGAATATACTGACCCATATGGACGTCCTTCCTATTATACAAGATTTCGAAAAATTCTTGATCGTAAGGAAAATACATTTTTAATTGGCGGATATCAATGGGTATTCGGGAAGATGTTCAATATCGGAGTTGATACCAACACAACACTTCGCGTTGGCGACTTGAACGATGAAGCCCCCCAGATGAAGATTGGAGTATCTCGCGCCAACTACAAACATCCATATTATGACAGTGAAGCAACCAGTGGAGGAACATATGGAATTCGTTCCGGTGTAAATATCCCTGCATTGGATTACATTTGTGGCTTTATGGTTGGTGATGGTGCCACGGGCGAAGATAACGTCACAGTTATTGTTCCAGATTATAAACGGCGTTCATTGTACCATCCAATTCCATTCCGTATGTCAAATGACGGATGGAGTCTTGAAAAAACAAAATATTTTGGGAAGACAAAAACATATAGTAGCTCTAGTGGTAAGGATGAGGTCACTTCCTATTATCTCAAGGGATTTGAAAATCCACAACCTCATATCGTTCACTATTGGGCATCGGATAATGATGAAGATCTTAAGACGGTTGACGATACGGTATTCACATCGACATCAACCACGCCGATTGAATCCTTTGTCGAGATGAATCTTTCCATTGCGGAATCGGATTGTCGCGGATATTTTACGCAAATGAATGCGCTTCCACGCATCAGTGAATTTGGGCTCGTTCATGGATGGTATGATTCTGCTCAGATGGATGCATCCGGATTACAGCTTGTTACACATTATACGCGTACTCCAATTCTGCTGGAAAAGGGAGACGTTATCAATATGCGTTATCGTATTTATGCGCGATAAAAGAATGGGAGGAGGATTCTCCTCCCATTTATTGAGGAGATTATGTAATGTATGGAACAGACATTGAACGAGTTCTACTAACGGTTTGCAAAATTAAAGATTTAGCAGCAGATAAACTGGCAGAGCTCGGTACAAAATCCATGTATCGAATGGAAACCATCCCCCATTCACATAATGTCCATGTTGTTATCAATGGTGGACCACACGGGCACCCAACAGGGGCACATAGCCATGATCATTGGTACACGGGACATAGCCCGACGGGCGGAACGGGAATGACAGGACATGTATCTGACCAATTAACATATCCACAGGATTATTCCGATGATATGAATCCAGATCATCCCCACACACAAAGTAGTATCATTTATGAGCAAGAACATGAAGAGGTGTCTATGCAGTTCGTATCAGAACTGTTGCTCATGAAGGATCAATTAAAAGAAGATGCTGGTCGTATGGATTCTATCTCTCAAGATATGTATACAGATGCAAATACATTCAATAATACATACGGAAGTCCATTCCAAGAGATAAAAAATCTCATGAATAAATTGGAAGATATCAAAACATATACAGACCAATTAGCAATTCTACAATGGCAAAGTCAAAAGCTTGTATTGATGAACTTACTCAGTGTCGTTGTGTCCTATGCAGTCGAAGCAAAATGCGCATTGATGATCAATCATGATTTTGCACAGCGCGGATATGATGATAAATATAATGGAAAACGATCTTCCATTGCATGGGATTCTTTCGAGCAAGGTGCAACGGATGGAAATCGTCAGGATAATAGTCGTTCGAAGAGTGGTGTGCGAACGAGTGGTGGAAGTGTTCAGTAGGAGGTAATTATGAACGAAGAACGGTTTCAAATCAAACCAGAAGGGGTTCGTTATATTTGTGAATTTTGTAACGAAGGTGAAATGAAATTCGCTCCGGAACGACAGGAAGATAATGGACCACTCTATACACATGTGTGTACGAAATGCAACAAAGAAATGTTACTACCGAAAGTGTATCCATACATTGATTGGATACCGGTGGAAGGAGATTCACGATGAAACAGCAAGAATTTATCATGCTAATGAAACGGTATACTGCTGATGTAAAAATGGGCCCCATCCCGGAAACAATTGCATATCTGCTCCGAGAAGAGGTGCCCAACAGAGAAATCCTAGCAGTGAAGCATATTATCACCGACGACGATCGTATCGTGATGTATGTGCAAATCAATGATGATCTTTATCTTATGCCAGATCAATCACATTTGGAAGACTTCCTTGAAAGTGCATACAATGAAGATCTTAAAAAGTACACCATTGAGATTGCAAAGAGTTGTTTCCGAGGAGACGATCCTGTTGATCCAAATTTTGTGGAATTTCCTGCAGGATATCGCATGCGATAATATGAGGTGTTGTCATGAGTACAACAACGCATATGACTGATTTCATTAGTAATAATTTGAATAATAACATCAGTCTGAATAAATTTTATCGAACGTTACTTACGGTGGATTCTGAAGATTTATCAACCATTAATCGCATTCCGTATGATGATTTCTTTACACGGTATGCTGGCCCATTATCACAAATCACCGTTCAGTACATTGTATTACCAGAATATTTTTATCAACCGAAAACCGTGAGCCAGATGATTTATGGAACAACGGAACTTTGGTTGGGGTTACTACGGTTGAATAAAATGCGAAATATCACAGAATTTAATCAGGATATCATCAGCATTTATGAACCTGCGCAGTTATCTTCATTGATTAAAATTTTTTTCAATCGAGAAAAAATATTTTGATGGAAGAGAGGGATTCAATCCCTCTCTTCAATTATTCGTCTACGGAAACCGATTACATAAAGTTACTTAAATTAAGGAAGGAACGTTTCCTATGGCAAATATGATGAAAGATCTGATGTCAAAACTATTGGGAAATATTTCCAATGATGTTGGAAATTCCGTGACAGATGATCTGGATGAGGTTTCCTCAAAATTTGACCAATCACTGGACAATGCGCTTGGTCAGTTTAATTCACAAATCTTCGACGATTATGGGTTCATTAAAAAATTCCAAGATATGGATCTGGATAATCAATCCGACAAGAATACCATAAAGTCGACACTCAATAGTTTGAAGAATGAATACATTGATATGTCATCCTTCAATCAAGCAGAGTTGTTATTACGTCGTGACATGCATAATATCTGTATGCAGATGCCAGAAATGCGCGATGTTATCTATGTCATTCGAGATGCAATCATTGAGTGTAATATTGCGACGGGAGAAGTAAGTCGTACGTTAACATTTACAAATGCGAGTGATGATGTTGAGAAGTACATTGCACAAGTAAAAGAATTGGAAGAACGTTTTGATTTACAACAGCGCACCAAGAATACAATCGTTCCGAAAGGATTGGTTGCAGGAGAACTTTGTGCCCATGTAAGTCCATACTCAAAATTATTTGCACAGATTGAAGCCATTGCAGATTCAAAATATTCGCAATATCGTCATCAAAAGAAAAATCGAAGTACACCAATTACAGAATCAACATCATTGTATAGTGATGATAATATGAAACTCTTCACAGAAACAGTGAAAGTTGAATTGAAAGCATCGCACGAGGATAAGATGCCGGAGGTCAATAAGGATGAAATAAAGTATATTTTGGAACACATTAATGTTTCAAATTCTTCTCTATTGATTGCAGAGTTGGGTGTTGACGGCGCTCGCGCCATGCTCGAAAAGGAAATCCGTAGTCGACGATCATCTGAGCAAGTATTTACGGAAGACTATGAGGCATATGGTGGAAACAAACTGGCTGCATCGGTATTCGGATCCATTGATGACGATGAAGTAGATTACAAAGCATACAAGGATCTCAAAGGCTGTCATATTAAATATCTTGATCCGATGCGAATGATTCCAATTCGGATGGACTCCACTGTCATCGGATACTATTATGTGACAACCACAATGGATCTTGCTGTCAATCCAACACAACCCAATGGGATTGTCGATCTTTCTTTCCAAAATTATACACGCAATAAGAACGTTGTTGATCAATTGGCAGGGATGATTTTGAAATCATTTGATCGTACGATGTTGGAAAAGAATATCAATCTGAAAAATGAAATTGCCCAAGTAATTTTGGCACATAAATTTGCGGAAGGCAAACTTTCATTTATTTATATTCCAGAAGATGAAGTCGTTCGTTTCGTTATCAATGAAGACGATCAAGGAAAAGGACATGGGGTATTGGAGCCGTGTCTATTCCCTGCACGAAACTATCTGATGCTGAATATGTTCAATCTTCTTTATACATTGAATAACACAACAACGCGTGTTCATTATCTACGTTCTTCTGGCTTAAATAAAGATTATGCACGGCAGATTGAAAAGACCATTCGAAAATATGAAGCACGTCGAATTACGGTTGATGATGTATATTCATATCAAGGTGTATTGAATAAAGTTGGCGGTATCAGTGAAATGGTTCTACCTTCTGGTCGTGGCGATGTAAAGGCAATCGAAACAGATACCATCGAAGCCGTCAATCGTCCATTCGATACCGAGTATCTGGAACATCAGCGTCGTCAGGCAATTACTGGTACTGGCGTTCCTCAGCTATTGGTTATCAATGCAATCGATGAAGTTGATTTTGCCAAGACATTGGAAATGGCAAATGCTCGCTATCTCTCTACTGTGTCCGCATATAAGATTGACTTCAATCGCGGAATGACCAAACTCTATCAACGAATCATGAAATATTGCACGGATATCGATGATTCGATTATTCAAACATTCCGATTCAAATTCAATCCCGCAAATCAGCAGGAATTGAATATCAATGTTGATATGATTAACAACTTCAATACGATGTATGAGTTGACGTCATCTCTTTTCTATGATAAGAGTGATCTGGAAAATGAGAATGGTGACCCAACTGCAAAACAGATGATTCTCAAACGTGAGCTGGCAAAGAAATATTTGCCACAGCTTGACTTTGATGAATTGGAAGAAATCATTACAAAGGTATCAATTGAATCCAACCGGAAACAGTTGGCGGATAAAGTATCTGCGATTCGCATTGATAATGAAGAAATTGACGATGCAACCAAAGAATAATCGGATGGATCCTGTTGTAAAGGAGAATTAAAATGGCAGATGAAAAGTTTGAAGATATCGAAGATATGGATATCGATGGCTCTAACGACGAACCTGTAGAAGATGAAGATAATGATGTTGATAACATCGAAGTTGATGAGGATGTACCCTCAGAAGAGCCAGTAGAAGATGATGCTACAGAAACAGAACCAAATGTGTCAGAGGAAGAATTATTCGCCCAGTTGAACGAACTGTTCCTCCCAGTGGTCCGGATGCAGGATGCAGAAGAACCGGTTCATGAATCAACTGTGGTGATGGAAAAAAATGTATTCCGACTCGACGATGCAAGTAAGGTTGCACAACTTCTATCTCTATGTTCCATGTTGATTGCAAGGGCAAAGGATACGGAAGCATACAAAACCTACATTCGTGCATCGGAAGAGCGTCGCAATGCGAAGATTGATATTCAGAATGCAGAAGCTTCCGAAGCGAGAGCTCTTGCAGCAAAGTATCTTAATACCCTTTCCGCAAATAACGATGATGAGGGTGCTCGCGCCGTTGGTGTATCTCTTCTCAAGGAAATGTAAAAATAAAGAGGAGGGATGATCCCTCCTCTTTTGTTATCATTACCGAATATTATGCGTCGAATTCCGGGTCCCAGTCCTCCACGACTTCAACGAAGTCGCGAACCCTCTGCCATTTGATGAATTCAAAGGTTGCTTCCCCATCATCGAGCACCCGGCGCTTTGCAATGGCACGAAGGATTGGCCTTCCACAATCCTTGTACTTCGCCATGAATGCCGTCATGAGTTGGGGCGGAAGCACGACACATACAACATCCGCCATCTCCACATCCTCGTACAAATCATCAACATTTTCGACAGACTCGCTGATCTGTCGAATGCCGAGGCGTTTCGTATGCTTTCCCATGAGAGCAACCTGCTGAGCCTCATCCATTGGATGACGAGAGATCCAAAGAACATTGCGCGTTGATTTCATATTATCTCCTCCTAAATAATTAAACCATTTACTTTAGTAAGAATATATAATTTAATCGTATCTTCTATAATATCAACGATATATTCTTATGGTAGAGGAAATAAATGATTTATCTATCATAGGAGGATATTCATCATGGAAAAGATTTTCAACGTCACTGCAAATGTCTTCGTCGTTCCCAACAGCCTTCAGTTCAATAAGAAGACTGGCGAGGTAACTTGCCAGCTCTGGTTCACGGCAGATGAGAACGGCGATCACTACAAGGCGAACGATATCACCAGTCACGGCATAACGTTCAAGGATGCGGATGAAACGCACATCTCAAATTGCGACATGCACGCAATCGAAAACTTCCCAATCCACAAACTCTGCGGAAAAAAGGAAGGAGATGTGATTCGCATCGAGCTTCCCATTCTTCTCGATCGAACATCGCCTCTTGCTCATGATACAATCGTGAACATTACGGCGACGCTCAAACAGGCGGGATACCGCTATGAGCGGTTCGGGCGCTTCGAAGAAGTTCTCGGAAAGCTTATCGAGAATTTCCGCTAAGACACAGGAGAAAGAGAAATAAAGAAGCTGGCCGTTTATAGATTTCTCTTTCTTTTTTATAAAAATCGATAAAAAGAAAAGGGGAATGATTCCCCTTTTCTCATACGGTTGGAAGATTCAATTCCTGAATGCGCCGTTTGATTTCATATTCAATTTCCTGATCGCGCACTTTCTTTTTATATTCATTTACAGCCTTTTGAATCTTCTTTTCTTCACTCGGTGTGAATTTCTTCTTTTCTGCTTTCATTTCAAAAACTCCTTCCGGAAAATAATATATTTTATTATGGGATAAATCATTTCGTTACCATCAAAATATATAAATACGAATAAGGTTATATATTTTATTAGTAATCGTTACATTATTCTATAAAGTTCCAAGCATGCATAGGACTATAGGAGGTATTTTTATTATGGAACAAATGTCGACAGTAAAGTGCCCAAATTGCGATGAGGAATTTGGGGTGCAGGTGGAGTATGAAAACGATGCTCCATCCGTGCGCGCACGAATTGCACCGAGTGCAACCATCTATGAGTATAAACTCAATACGAAGCAGATCGTGACATATCTGCAGAAGAAGGCACAGGCATATCGTGCCGATGCAAATCTACTTGTGATCCCGTCTTTCTTCAAGTCAAAGACAAACACATATTCGTATCTCCATCTGCTATTCAACGATGCAGATGGCAATCGGAAGGCAGATGACTTCTATACATCGTTTGAGAGTATCGGAACAGATACCGTCAATATGAGTAAAGATCCTCTGTACAAGATGATTCAGAAGTATATGCTCAAGGTTGAAGAATGGAGATCGGTACTCGGTTCGTATAAGAAATCTGTCATCGCCGATCGTTTCGGCATGAGTGAGGATGAAATTCGCTCCATGCTTTCCTTTGCGGTCCCACGTCGTTTCAGGACGAAGAGTGAAACGAGCAACCGTATCATGGTCAATGTTGAAACGATTAAGGTAATCAAAGATATGTTGGAAGATCCAAACACTGGAAAGATCAATGGTATTGTGCGCATTGATAACACGACACATCTTCACGGCGACGATGCAGAATTTGTTGTTCGAATTTATCCGGAAACAAACGAAATTATCGACGATCCTCTGATTCGGAAGATGCTCGGTGCGTAAACAATTATAATGATATAGAAGGGGACTTACCCCTTCTATATTTTTTATTCGTAGGAGGAGATATTATTATGTATGATGATCGTCGTAGAATTTCTATTCTTGAACGAGTTGGGACGGGAATTCTACTAATCGTTGTGGTTATTTCGTTTGCGTTTGATACTGCATGGAATCGTTTCATATCATTCTTCAAACGGAAGTAAAATAGAAGGAGGGAATTCCCTCCTTCTATTATTTTACGTCGAGTATTTTGTTTTTGATGGAAATAAAGATATCGGCAAGTTCCGGATCAAATTGGGTTCCTGCCTTATCTTTGATTTCTTGAAAGATTTCATCGTCTGTCATTTTGTGTTTGTACCCCTGACCATCCCTCATTGCGTCGAACGCATCAATGATTGCCATGATTCGACCTTCGATTGGTATGTTTGTTTTGGATAACTTATCTGGGTATCCCGTTCCATTCCACCATTCATGATGGTACCGGATGAAATATCGTGCTGCTTGCAAAAATTCATTTCCTGGATATTTACTGATCAGATTTTCTAGGATGCTATCTCCAATAATAACATGGTGTTGGACGTCTCGATATTCGGTTTCATTCAGCGAGGTCACTTTATTCAAAATCGAGTTTTTGATAAAGATCATCCCGATGTCATAATAGACAGCGGATTCTTTTAAAATGCGGGTGTCCTTCTTTAACAGTTCCATCTTATAGTTGGACGATTTCGTGATAATTGCATCAATAAATAATTTTGCATATCTTAGTATTTGCGATTCCTTCGCAACATACTCTTCACTATTCTTCACAAGTGTATATACGAGGTTGCTTAACGCACGACGTACACTTGTTTCTTCTGATTCTTTCTTATTCTGTAAATTTTCATACATACGTATTCGATTTTCACGAACAAGTTTCATGTTGTATACATAATCGATGTATGTTTTCATATTGCAGACTAAGAATTTGATGTCAGAACCAGGTTTGAAGTGAATGATTCCAAATAGATTTAATTTTGTATAAATTTCATCATATCTTCGATCTGGAGCTACCAATACAATTTTTTTATCATTGTATAAATGAAGATATTTCATTTGCAGAAATTCTTCTTCATTGTCAATGATTGGAGCATGAATGAAAATGATGTCAACCGGTTCAATTTTATTTACGGTATGAACATCGTTCACATATTGAATTCCTAGGTTATATTCGGTCAACTCATCGCGGATCCAATCGTCGACTCCGCGAATCACAAATAATGGATATACAGTACACATGATTTCCACCAACTTTTTAATTGATATATGCTGAATGAAATTGAAAGGAGAAGATAGCATTGATTCGACGCAATCCAATCGATACACCAAACACAGCAAATCAGGATGTAACTAAAAACTACTATGGTTATGAAGCTGTTCCCGATGCAGCATATGGAAACCATTTAAAGAATACATTCTGCGCATGTAATACATCTGCATCTCACACATATGGAAATGTTATGTCGGTGGTCGAACAATTTCTTCTACAGTCTTTTCCAAAGGATATGTTCAAAACGGTAACAACGTCGACAACATTATCTCCACGACAAATTACACATTTACCAAATCAATTGCATAAACAGGAAGTACCAATCATGGTACTCATTCCGCGCATCGTATTTGGACAAGATGAGAATCGTTTCCTTGGACATACACAGATCAATAGCAAGCGAAACTACACAACAGGGATGTGGGGTGATGGAGATTTAATTCCACTTGCCGAAGATAAGGATAAGAAACTTTACATTCATGGACATTATAATCGAGCAGTTATGTATGTCGATGTTGTCTGTAGCTTCCATACATACTCGGAACAAATCAACTTTGTGTCGTATATTCATAATATGTTGCCCGTTGGACATAATCAATTTATTCGTGCTCCGCTCGAATTGTATATTCCAGAAGATTTTTGTTCATTGATATCACATTATGCACACATTTCATATACAGATGACGATGTTCATGACTTCTTATCTTACATGAATAAAATTTTTCATCACCCGATTACATACAAGCTCAAAGGCGGATCCAATTCCAATGAATTTTTCATGTATTATATTGCGGATATCGATTCCTTGATTACCGATGTTACATATGATCAAGGCGTGAAGGATGGACAAATTCGTCGGAACTTCAATGTATCTTTTACGGTGCGATGTGAGTTTAATACCATCGGATACTTTATGATGAATTCACCTGAAATCAAAAAGAACATTCACATTGCCCCTGTTGATGGGCGAGCAATTGTTCCGATATTTACAGATGTAATTAATTTGGATGACTTCATCATTCCGGTTGGTTGGAGCATATTATCGTTTCCAATTTTCAAATTAATGCCTGGAGACAAATCAATCTCATTTGATAATGTATTGAATGAATCATTGCGCACATGTATTGATTATCATCTGGAACGGAATATTCCGATGGATACATTTATTACTATTCAATTCCGGGAGAATGGAAAAATTTTACAGGATGAGTTATATACCATTGATTGGAAACAACGGATGATTCATATCCCTCTTCCAAATTACCATCGTACTTATCGATTGATCATTATAACTTCCCCAGTATATGTGAATGAATTGATTGAACAAATTTTCGATTTGGAATAAGATATGAGAGGGAATTCCCTCTCATATCTTTATCATATAAGCATCAAATTTAGTGATATATTATTACAATAGAGAAGAATAAAGAATATCTATCTTACAGGAGGAATTCATCATGTTCAAGAAGATTATGATCATTGCTGCAAGTATCACAGCTTTTAGTATCAGCATTGCGGTCGTCAACGAATGGGCAGCCGATAAGCGTGTAAAGCGCGCTATCATGCTTGCAAAAGTAGAAGATGCTATCCGTAAGGGTGATAAGGAAGTAAAGTAATCTATTTATCATAGGAGGATAAAATCATGATACTTATTGGGCTTGGTATGGTTGCTGGGGTAGTCGGCGCAACTGCGGATCTTGCAATTAGCGCAAAGATCCATGGTAGAGCACTTTCGCCGAGTGAAGCAATGGACTATTGCGAATGCGTAAATCCGATCAATCATCAGCAGTTTGCGCACTGGTTTGTTCAGACTGGGATGAAATGCATGCGCTATATCGTATGTAATCCCAGTGCGATTGTAAAGGGAGGTGAGTAATAATGCGAAAGGCGCTGAATAACTTTGAGGGTGTTTACATGGAGATTATCGGAGAGGTTCCCGATAATGTCGGATGGAACACTACTCGATGCCGCCTCGTGTTTAAGTATGGGAATTCGACCTGGGATGGCCATGGTCCCGAGCTTTATGTTCGGGATGGATCGTTGACAAAGTCAATCCGGCTGAATCAGTACACGAAGATGTTGCATGCTTTCGATCCTGGGAATAAGCTCCCGGAGACGAAATATTACCTATCCAATATCATCAGCATCATTTCTGAAGTCTACGAGGCAATGGAAATGTATGTGCCGGATGTGGTGTAAAAGAATAAGGAGGGGAATATTCCCCTCCTATACTATTTTTATCTCAATATCCCATTATTCTCGTTCGGTATAATCGAGACTGATCCAACCCCAACCATTACTCATCTTACCCCACTTAGATGCACCGGGGCCATCTGCTTCATCGCAGATTCCATAGAGTCCCTGATCCATGATTGAAGAATTGATTCCAAAGTTTGTACCAGGGCCAGAACGTACATTCAGAAGCGTTGCAATAACACGGACGTTGTATGGGTCAAATGATTCTGATGATTCAGGTTCCCCATAATACTTATTATAGAATTCCATTCCGTATCCAGCACGACGAATTTCAACTTCTTCACTCTGATCTGCAGGACGTTCGAATTCATGAAGAATATAATCTGAGGCTTCTCGTACAGACTGAGATGCATTCAGTGTTGCAATATCAATGGATTCCTGAAGCTCCTTCCAGAGATATGCAAGCTGCATTCCCATATCACCAATGGATGCATAGGATGCTTTTGCAAACTCCAAAAGCCGTTCTTTACGACTCCAGTAGGTCCACTGTGCAAGTCCATATCCTGCTTCATCGTGTACGAAGTTATCATAACTTCCATCATCAACAGAATTTGTGTATTCGTCATCATTCATTCCAAGAGACTTTTCGAAACTATTCTGTAGATTATTTGGAATCAGTCCAGATTCAGCATAGATATTGCCCATCAGTCCACAGAGTGCATATGGATTCAATCCAACATCTGTGAAGAATTCATGAAATTGATCTGCATTCGATTTTTGATTCGATGCCTTTGGTTTATAGGAAGGATTTCCCAATCTCTTGTTTACTTCATCAGCAATATAACCGAATCTTTCATAGAGATAATTTCCTGGGCATGCTTTGGCTTCAATCCACCGATGAGCGGTCATATTCTGAACGTCCACCTGCCAGATTTTATCTGGATCTGCTAGCCACTTTAGCTGCGGAATACCGTTGCGTTGACAAATATCCGTGCACAGTGCAATGAGTGATTCCATTGCCTCATCGGTAACTGGCCAATCAGGTTCACCGCCACAATTTGCAACTTCAATTGTTACGGCACGATGATCGTTTGTTCGACTTGATGTGCACCAGGAACGATCGGATTCTGCAACGTATTGTGCAATACGACCATCCGAACCAATACCGTACTGAGAGCTGCACTGATAGTTTGGATTTGCAAAAATATCACCACAAGATTCGATGCTCAGATTGCCCGCCATGCAATGAATCGTAATGATATCAATCTCATGATTTCTTGGACTTGAAATATTTGGAGAATATTTCTCGTAACTAACCAACTGACTGTCTGCCATCTTCTTCTTTCTCCTTTCCACCATCAATAAGTTCATTTTTCAACTCTTTCAGATTCGGATCATTATCCGCAATCTTTTCAATATCTTCTGGATTAATCATGATATCTCACCCCTTATATGATTAATAAATCCATGCAGTCCTTTGGATTATAGACTTGTGCTTCATTGATGATTATGGTATAATGATATATTTTGTATGTAATATATTTTGTATCTAGAAAGGTGAATGATATGATTACAGGAAAAGATATCACGTTGAATGATGATGGGTCCCGTATTGTTCAAATTCAATCGGATTCATTTACAATCCAATATAAAATTGACAAAGACAATCGGTTTGATCCAACAGCATCTATCATCGTATCCCGATTACAGGATAAAAAACTAGTTGCATCCTATATTATTGAAATGGATGGAACGCGTGCAACCTTCCATCGGGAACTTGGAAAAATTTTCCACGAAGTATTTAGGGCAATACTTCAAGATCCATTCAAACGTTTGGAATTCGTTCATTGTATCAGTGGGATTTGGATGGGTTGTTTAGATACGATAGGTATCTCTGGTAAAGTCGTTACATTTCAGAATACGTTAACCGAACCTCATTTGGTCCTACGATATTGGTTGATTGGTGAGGAATGGGTTCTTATCTACAATGAAACAATTGAATCCACATCCATGGTAAAATATCAGGATGATAAGTCAATGTTCTTCCATCAAGATGCTGTCATGGCAGAATTATTTGGTCGTTATTCCGACATTACGAACGCTCCAAAGTTGAATGGATTACAACGACAAATCGTAGACGACCATCATACAGTATTTGGGGATAAAGATAAAGAGGAGAATACAACAATGGAAAAATATGGTAATACTTATACGATTGCCGCAACCGATCATTTCAAATGCGTCCGTGATACCGAACCAGGAATGTTCCGAATTTATGGAAGTAATAATTTCTGTGTATTCGACATAGGAATATTCGAGTATAAAACTCGACTTGATAATGCAAAGGATGTAATGGACGGGTTTAGAGATCTTTTCAATCCGGAAACATCGTCTAAGGCAAGGGATTTCATCGATCTGCATCGTGTCGAGTTTGGTGAATTCTTGACCAAAATTCCTCAGGTGTTTGATAAGGATGAAGTGAATGGAATTGTTGGAAAACAATTCACATTCGATGCGGATAAATCTACCGATAACATCTCTGCAATTACATGGCTGATCGGAAATAATGAAGTTTTCGTTTATAATCAAGAGGATGCCGAAGCAGAAATTTTTAAAATCCCATTCAATGGTGAATCCTTTGACCCAGGTGATATGATTAAAATGTTCATTGGCGTATATGACTGTAATAAAGATCGATGCGCAAGATCATTAACTTTCCATGTATGGAAACAGGTCGATGAAATTTTAAATAAGGGCAAGTATAACACTGGGGTTATTAACCCCAGTGAAAATGAAAGGAATGTTATTATGCATGATGAAATGGTGAAGGTCCAAAAAGATACGTCGAACGATCCCATGTGGTTGTTCAATTTCCTGGTGCAGAAAGATTTCGTTGATGATGAAAGCATCATTGATCTCATCTATAGTGCGCGTACGCTGATTCGTCGCAAAGTTCGAAATGGAGAATTCGATCTCGTTCATCCACAGAATATGAATGATTTGCAACATGTAGCACGCAGTCGTGTTATGAAGATCGTCCATACAATTCTCTATGCAAATGAATTGGCCGAAGAGCGCAATTGCGTATTGAACATGGGTGATCGATATGGATGGGCAACATATGCTGGAAGCGCATTCATGATCGAGCTCGTAGCTCTATTCTCGGGAATTGTTTATGCCGAAGAGGCAGAATATCGATGCAAGCTTCTCGCCTCACCGGAAGGTGTTTGTCGACACGAAGCACTCGAGTCCCTCTTCCACAAATTCATTGATCACCTTCGCGACAATTATAATCTTATCGAAGAACGTTACCACACCGATTTTACACGAATTCTGAAAATCATTATGATTGCAGATAGCAAAGAGTAATTGAATTATACTACATTGAAAAGAAGGGGATTGCTCCCTTTCTTTTTTATTATGATAATTCCATCTTCTGGAAACCTCTTCATAAATGCGTAACCAATGATTGAAGGTGAAATTGATGGAATTATATGAAGGAGATCTTGTCAAAATACGCGTTGGCTCACGTGATATTGATACTGGTAGAGTGATGACACGCATGATGCCATACTCCGAATATGGAACATTACGTGCGCGCGTTCAATTGATTGATGAATTTGATACAAGAGGGAAATATGGACTTCCGCGAATGGTAGAACGTATTAAGCTTGTCAATGAAAAAGATGAAGTTGTTTGGCAGGGATTGCGATCTTCCATTGCAGGAAATATCATTCGTGCAAATGCAGAAGAAACGAAATATGAAAAAATTCCTGAGACAAATAAAGTGGACAATACAATATCTACCGTAAGCAATGGAGAATTTACTGTATCAACATCGGCATTTGGATCAAAGAAACCATATCTAGAAGAAACAATAAAAGAACCGAATGTAATGAATCCAAATGGTACTGATTATAAACATAGAGCTGCCGGATATGAAGTAGACGATGGTACGATTGATAAATATCGTCGGAATGGCGCGAAGGTTACTTCACCATTTCCAGATACTGGAAATTTGAAAATAACACAATGGAGAGGAGTTGATTGAATATGGCAGAAGATAATGGCGTACTCCCACGGTCTGTCAATAAAATTCCAACCTATGTTGCAGATGTTGAGACTGCAGCAAGTGATATTGATAAACGTGCGCGACTCCTCTCAGAAGACATTGAGAACATACAAAATGAAGTATCCTTTCCAGATCTAGCGGTACAATCGGATGCCTCTCGTATGTTGGCAGCACGATATGATTATCAAATCAAAATTGATGATGATCGATATAAAATTGCAGACTCCAAGCCGTTGGAGGAGCAATTGCAAGAAGCTCGTGCATCCTTAGGAATTCCCGTGCATGGAAACAATGATATTGCGCGGGCGATGAAGTATTATATGTATAATAGGTTCCAGGGTGCCGATTCGAATTTAGCATTCAATAAAGCATTCACTTATGTATTTTTTACACGCCCTGATTTGAATCTACTGAATTGCAATGGAACCGCTAATGCGAATACGCTATCTCATCCAGAATCTGCAATCATGTATCGGCGGAATCCATGGATCTTCAAACTATTGACGGAATGTGTACGATGTGGAGATAGTAATAATTTTAACATGCTTCTATCCAATCAGTGTAAATCGTTCAGTCTGAATGATAGCCAACTTGACACAACTGAAAGTGGCGCAAGCTGGGATGGATATCGCATGAGCTATGGTACGATGTTCAATAGTCGAGCAGCAGGAGAATTTACATGTACATTCACAGAGCTGCAAGATTATTCTATACTCAACCTCATTCGTATGTGGATGTTGTATATTCATAATGCTCGTCTCGGACAATGGAAACCATCATACAATCTTATGAGTCAAACGGATACGTGTTCTGTCGCCGCAAATCCTTCTCCATCCACCAGTCATATTTTTACAAAGACATTGGATTATGCAGCATCTGCGTATGTATTCAAATGTGGACCAGACGGTTCGGATATTTTATATTGGACCAAATATGGTGGAATCATTCCTGTGAGCGGTGGAGAAAATGCATTGTCATGGAATGGTGAGGTGGATGATCGACCCAATATTTCCATCACATTCAAGTACATGTATAAAGTTCCATGTAGCGGATTTTCGCTGGTGGAATTTAACGAAAAATGTGCACGTCTCAAAGGTCGCGGAAATCTGCAAGCGGTAGATCCATTTAATGAAAACTATGCTCATAGTGATCGACCGTATACAACGACGCCATTTGTAGAAATGTATCTTCCACACCATTATGGAAATATTGCGAATGGTGTTGGTGTCGGTGATACTGCTACAAAAACACAACTTCGTTTACGATTCTTAAATACAGATATTAATGGGGCGTTTAATGAGAAAGCAATGTTCTCCGCAAAGAGATAGGAGGGAATTCAATTGTTACAGAAAATTGGAGAAGAAGATATTTATGTCAAAAATTACTCCAGTAATTTCAACATAAAAGAATTCATTCGTGGAGTATTGGTTCCAAGAGCATTTCCAGGACTTGGAATGAATACATTGAATATTGGACTATTGGGTATTACCAGTGAAATGGTATCAACTGCCATTGAAGATTCCTTTGGAACTGCATCGTTGATGATGAATGAAGCATTCGTTACACGAGCACAACTACCGTCGTCCATTTATAGTCATGCATCCTTATTCCAATTGGGATTTAATTTTGCATCCCCAAGTCGTTGTAATATTCTACTTCAATTATACTTGGAGGATATTATTACAAAAGCAGAACCGATTGGAAATGGATCCACAAAACGGTATATTCTCGATAAGGATACCGTCATTGTGATTAACAATAGCATGTACCGTTTGGATCATGATATTCATATCGACCATAAATACATTGACGGGCAATTATCCGTAACATGTTCCTATGCAGAAGATTCGAATCCGCTTGCAACCACATCAGGAACATATATCAAACATCAGATTACATCTTCCGGGTGGATGATGTTGTATTGTAATATGGGATGCTATGAGCGGAACAAATCAGTCTATCAGATTACGGATAATCTCGTTACGGTAAATTCTGCATTGAAAGTATCATGGACAAATCAATTGGCAGAAATTAGCGCAGTATACATCTCACCATCCGGAGAACGGCAGAATATGTTGCTGTTACCGAAGTTTACTGCAGCACGCTCTGTTCCATATGCATGGTATCAGTTTACCAGTGACAATAGTTTAGAGTTGTCATTTGATAATAGTCTGGAATACTTCCAGCCGTCTTTCAATAGTCGGGTTGAAATTACAACTTATACCTGCAATGGTGCAGCCGATAATTTTACCACTTATAACAATCGACTTCCGCTCACTGTACGTACGAATGGTGGAACGTATGAATACAACGCCGGAACACGGATTGGAGCATTGTGTTATTCGGAATCTCGCCATGGAAGAAACAAAGGGTCGATGGAGGATTTACGAAATGAAATCATCAACCGATACAATTCAGGAAGAGCCTTGAATACAGACTATGATCTTCTCTCATGGTTCCGCCAGAATGCAGCAGTCAATGGCGTTTATAGTAAATTTTTAAAACGTCGTGATGATATTTCTGGACGTATGTTTAGCCAGTTCATTTCCATCTCGGATGACAACGGAAACATCATTCCGACAAATACATTGAATATTCAAGTAAATAAAGCGGATTGTGATTTCATCAATGACAATACAGAATACATTATTCGTCCGGGACACATTTGGCAATATGTTGGAAATAGTCGAGACACGATTACGTTCCTAAAAAATATTGATAACAAACCATCTATGGTGACGGATGATAATATTCCACCACACGAATATGGATTTGTAAATCCATTCTATATCCGAATCAATGAGAAAACGAATATTTCGACATCATACAATACAATGGTTTCTCACACAACATATCCGGAAATGATTTATCTCAATCCGAATACATTCTTTAATTTCCAACTGTCGACGATGTCAATCGAACATGATCTATCCAAAGACTATGCAGACCGATATCGTATTCAGGTAACTTGTATTCCGGTTACAACAACAAATATTCCAGTAACATACATTGAAGGAATTGGAGATAAATTCCCAAAGAAAAAGAATAATCTCCGTCTTGTACTAGCATTCAAATCGAAGAATACTGGATATACTGGTTATATCGAGATGGAACCGACTGAGATTATCAATCAATCAGCAGTTGTATTTGAAACATCATTTGCTGTATTGGATAATATGCCAGAGAATGATATTGTCAACATTGATATGCGAACCAGCACCGAATTCAAATCATTGATTCATCATGGACCGCAAGCTGGACATATTCTTATCGATACAAAGAATACGGAATTCGGGATTTATGTATTGATGAAGGATCTATACAACACAGCCGTCGACAAACTATATGATGACGATTCCTTTATTGGATATATCACCGCCAATATTTTCAAAAATGATGCATCCGATTTTTCCATTTATGAAATCATGAATATGATGCGTTCTTATCTGACATTTACACCAACACAAATCGGTGCAACATTGATTCCGATGATGGGAATTTCTGCAACAACCGATGATGACTCTATAAGTGTATTTGTTGATCGATTCCGTGAGCAGTATAAAAATATGGAACCTATATTATCGCATCTAGAAGGAAATAGTTATCTGGATTTCAAATTGTTCAATACGTATGGAAGATCCAATAATTATTTTATTGGGCCGGAACGTGAAGGAGATCCATTAGAGAACTCTAACATTCGATTGGATAATGTTCAATTGAAATTGAAATTGGTCATCTCTGTATTCAATCGTTCCATCTTCTCATCAACCGTATCATCCATCAAGAATATCATTCAGAGTTATATTTCATCCATCAATGATTCTTCCACAAATAATATTCATGCATCTGATATTATTTATCATATTAAGGAGAATGAACCGAATGTGCGATACATTCGATTTGTCGGATTCAATAATTATGACGCAAACAAACAATCTATTTTCCGGAAATATGATCCATCGAATAAAGTTGAAAATATTCAAACATATGTACCTGAATTAGTACGTATCAATGATAGTGACATTACGATTGTGGAAGAAGTGTGATTCTTATGATTATCGGCGCAGTAAATGTTACTGGAGTTGAAGGAGACTATATCTGCAAAAATGTAGAAGCTGAATTTTTTACTGATGTTGGCGATTTTTGCATCTGGTCGAATGGTTTGATGCCGAATATTCCGTTTGGAGAAAAGGCAATAACTCCATCTAATATCGATAAAAATATTTTTCTAAATGCATCCAAATTATCCTTTCCATCTCAAATCAATACACAGAATTTCAAAACAGCAAAATACGTTGGTCGTGCTCCATTGGAATACTATGGAGATCCGACGGAAATTGGTCGTGAATTCCTTCTTCATGTCGGTAATGAAATTGCCAAATACAATAATGAAGAATTGGTATTCGGTACACAAGATGCAATGAGCAGTTATAATAAAAATGCATCGGATATGGAAGCCAAACCAAAAACCCGCCAAACACAACAAACCGAATGATATTTTACAAAAAATAAAGGAGGGGAGAAATCCCCTCCAATATTTTATGCGATGCTAAATCACAGATGCCGGCGGCCGACGACTCCGACTGTCAGCAATGCTTCACGAACTTCGGCCGGAAGCTCTGCGCTAGGCGCACCCTCATCGATGTATACAGCATTGTGATTGTTTGCCTCTCCTTTGAGAACTTCGCAAACAACGACACTCTTTTCCGTAATCATGAGGGTCCATTTGAGATAAAGCGTGCGATAGATTTCGAGGATTCCACCTCTCTTCATTACACGGACCGTGTACATCCCTTCGCTCAAATACCCATCAGAATCAACCGGAAGAGCCATCGCCTTTTTGTAAAGATCCTTAACCGTCATTTCATTTTCCTCCTTTATTTTTTACGCGTTTGCTTCCTTCAGATTTTCCATGTCCTTCTTCAATCCCATTACCATCGCATTGAGCGTCCAATCGTAAGCAGCTTTCGCCTGCTTCTCCTCTCTATGCTTCTGATAGAAATGGATTCCTGCTCCTACAGCCGCAACAACTCCAAGACCGATTGCAGCACCCTTAATGATCTCACCCATGATTATTTCCTCCTTATAAATATTATTATCCTTATCTCTACAATGATAATATATCAATATATATGAAAAAGATACGATTTTTTGGGATAAAAATAGTAGAGGGATTCGATCCCTCTACTATTCCATATATTACAATCTTTTTGGGTAAGTAATGTGTTGATCGTCCGGATGTTTGTTTTTGTCATATTCCATATAATTGATAAGATATTGAAGAATGCAAATGATATCACCATTCTTTGTATGATATGGTGTGTAGAAATCATATCCAAGCGGACGCATGTAAGAAACATCGTCAACCGTAAGATTTGTATCTTTGCAATGCAATACAACAGCGACGATGGAAACATCTTCTCCATCTTTTTGATTGACATTCTTAACGACTTTTTTGTATCCAGATTTTGACCATTCTTCCAATGCTTTGTGATTGATTAGAATTGTACCAGTCTTCTCATCGATATTGAATACACCGCCTGTTACGGTGCTATAGTAAATGTTATATGGTACTGGATCGCAATCAGTGAAAATAACCTTGATATTATCATTGGATTTCACTTTAATGCAAATCTTTGTATCCGGAACGGTGGAGTATGGACTCTTCTTCTTGAGTCGTTCCTTCCAATCACGAATGATACGATCCGTTGTAATTTGATTGATATCGTGAAGGAGTCGGAATGATTCTCGTTCTTCTTCTCGATTGGATGGATGTGGCGTTTTATACCCACGCGCCGTTGGAGGACGTTCTGGACCAGCAAGCGGTTGCTTGGTATTTGATGTAACGGTTCCTATACAAGAATTCGTACATGTTTGCATACACGAATTGTCACAGTTTGCAAAACAATTTTGGCTACATTTAGTATCACACCAATGTCCACAATTGTTCGCGCATAATGAACAGTTGTTTGTACACTTCACACTACATTCACCAATGCACATACCAACACAGGATGTGCAGAGGTTACTGCAGTTATGAACCAATACTCCATCTGCAAAATAAGTTGGATCTTCAGATATTGTTAAGTTATATACATCATATGATTCCGTTGGATTTTTTGTCTTCATTACAGTAGACCAGATATATTCAGAAGTATCATCTTTAAATGAAAATTTTCTATTTGCATCCGGTCTAAAATGAATAGAATACGATGGCCTAATATGTATTGTTCTACCAAGAATAGATCCAACTGGATTATTATTGCGAATATTCCATCCGGGATTAATACCAAGCATTCGTAATATTGTAGAAATACCAATTAGTAGTTTTTTACTTACGGAGGTTGCGGTGAATATTTTATATTTGCATGTACGAGAATATCCATCAGCATCTAAATATCCCTGTATTAATAAAACTAACGATTCTCTATCCCATTCAAATATTTCTTGGGGAATAAATTTTCCATAAGCCCGCTTTCCGCATTTAAGTAAAATAGATACAAGCTTATGGTTATTATATCCAACCGTATGTTTTGTTAACTTACCCGATATTCTATACTCATGAGTCGTTTCTTTTTCTCGATGTGTAGTGAATATTTCGCATTCTTTAAGTTTTTTCTCAAAGTCAATACGTTCATGCTTTCCACAACAAATACTGAACCTGGGATATGATTTATTATTGATATTGCTGATCTCATCGGTGCGCCATCCATCACCGAGCCATCGACCAACCATGTATGCAACTCCGGGGTCAATATGAATATTCCCAATTGGTCTTGAATATAGGCACCATTTGTCTCGAGGTTTTAAATCTTTAGCTTCAACCCATTCTGGATCAGAGTATAGTTGTATACTTGTACCATTCTTTCGAAGAAGCCCAATATATTTTTTAACCCAAAATGGATGATCTTTTGTGGTATAAATTGTTGGTGCTCCAACTCCATGAATCTCAATAAGATTATCATCACATTTTCTTTTCATTGTTTTAATAACCTTATGATATTCTCCTGATTGCGTTAATACTCTATCTCCTATTTGTATTTCTTCAATTGGGATTAAACCATCGATGGTTTGAATCATCGTTCCAGCCTTGAAGCAGGCGCCGCATGCTTCCGTACATGATTTCACGCAATTCAAATCACATGAGTGCTGACAATGGGCTGTACATGTGATATTACATGCAGCTTCACATCCAGTCGAACACATTGAGCTGCACGCGCCGCAGCCAAATCCACAGGTGTTGATACAGGATGTACAATAGGTTGTGCATTTTTCAGAGCAACGAGATGTGCAAGATGCTGCCATACAATTCATGCGGCAATTCATATCACATGCATCGGTTCCCTCTGAGCCACACATTGCCATACAACCGTTCGATACGCAATTTTTGTTACATCCTTGCATACAGTATGCGACGCAACCATTGTTGCATGTCGTCTTCGCACCGGACGCAGCAGTACATGTATTCGTGCATGAATTACACTCATCCTTACAACCAGATGTACATCCGGTCATACATCCAGAACCGCACGATGTACTGCATTCCCATTCGCAATTATCCTTACAGGATTCAATACATGAATTCCAACAACCTGAATCACATGACCCTGTGCAAGTCCCTCGACATACGCCAATGCAATTTACTGTGCAACCTGATGAGCATCCACGACCAATTCCTGTTTTATAATCCCCTTTATTTTCGGAAGGATTATCAACGCATCCACCAAAACAACTCGTAGAACAAGAATGCATACAGGACGTAAAGCACATTCCCATGCACCCATTATCCCAGCAGGTCGTTTTCTTATTTGGGTAGAATTGACAACTGAATGAGCATTGGGTACATGCATATGGTGCCCCAACTTTCATTTCATTGTATGCAGGAGTACCATCTTTCCCACCACGCGCTGCAATTGATAATGTCGTTGCGCCCGATTTTACACATGCAAATCCTGTGTTATTTTCACACTTGGATTGGCAAGATGTATAACATAATGAGGAACATCCTGTGCATACATTTCCACATGTGCTGGTGCAAGCATTACCGCATCGTCCAAAACATGACGTTGAGCATGACTCACTGCATTGAGAATCGCATGTTAAACTGCATAATCCAGAACACGCATTATTGCAGGTTGATGGAACTCCCTGGTATGCAACTCTCGGCTGATATGAATCTCCTTGCTGTGGATTCCGTGGAGTCATTCCGAAACGAGAAGATGATTTTCCACCTTCCATTCGCCCAACCGGAATTTTATTTCGATTATTATCGAAATCATATCCGGTACGATCTACTCTTGCAGATACATATGGATTTAGACTATGGTAATTTCCATTCCCAGGTTCTGCGCCATAATCATCGTAATAATTTGCTTCGGATGGAATTCCTTCTTCTCCATCATATTCCCCTGATGACATATAATATTTATCACCAATTTTTTCATAGGGAATATTTTTGTTTGGGTTTGGTTCAGTCCATGTTTTCCCATCCTTGATGACGGTAATTCGATCGGGTGCATTGGGATCGACTTTGAATGGATGGGTTGTCGGTTCATTCAATCGATCAGATTCGATCTCACTGACAAGTTTTCGAACATCACCCAAATCACGGAAGGCTAAAAATTCCTGCTCATCCTGCGAATAGAAGAGATTAATATCACGAATTTTTGATATTCCAACCAAGAAGTTTTTGATTTCATCTAAATCAAATCGCGCTGCTGATGTTGTTGGCGTTTGACCATCTGGATTTTGACCAGCAGGATTTTCTCCTTGATTTGGATATACGATATTTCGTGTTGGAGCAATACTCCCAATTGATGGATTATTGATCGTATATGTTTGATCTGTTACGGGGATTGAAGTTTTGTCATGAGGGATGGAATCTGGAGATCGTGTATCCTCTCCAACTTTTGGTTGAGATAATGGTCCCCACCATTTGTAAGATCCTCTCCGCAACATTTCCTTATTAATACGATTTTTCAGTTCTGTTAATTCTGAATTTGAGTAAACGTCTTTGTTCAAGATGATTCACCACCTTTATTATGGTATTCCATCTTTACGATGATTGCCATAATTTCAAGATACTTTAAAAATTCATACTCATCTTCCGAAATAATCTTCAAGACACGATTCTTCGGTAATTTGCATTGACGAACATCAATATCCCAGTTCGGGTGTTTGATGATGATGTTGTTAAAATAATACCAATTCGCTAATGCTTCTGCATATTTCATAACGCAATGGAATGTGGTTTTTCGATCTGGTGTCCCGATGATCTGATGTCCAACGGCCAAACATCCACCACAGCTACTACTAATTGGACATTCAAAACATAAATCCGTCATGCCAGAACGACGTGTCATACGATCTAATTTATGCAATACTTTCGAACCAGATGCTCTCGTATGGGGACCGGTGGAAACATCACCAATCTGAAGACTTTCTACGTTGTCAGTAACCGAAGATGGCATATATCTCAGACATGGATAAAATTCCCCGTTCGCCCTTAATGCCAACATTTTTCCAGATCCACCGCAATTTAAAGCGGCTAGAGCACCATTGATTATGATTGTATGCTCTTCAGGATCATCTGGCAGTATGGGTACTACAGTAGGACAATAAACATCATATTCTTCATCATCTTCTATACTGTTGAGCCTTACCCAATAAAGGTTTAGACGTTCATCGTATTTGTATCTATGATGATTATTTCGATTTCGAGTTTTAAAGTATACTTCATATCGATCTCGAACATTAACGGTCCTTCCTTCAATTACCATGGTTCCTGCACGCTTATTGAGATAGCATGTTGGATATTCGCCAATAGATCGAAGAATTAACATCAAATCGGATGCAAGATGAGGAGATACTGTATTTACCTTTCGATACCCATCAGACATTTCACACCCATCAGTATTCAGATATCCGTAAAGAACTTTTGTAAGATATTCTTTTGATAATCGTAAAATTCGATTGGAAAAATGTTTTCGATGTGCACCGTGCCCAACTGTTTGACATATGTCATAGAATTGTTTATTCAGAGGAGAACTGCATCGAGATATCGAATACCTTTTAGAAGTTCTCGATTCTCCTGCCGTAAACTCCAATCCAGAACGGCGTAGCAGATTATAATAGTATTTATCTTCATCGTATCCTGGAGTAATTACGATTCTTTCTTTATGCGTATACCCATCTGCAATATATACCCCTATGAGATAACAAAGGTCCTCAGTCATCCATTTTTCATTTACACCTTTTGAAAAATCAATTAAGGGTAATGCAACACGATCATGTACACGTAATTCTGAAATCGGATAAAATCCTGGCTCACTATAATGTGGAGTATTCTTCCATCCCATGTAAAGAAACTTCTTTGCGAAAACTTTATGGTCTTTTGTTAGATGTGTTTCAAACAATCCCGTTGCTTTAATCTTGCAATTGTCTTTCGAATGTTTTTTCACCATTCGGACAACACGATGTTTTGATCCGGATGCTGTATAAAGAATATCTCCAACTTTTACATCTTCAATATTTTTATGACCATTTGGTGTAGCAACCTGTGTGCCGGCTTTGAAGCAACTGGGTTGATCATTCTTTGGATCTCCAACGGATTCTGGGCGTTCGTTGAAGATAGAAATATAAATATCTTCCAAATCATTTTCCAGAATGTAATTGGATAATTCTTTCAATTGTTCATATTCGATGGTAGCATGTTTTGTCGTCCACCCAGGTTCAAATACACAATTTAAATTGATGATTTTCATTCCATTTTCCATGAATGATTTCACTGATTCAAATAAATATTTGATATTTCCTGGAGCCAGCGTCATTTTACTATTTTTATCTGGAACATAATGAGAGGTATAATGTTGCAATGCCATCATATCGATGTCATAGGAACCTTCACCATTTGGTTGAATACGACAGGCATCGTGCAATTTTTTATTCCCATCGATTGAAATGTTGAATGAAATGTTATGCGAATATTCTTTGAAGAATGATTGGACATTTGGATTGAAATATTGCAATCCATTGGAACAAATTGAGATGCGATGCATCGTAAACCATGGATGATTCAACTCATAACATTGCTCTAAAAAGTACTCATAGACTTTTCGTGTTAAGTCGATCTCCATCAATGGTTCTCCACCAATGAATTCCAAAATGATTGCAGGAGAATTATGCTGATTGATATAGTCGTACTTATCATGAAGAAGGTCATCCACAAATTTTTTGGCAATATCAAATGTCATCTTCATGGGAGATTTATTGATCTGATAACAGTATGTGCATGATAGGGAGCAATTCTCTGATGTTTGAAATGTAAATGAGTGAACGAAGATGTCCTGATCTGCACCCTCTCCCTGGATATTTTGTTTTTCCTTTTCAAATAATTCTGGATATGCTTTGGCAATCCCATCATTATAGGAATCGGAATAGAATCGGAAATACTCATTCGGATATAGATTGAATATTTTTTCCTTGGATAAGATATTATCAACATAATTGAGATAGTCAATATTATTTGATATAATATTGATGGTAAATGTAATATAGGAAGAGTCCATTTTAACATCTTCCGCTAAAACATCAATCAGATCCGATTGGTTGAATTCTCCATACCCAACATATTCATCCATAAATACACGCATGGTAATACCGAAAACATTACGTAACTCCAATGCTTTCTTTGTAAATTCTTCTTGCAACAATGGTAAGGACGAAAGGTCCTTACCATGTTTAATCATGTATCGTGTACGAAATGAAATGGCATCCAAATCCAACGACAGTCGTTCCATTTTGGATGTTTTGAAAATCGATAGAATAAACTTTTCAAATTGAGGCTTTCGAATCTGAATTGTTTTTTCCAATAGATTTGTAATCATATACTCTCCCTACCATTGTGTTGTACGGCGAAGGATCACCCATACATCATACCTTGCCTTTCGACGATCCGCGTCGCTATGACTTAGGAGTCTCAACCCATCATTGTGGAGATAAATGGATGAATTGAACTCCTTCTCATAGGTACGAATCTCTTCGTTATATTCCTTCTTCCAATCATGATAAGATCCAACAGCAACTTGCAACCGATATGCTTGATCCATTTCCAACATACCGCCCATTTGTACGATATCCCAATCCAACGATGTGATTGCCGTCGATAGCGTAATCGTACTGAGGGTAAACTTTGTTGTTGTAATATATCCCTGGAATCTCCACCCATATAGGTTTCCACCAAGGCTTGTTGGTTCTTTATCATGCCATAGTTCCGGATTTGCATTAATTCCAGTTTGTCCATTCATCATATGATCACGGACAATCAATGCAATCTTTTTAATGATATCTTCATTCAGGGTTGAATTTCCATTCCGGTCCTCAACAAAATATTCTTTCAATAGATTATTGATTCCCGTCGTTCCAATATTGGAAAGATTGTCAAGTTTTTCTAGAATCTTTTGATTCAAAGAAAGCGTTCCATCTCCACTTAAATGAAAATTCGTCGGATTAAGAAATTTAATGTGGAGTAAATCCGACAAATCTCCTGGAGGAACGATATATCCGAATAGATTATCGATTTCTCGCAACGTTGAAGAAATCTTCTCAATATTGAGTCGAATGGATTTATTCGGATCAATAATAAAATAATCCGGGCTGAATGTATAATTCAGAATATGATTGATGTCAAGCGTATCGATTGCTTTTTTAATTGCAGCTTTTACATCTGGAAGATCCTTTAATACTTCACCGACATCGACACCAATCTTACCATATGGATCGAGTTTGAAATGCTTCGTGTGTAAGACATCGTTGAATATTGTTGTAATCAGATCAAATGCAAGATGCCTCCGCTGAATGGATGCTTCTTGATATGCTCTTGATGGAATAGAGTCAGAACGGTAATGTCGCTCTTCGATTGCCTGTTCCTGAATTTCTCGTTCGGTAACCTTTTCCAAGAATGCCAGCGATTGCAATCCAGTGACTCGAAATTCTTTGTAAGTAGATGGATTATTGTTAATTGAATAACCAATATATCCATTCATTGTACCAGGAGAAATTTGAACGCTTTGAACAAATCGATTTTCGATTTCGGAACGCAACATATAGGAACGTGCCAATATTTCACGAACCGTATTGTCGAGTGTAGTATTCCACTCTGATTCATTCCCCAAAAGTTTATCCAATTTATCCTTCATGGCTTTCGTTACAACATCATTTGCTGCATAAACTTTTGCCATGTCAAGAGTAACCGTTCCATTTTTTGTGATGAAATATCGTTTATCAAAGTTTGGAAGTGCCCCAAAAGATTCGATTTTCCACTTATATGTATTAGGGGCGAGTTCTAATGAAACTGCAATTGCGTTACCGCCATTCGCACTTCCATGGCGAATAATAAATGCATGATTTTTGTTTGCTTTGGTTGGAATAGGAAGATCCGACTCTTTATCAATCACATATACCGTTTCAATATAATGATCGATTTGCGGAATTGTTTCCACAATGGCATCTTTTACAGAATCAATGTAATTGATAACGGCTCGTGTTGTTGGATATGTTGTATAGTCTGCAGAAGCTTTGTTCAGTGCATTAACTTTATGAGCTACATTTTCCTTTTTATCAAATAGAATCTTGTGTGCAGATGGATCAACCAAATGTGCTTCAAAATTTGAATTGGTATATTCAATCTTTTTGGAAATATCTTCTTTGTAAATTTCATCCACATAATGCCATAGTCTTGCTAAACTCTGACGAATGTCACGGTGAACGGATGGCGATTCATTCCATGAATGTTCTCGGATCTTTTTATCGATGAGATCAGTGAAATCGCCAGAAGCATTCAACTGTTCCAGCGTGACATTATGCGGATTATTCGTATTTGCCATGTGGGCATATACTTCATCCAGATTGACATCGAATTTATAATTCTTTAGAATATCCATAATCGATGTCTTTTGTAATGGCGAAAGTGGTTTATCCATATCGGATGTATTATCCACTCTCCCAAGATTTAGTGATGCCGATGTAATATGAACATCACCACGCATATTATTTACGGACGTTACGGGAAATACAAGTTTACCGACACCCATTTGTTTAATGCTCGTTCGTAGTTCATCTAATATTTGACGTAACGTTTTATGTGTTGGATCTGTGGAATCAATTACTTGATCCAAATTTGTTTTTGGATAAATGATATCAATTTGAGATGCTGTTGCTAATTCTTCGTTTTTGACCGAGAAAATATCCCGTTCCAATACGGAATTTACTTTCCGATTTGCCACGATAATAAACCTCCTATCGAATTGGAGTATACTTACATTTGTACCTTAAGAATCCGTTCCGATAGCATGATGTTTCATAAAAATAAATATGGGAGGGTACATACCCTCCCGTATAGATTCAAATTTCAATATCTTCAATTTCTTCCGAATGTTCGGGGAATTGACCTATCGTATCCATATTTACTTTTTCATTGATGAAATCTTCTTCGTTCATTCCTTGTCGAACAATGTTGAGAATTCGCATGGACATGGTTGTTGCCACTTCCATCATCTGACTGCATTCGTATTTATCTTCCGCAGACATATCATAGTTCAAACATTCATGCATATCTTCGGTAAATGACTCCAATTTCATAAATGCTTGTTTTAGTATGCCATATGGAATGTTTTTCTCACCATCCATGAAAAACACCTCCTTTGAAAATAAAAGGAGGGAGATATTCCCTCCCATTTATTTTAGCTCTGCATATTAGAATATAGATTCTTCTTAATCTCTTCAAGTTCCTGTGTAACATTTGAGAGTCGATCAAGAACTTCTGCATGATTGTCTCCATTGGATGTATTATCCGAATCTCCAACATCCGGAATATCATCATCAATGATATCATCATCCATGGATGAACTATTCGAACTTGAATCGTCATCGATATCCATGTCAGAAATATCATCTGTCGATGAAGTATCTTCGGAAGATGTGGTGTTATCATCCACAGGCATATCGTCGTCGATATTCATGTTATCAACATCATCGTTGATTTCATCTTTGACCTGCTTCGTCACAGTGTTATCTTCCTTAGAATCATCTTTCTTATCATTGGAGGATTCGTCTTTCTTATCCGATGATGTATCTTCATCGCCAAAAACAATTTCTTCTGTAAAAATATCTCCAATGGAATCATCCACCGATTCTTTGAAAATCCTATTTGCAATTCTTGTAAAAATAGAAGGCGTTAGAATCTTATCGATTCGAATTTCTTTATCGCCAATCTGAAGAATATTTCCTTCCTTGACAACGATCTTTGCGTCACCCGATAATGTGAAATCAATCTTCTCTTTCTGAGCAAGAAGATTTAATCCCAATATGGATGCGGTCAAATTTTTGTATGTATCGTTCGCATAGGATACTGCAAATTTCTTTACGTCACCCTTCAGATTGAGTTCAACATTCTTTGGGATATGAAGATAAATCTCAATTCCTGGAATTTGATCAAGTTTATCAATCCAACCGGATGATGAAAGTTTAAATACATTCTTTACATCCGGATGACTATTTGTGTACCGTTTTGCTACTTCAGCAAATGCTTTCGCAATCGTTGGGATTGCATTCTGATTTTCTTCATATACCTGATTGCCATCGAAAACTACAATGCGTTCATTATTTGCATATGCATTATTTTTCCCAACTCTATGGATCTCTTTTACAAGTTCCTTATTGCCGGAAATCAATTTAAATGCATCATCTTTGATCACTTCATCAAAAATATTATGAAGTTCTGCTTGGATTTTCCATAGATAATCTCCATAATATTTGAATACTGGATCATTGTCAACAACGGATTCTGTGATCGGCTCATGGTCGTCCACCTGAATATCTTCCGTATCAACATCATCGTCCGGATGACTATCCACATCGATATCTTCAACATCATCAGAAGAATCATCGGATGAATCATCTGGAACGTCATGAACGGCATCTGGTGCACTATCCGGTGGTGTTGGGATGGTATCTGTAATTGTGTTCGATGCAAGGTTTACTTCCACATTCATCAGATCCATATCATCATCGTTTAGATCAAATGATTCTGGTTCTGTGGAATCTTCTACCGCATCATCATCAACGGCATCAGTTACGGAATCATCCGTATTATCGTTATCCGGAACATCCTCATCATTTGTAATCAAATCATCAACAGTATCTTGATTTGCTTCAAAAATGAGGTTTGCAGTTTCCTGCTCTTTTTTGCGTTCAAGAATTAGTTTCTTGATTTTGTTCAGCAATCGACTCACCTCTTATTTCGTACGCTCATATTCCTTCAGAATTGCTTCTGCCTTTGCTTCCATTACTGTAATCGAATCTGCATTATAATCGATGCGATTATAATCGGAGATGAGATGTTCTGGTACATGACCAATGGAAGCCTTGATTTCTTCAATGGTTTTATTCTTGTCCTTCATGATAAAAGACCTCTCTTTCTTAGGGCCCAATTCCACTTAAGTTAATTTTACGTGAACGTAATCCGGGTAGTGTTCGAACCTTAATCTTTGCGTGATTGGTATAGAGCATAACTTCTCCAATCCAATGCGTGAATATGATTAATGTATTTCCTTCCACTCTTGCAATCTCGTTAGGAGAAAGTCCATCAAGATAATGATTTGGGAAATTGAACCGATATTCGGATAGACGATATACTTCCAGCGTGATATCCAAATCTTCATTGATGATTCCAGGATTCACTTCTTTGATGAGCCATGATTTGAATGAAGTTTTCTTAATTGTATCCCCAAGTCCTTCAGTCAATTTATACGAAACTTCGGATGAGAAAAATGCTGGACTATGAAATACATTAGAACGATACTTCACGTTTTGTATTGCATCTGCTACATAGAATGGAGTATTCGACCCAATCAATGGCTGTTCTTTAGGGGTATACCGATCATTTAGTACTTTTGATACGCAACCAGATATATTTTTTTGAAACCGTAAAACGGATGCTGTTGTATATTTTTCGACTGCAATGAATTGAATTTTGGAAGGTTCCATCACTTTACGACCTGGAGTAAAATAATCCCCAAGATTTGGATAGGTTCCTTCAAATGGGGCAAAATTTGCATTGGGATTAGAAGAATTTTTTGGATTAACTAATGGAATCGGTGCAAGACCATCTTTTGTTGGAAGAACCGAAATGAATGACTTTTCCTTGATCGGTGACCATCGATATGGTGGTAGTTCAGGGTATTCCAACCGTGTAATTGTTTTTGTCAACTGTTGTTGAAAAGAGGTAAATACTCCCATGATATTCACCTCCTATGCCATAGATAATTCGTTGTTATATACAATTCGTTTTGAAATATTTACAACGGTTCCGGGTGCTAGGAATTTAATTTCTTCTGAACCTTTTCCAAGATTATTTGTTACGCCACGAACAATTTTAGATCCGGTTGAAGCAAAGACAGCATTTCCACTGAGTGCAAGTTCATACGTTGCCGGAACTGGTCGTTTGTAAATATTCTTAGATGTAATCATGAGTTTCTTCGTAACTGGACCACCATTTCGTGACATCTCAAAGAAAGCATCCGTATACCAATTCTCATAGTCAAGAATCAATTCTGTTGGTGATTTTTCCGTATAAATATCAACGTCGGAATTGTTGATATTCGACATGTAAAGTCGACCGAATTCATCAAATCCAATATCACAATAGTCGTTGCGATAGATATCATCCCAGTGCAATTTTCCTTGCGCATCTACATGATAGAGTCGAACTCCATTCTCCCCAAGATATTGGATAATCGTATTATGACATATTTTATCCAGAGAAGTAAGAATGACACCAGGTGCAGCATCATTCAATTCTTTATAACGATACCAGTCGGTCATTGTCATGTCGAGTGGATCAGTGTCCGGATTATTTTGTTTCCAGACGGCCATCCATCGCCATCCAGGACCATCAAATGTACGATCATATGGATTACGGGATGATTTTACACCGGTAAATATAAATTCATCATTCGGACCCATCCGAACAGTTCGGAATCCTTCATATGTGACGGAAGCATTTAATTTAATAAAATTCTTTCGAAGTTCTGCTTCCGAATATCCTTGTACCGTTGCATTGTTCGGATATTTTGATTTAATCACAGTGGATATATTCTTCAGCCTGGTTATATCATCGTGAATGGCAACATCATCTACTTTGACAATATTGTTGTCATCAAATTTAAATACTTTGAAATACGGAGTATCTGTTGGTGTATTCATCCAATCAAAAGCAATCGATGTATAATTTTGGTTATTTTTTGATAAAATACTATCCCCTGCATTTGCAACTGAAATCATACTGGCTAATCGTTTCTTTTCTATAATCGTTCCATTTGCGCATTCCAGGATAATGAAATATTGATTGGCATATACTGAAACTTGAGCATATACAAGATTCAGTGATTCAATTTTTCGAATGATTTGAAATTTTGATGAATAGGATCCTCCATAATACAAACCGTTGGGGTTTGTAATTGTATTCATCACTTTATCAAAAACGAATACATGTGCAAGATGTGCAGAATATCCTCCTGAATTCACCTGTGCAATAGCATATAAATATCGGGAATCTTGACCCAATTCCATACTTGCATATATATCATACCCTGTACTAAAAACGCCATTAATACGTTTCACTGTTTTCTTATGGATATCGATCTTTAGTATGGAATCCCCGCTCCATACCCATTCAATAGATGGATCATCTTGATCGATCCACATAGCAGTGCTCTTGATATAGCCATTCTCATCAACGAGATCATAGAACACATTCGACTTATAGTAGTCAGTGCCATAAGTTGCATCTGGACGTATGATATTAAAATACCGATAGCGAACACCTAGTCGATATTTATTCTGAACATAATTATTCCACCCAACATCAATTTGCTCTGTAGATACACGCGTCAAGGTTTTCTTATCATATAAATATCCATTGATGATAAGATGATTTGGAGTTTCAATGGCTTTACATGTTGGATATTCTAAGCGTCTTTCTGATCTATTGTAAATCATATGACATCCTCCCATCATCCTACAACTTCGACTTGAATATAGTTTTCTGCGGATCCTGTAACAATCAGCGGAATTTGTAGATCGTCGGTTGTTAATGTATCAACCATTCGACTCTTTGTATTATCATCAAATGTAATAGCCCCAACCGCAGTAAGACGAAGTTTCACGGCAACACGATTATGGAATTTATCGTAAACGGAAATGCGATATGTATTTGTCCCGGGTGTATCAGCATCCTGTAACATTACTTCTGGTTTGATGAATCCATCGTCAACGTTATATACATTGGCATTCAGATCATAATATTTTTCAATCTCATAATGAAGCTCGTTTGTATTTTTATTGACCCACCAAAATACACCATTAAACAATCCGGCAGAACATGCATTCGGTGTTCTGATATTTCGGGTGAGTTCAACCGTATTTGTTTCCGGTTTAACGATATACTCATGGAATGCTTGCCCTTCCAAACAGAAGATGAATTTATTTCCTGAATGAATCATAACTTCTTCACGATATGGGTGGTCCATACGACCAGCAGCTCGTACATGTAGAATCTTCGGATCATTTGCATCGATTTCAACGATCCACCACGTGGTTACATAATCTTTGACACCATCTTCATTACGCATTCCACTTACAAGTGTTTGATATTGGAAGAACTTTGTATCTGAGATTTTGTAACATAAGAATCCATTACTTAGCCAGGCATTAGTATAAGTATCTGTTGTGGAAGAAGGCATTTGGAATCTCTTGATGTTTCGAAGATCCTGCGGTATGGATGAATCCCAAATGACAGTATTATCGTTTCCGTTATAAGAATCATATGTCCTTGTATCCGGGTTGAATCTGACAGCACACCATTTGATCGGTAATCCATCGGTAAGAGGCCAAGCATCAAATGCGTAATGATAGCCATTCTTCATTGCTGCAGTATATGTCCGCAATGGCGAAGCCTGCGGGTAAACGTTCTGTGGACTATAAGTTCCAGTTCGGATATCTGCAACTTTTCCATTTCTGATTGGTGAAACATACCATTTATATCGATCATTAATATCAACATAAAACACTTCGCCAAGTTTACCAATCATCGCGATGATATTACTGTCACGATATAAAACATTTGGCATATAGCATGCATATGGAACCCCTTTATAGTCGGCGACATTATAAAGGTCAGTGTACTTAATAAATTCCAGCGTATTTGCATCCAGTAATATGATATAGCATATCCATGAACCAATGTCAGTGTACCCGGCCATTCCGAGGGATATCCCAATAATGGCAATATATTTATCAGTAACATGTAGAATCTTCGGATAATTCAACGTAATCCTCGCTTTTGCAAGGATATTCCCGTTACGATCGAGCTTCATAATATGAGGTTCTTTATCAATCGATTTATCCGGATAATTTTTTAATAGGCCGGCAATGATATAATTGCGATCTTCATTTGCGGGGTCGAACCATACATCGCGCATCCATTCTGAATTTGCTGTACCGCTACTTACATCTGCATCGATGCGATTAATCATACAATTCCATTGATATTCACGATTGTCACCGGTTCCATATGTTGTAAGTCTATATGGAAGATATATATAGTTCCGCCCAATCATTGTGTTCCCATTAACGGTATTCAATTGAGCTAGATTTCGGTTCATCAATCGCATCTCAGAATCAACAACGCGCCCATTTATAATGAGCCCATCTCCCCGAAATTCCGCAACACGAACGATGGGAACTTCTGCTCGTCTCGGCGTATATAATATTGGCATAAATATTCTCCTCTCTTATGCAAGTGACAATATATCGATTGATACTTTTGCATGGCCAAGTATATACATAGAAACATAGAACTCTCGTTCTGGAATTGTCATATAGTATGACTTAAATATCGTTTCTACAATTTCTCCACCATTCTTACCAACAAATTTTACCTGAACTGGTTTCTCTGTACTGATATTTCCAATATCAACGGAAGCAGATATCGCCGTATTGATATGTTGCGTAAAATCATATACCAATTGATAGTCGTTTGCATGTACCGTTTTTTCAAAATGACGGTTAAATGCATTTCCAGGTTTCCGGAATTCGAAACCGGAAGCATCATCTTTTACAAAAAGAGCAAATCCGCCCTTTTTATTGAGATTTGTAGAATCAACGTCAGTTAATTGAACAAGCTTATTACTTCCTTGACGTTTTACATAGAGAGCACCATTCGGTTTGATCCCAATTGTATCATCGTCCGGTTTTACACTACCAATCTTATCCGTTGTTGCCATGATATGTGTTGTATGAGCTGTAATGATGCCATTGGAATCAACTGTAATCGTTGTATTATCCGGGCGAACAATGCCTGCTTTTGTTTCTGTTGCAATCCCAACCGATGGGGTTGGCGTTGGTGGAGTTGGAGGTGTCGATGGAACGGTAGTGGTTCTATTGTTACCAATAAAATGCTTACCATTTTTATTCCGAACCAATATCCCAAACGTTCCCTCCTTTACTCCGGTTTCTGTTAGGCTCTTTGTAATTACAGTAATGGAATTCATCGGAACTTCACTAGCACGATCGTGAATATTAAATATATTAGGTTGGACTTTCATATAGCCTGCTCGAAATATCTGATATCTGGCAGCAACATTGATTCCAAAATAATATGAGGAAGGGTTCGAATATGCCCGTAGAGCATCAAACATTTTATTTATATCATCGAAATCGACAAGAATAAGCTCCTGTTCAGTATAAGAGACATAAATATCTGTTGTATTCCATGGTGAAACATCAGAATGTTTTATAAAATCTGATAAATTTAATTTCGTTTGATAATTTACAAGTTTTGCATCGATGTCTGATTTTTTTAGATAATCCGATAAATCACTCTTCTTTGGATATTCAGATAGTTTTGTATCCAACTCGGTCTTCTTCACATAGTTTGTGAGATCCATCGCCGGAATATCATCCTTTGTAATATATTTTGCATCATTCTCAAATGCAGAAACCTTGGTTGGAACTGTTGGGATGTCCGACTTTTTTGCATACCGTAAATCAAGCTGATCATATCCGCCAATTGCAGGATGGATGGTTTTGTTATTGATATGAGCCAGGAACTTTTCCATTGGCGTCATATCATTCCATTTCTGCCGTTCTGCATTGGTCATATGAATGGATTCATTCTCAACGTGTTCTTTGAGTTTGTCTCCAATATCATCCCATTTCAATCGCTCTGCGGCAGTGATATGGCGTTCATTATCGTTGATATGATCTTCCAGTTGCCGCTTCAATGCTTCGTGCAATGTTCGGATCGTATTCATGACACGATTGAACTCAGCTGCAGTCGCATTTGAAATCGGTTTGTCAAGATCGGAAGTATTATCAACTTTATCAATTTGCAATAATTTTCTTAGCTTTTCCGGATCAATCTCTTCTAGCGTACTCAATTGTCGCGGATAAATAAGAAGTAGACTGTCCGAATAAATACCCATCAAATATTTCGGAGACTTGACCGGTTTTTCGTTGGTAAGTTTTCCATCTTCTCCAAGATAAACAATGCTATCCCGTTTTAAGTTGTTCATCCGCACAGGAATGACACCATAGGAAAGTACTTCCAATTTGGTTTCTTCCACACGAGATAATACAACGAGCAAGGGAGATGCATTTGTTACTTTATCGATGGATGCAAGAACATACTTTTTCTCATGGACCGTAATCACATCGCCGATGGCGATTCGTCGGTTATCATATCCAATGTCAATGATCGATTTGGAATGTTCCGATGTTTTATCGATGACATATCGTCGATATTCCAAACGAATATGTTCCAAAAATCTTCTCAAATCTTCATATGTGATTTGAGAATGTTCACGATTTAACATACGATATCTTCACCCCTATCAAATGGTGTTGTTTCATTAATAGAATGTGAAAAGGCGATAAAAAAGAAAGGGGAACATTCCCCTTTCTTTTACTTGCGTAAAATTTGATCCAATCGTTCTTTTCGTTCAGTACTACGTTTTGTAATGACGGATTTCGCTTCGTCTACCAACACTCTCGCTTTCTTTTGAATCTCTATATCTTCATGAAATTCAGCAATACCGGCTAATGCTTTCAGATGATCCATACAGGGTTTACACCCCAAACATGGAACGTTTTCTTCATAAGGAGTTTCACAATGCCATGTATAGTCATAAATTCCATATTCAAATAATTTTTGAATTACATAATCTTTGCTTCTATAGATCAATGGTACATGAAGAGAAATATTTTTCCGATCCAATGTTTTTAGAAAGTATTTCATCCCTTCTATATAGTACGAAGCACACCAACTATTATCGTCAACTCCAAGTAACCCATAATACAGACGATCGCCCGATTTCAAATAAATTAGTAATGTAGATAACCAGTAAACTGCTTGCGGACATCCACCAGGTGATACATTAAGTATTTGATCATCGTATGGCTCCATTTCAGGAATTACCTGATGCTGTATGGAAATTTCTTGATGACGAATGGGATATCCTTCTTTTAAAAGATACTTGATGAATGCTCGTCGCGTTTTTAGTTCTGATTCATATTTCATTTTATCTAGAAAAGGCGGATTCAATGAAACAGTATAAATTGGGTGATTTGGAAATCGTTCGAGGAGTTCATATAAAATGAGACTGGAATCGGTTCCTCCACTGTATAAGAGAATAATTCGTCCGCCTCCAAATGTATCATGATAACCTGTAGAAAGATTCATCCAAATATCCTTTCTATATTGAAATAAAAATAAGGAGAGGGATCATCCCTCTCCTTATTTTCAACAGTTGCAGTATGATTCCGGATGATCTGATACCATCAACTGTGCGAGCACATTGGAAACAGCAGGGGCATCATCATCCTTGAAGCACCGTCTGCCAAATGATGATAAGCTATCATCATTTAGATTCCCAGATGCAATCATATGCGCAATATCATAATTCCATATCTCAGCAGTAAACAATCCGTTGTTTACCGTATATACCTTGATATAGAATGTTGGATATTTCACTACGACACAGTCGCCAATACAGCCGACTGGTTCGATGGATGATGCATTGGGAAATCTAGAATTCCATAATTGCTCAATATCTGAGGTGAAGTCAAAAGAAGACATCACTTCACAACGTTGCCATTGAGGTCCTTCTTAACCTTCTTCTGAAGGCTCTTCGGAACCGGGCTCTTAGCCCGAATCTGAACCGAATCCTGATACGTGACTTCGTACGAGCCAGTTACCTGGCCAGTCTTCATGTCACGGATCTGACCCGTCTTGACCTTACCGGGGTTGTCTGCAAGATAGATGCCGCCGACAACATTCTCCTGGGCAGGAAGATCAAACTTCTTACCGGTCTTGATCTGCTCCATCACGATGTGAGGAATGACCTCTGCCAGATTCTTTGTGGAGATCTCGACTGTGTCGAGGACTCCTGCTTCAGCCTTCTGCGGATACTTTGCAGTGTCAAGCGTCTTCTTCAGATCTGCAACAATTGCATCGTGAATGGAAAGCTCATTCTTTGAACCATCCTTGTTCACTGATCCAACCTTGTAGTTGGGATCATTCACAAGTGAATGTACAAGATCTGCAAAGCCGCTCTTGCTGAATACCCCTCGACCCGTTACCATCTTACCTGCATCCTTACCGAGCAGGTCCTTCATTGTCTTAGCCATTTTTTATTCCTCCTTTTAAAGTATGAAATGAAATTTAGGATATGGCTTCATCCTATTAGTATGAAAATATATAAGTATCGCAATGCCTTATGATTCTCAGATATTTTCATCATTGCATATTTTGTTATCGGAAAAATAAATAAAATAAGAAGGGAGTTTAACTCCCTTCTTATTTATTGTATTGAATTATTTAATTATTCAGAATTAATTATATAATATGTGTCCTAAATGCATGTGTGATTGAAACGTTCGGTAGACCATGCTTATGTTTTAGCACGATAGTAATTTGTGTATTAGCAACACTTGACTGTGCTATTGGATTTGTTGATTTTGTAATAATCTTAAAACTGTTGGCTGGGGTACCCGACATCTCCGCTCGAACACTAAGTGTTGGTATATCTGGATTAGTAGCGCTAACGCTTAATATTTCCCACTCAGAATAATTAATTCCGGCACCACCAGAGGTATGAATACTCTTATCATTAGTAAATTCTGAACCATTAGAATGAACGTAAATAGATGTTTCATTAATATGATGTGGGATGGGTGTGACATATGTAGCATTAATCAATTTTGTAATTGTAATATCTTCGTTAATTTTCTTAGTATCCCTTAGTGTCGCCATAACTGTAATTGGAATTGGGTTACCTAGATTTCCCGGAATCCCATTGAATTCAATTTCAAACTTATCTCCATGCTGCGCCGGATCATAATTCGTTGTATTCGGAGTATTTGTCGGCACTGTAGACGTTATATTCACAATATCCCAATCATCATAATTAATTTGATTATTTGCAGAATCTTCAATATTCATTTTTGTAACAACTCGATATGTTTGTTCATCACGATGTTTAAGTTCAATATTGGATTCTGTAAAATGTAGCTGTTCCGGAATAATTCGGTTTGGATCATGGAATGTAATTTTGAGTACCTGAATTGGATCAAAATCAGATTTTTGCTTGCGATCCTTTGTTGGAACCGGATATTTTGTAGAAAGTGATCGAGAAAGAACAAGATACGCATATCCTTCTCTATCGGATGAAATATATGTTGCAGTATCACTATCAGTGAATTTAATGATACGATCACCTTCATCATTTGGAATATCATTGATCGTATACATTGTCTTTCCAGAAAGACTTGGTTCATATTCGACAATATCATCCAAATTGTATTGTTTATTAATTTCCAACTTTGTAACTGGGGCTTTGCGTGCAAATTTTGTAATATCTGGAAGGGCTTCGCCGATATTAATTGTAAACCGCTTACTCTTAACAACCATATCGTTACCGCCAACCGATAGTACTGCATCAATTGTGAATGTTACAATTCCGCCTGTGGATGGAACTTTATCCGGATCAAGTTCCCAGGTACCATTACCCTTATCATCGATCTGAATTGTATTTGCGGGATCTGCAGTAAGAGTAAAATATGTAAAGTTTGCATTACTTGGATATGGGATGGGATCGATAATGTTTTCATTCCCGGATCGATATACATCTTCCATTGAATACCCTTGTGCAAGATAGCGCCTCAATGTACCTAATTGAATATCTTCAATTGCAATATTATTTGTATAATATTCCACAAATAGACGATAGCTACTATCGGCGTAAATATTATTCTTATCATGCAGATGAACTGTGAGTGCAATATTTGTGGTTGAGATTGGAGGATTTGTAATCTTTAGCGTAATTTCATTTTTATCATAATCGAATGTAGCTGTTCCAAGATCAGAAGTAACAGTAACATCATATTGCTTCAAATCTGTTGCATCTCCAGAAATTACAATTGGAATTATAGATGTTGCCGTTGTAATACGAGTCGTCATCGTTGTAATTCCAAGTACTCGTGGAGTAGATTTCCGAACATCGATATCGAAATCCTTTGTGAAATCGGTACCATTGGCTTTACCATTCTTGATCCGAATACGAAGTTTAATTGTTCCAACCGTATCAGAAACAAGAGTATTTCCAACAATACGACCTGTTCCAGAAATAATTTCATATATCGTTGATGTGTTCGTTGCATTCGCAGGTATGACGGTGCGGCCAAGTGTTCCAGGAATTCCAGTGAATAGATGATCGAAATCGAATGTAACATTCGTAACTGGAACAAATGCTGCCGTAACATCTAACTCAAAGTCCTGTGTATATTTATATCCATTATCGCCGAGAACGGTCGCGCGGATAACAACTTTACCAGAACCTTCCACCTTCAATTTATTCCCATCGGTAATAGTTGCAATATTGGTATTTGCATTTGCAATGCTCCATACAATATTTTGGAATGTTGCATTTGATGGAGAAATTACCGGGTTGAGTGTAATTGTTTTACCAGACTCGATGGATGTTTGAATACCAGTAATTGATGAAATTTGAACCATTTCAGCAACCGTCAGAAGGAATGAATCTTCTACACCATCAATGATTGCTTTGATTGTAGACGTTCCTGCCAACGATCCAATGATTATTGTACCATTATCGAGAACTTCCGCAATGGATGGATTCGATGATGTGAATCGAACGTGAGAGTTTGCATCAGACGGGGTTACTGTAACTTGTAATTGGTATGTTGAAGATGTAAGAAGTGGACGCGTCGGTTTATTGGTAATAGCAACATTTGTTGCCTTTTTCAAACAAGTAACCGTTGAGATGATCGAGTCAACAAATTTATGCGATGGATCATCCTTTACCGAGACACGGCAGAAGTATCGATATGTTCCTTTTGCAAGATTTGCTGGAATATTAAATGTTGGACTATTTGCTCCTGTTACAGGTGTATCCGTTGCAGTATCGCGATAATACCACTGATATTCCAGAATATCATCACTGGAAGATGCTGCGACCGTAAGCTTTTCCGTAATATGTCCAAAATCGACCGAAATATTTGAAACTGGTTGTTTTGTAAATACAATGCCAGAAGAAATGATATTGATCGATTTCGTCACCACGTAGTCTTGACTTTCACTCAAGCCATACTTAATGAGTGCTTTCAATTGAACTGTACCAGATTTTCCACTCTGTAGAATATTATTGGTGATTGTCGCATTTGTTGTACCGGCATTCGCAATTGACCATACAATTGTTCGATACGATGCTGTTGGTGGAAGCGCATAACAAAGATTCAGGTTAAATGGTTCGCCTGTCTTGATGCTAGTCGGAATATTCGCAATCGATGTTACAGGAATATGTGTAACTGTAACAGCAATCGGACTGACTCGAATATATGCATCTCGATGTCTCATGATAAGAATACATGGAGAGTTGGATGGGTATTCTGATGTTAGTGTGAATCTAACTGTTGCACCATATTTCGTTTGTGCAAGAATCAAAGGATCTTTTACAGGAATAATCGACCCATCACCAAATGCAAGAGCCCAATGCGATGGATGATTTGAGATTTCAAGTGTCGTACCAATCAACTTTGTTGAATTATATTTGATGGAAATAAGTGCGCGCGTTACCGCACCATAGGTATCCGTCGTTCCATCATATTCATCCGTTGTATATCCATCGAATGGTGTGAAATAAGTATCACCGATATAATCTTTTGGGAATTCCAGAGCTTCCGATGAATTTGAGGATTTATTAATGAGGCGCCAATTAAATCCATCATAGACAAACAGATGATCGCTGATATTGTCTGTGTCATAAGCAACCAGTGGTTGATTTTGGAAAATCATTGGCGCCGCACCAGTACCCTGAACATTCATCTTTGGATTATTTACCGTCAATGTATTTTTGAAACGTACATTGATTAGTGTTCCTGTCTGCAAAATAAGTGGGAAATTTGGTACGGCCGGATTAACAACGGTTGCAATTTTATTCGGATCATTCCCATTGGTGTCACAAACACAATAGATGGCAGGTATGATATTCCGCCGTACCCATTCCGTATTTGCGATACGCTTATCATTTGAATCATTCGGCGGAGTATCTGTTTTCGGTTCTCCCGTAAAATGCGGAGATTGAATTGGTGCTCTTGTGATATCAGTCGGATGCCGATGGTCTGCTCGCGCATATCGTCCGTCATCCGTACCCTGCCATACAATCCCATCCATCAATGGATCAACTTCAGATGCACGAACATGACCAAAGAGATCTGCTGTTGCCTGACCATAGGTAGATCCAGAAGGAGAAGTATGAACTCTCGGTGCCTTGATCAAATCGAGATACCGACCCATGTTTGCGGAAAGTGCAGCTGTCGGATCAAGAGACTCAAGAGAATCAATAACACGAGTTAATTCAATATCATTGATGAGTGCAATAACGTCTTTCGTGTCTGCCTTCGTCTGATTCAGAACGCGACCCATATTTGCGGAAAGAGGACGATCAGAATCATAAGAAATCAGATTATTAATCACTTGATTCTTGACATATTCCGTCGTCGCAATCTTTGTCGTTCGATCGCTTACCGCCTGGGTTGTCGTCGTTGGAGATTCTCGTAGGTTCACATTCGGCGCAATTTCAAATTCACCAATCGTTCCGGGAATGACAGTAGCACGAATAACCTTGTCGTCGCCAACGGTAACTTGGATATTTTCCGATGTGGAACCATTGTAAACACGAATCATCGATGAAATGTTGATTCGATTCTTTGTCCCATCGGGAAGAGGAATCACGAGTTCTGATGTTGCTGAATCAAATGTAATTTTTCCAAATGTATCGGTGATTGGAAGAACAAGTTCAACTTTATTTCCATCACGCCGTGTAAAAATAATTGCAGACTTGAGAGGATCCCATTCAGCAGAAGAAATATACTTGCTTCCGTCCAGACCATCATTAATTTGATTGATCTGTGATGTAATACGATCCAATGCAAGCTGGGTCTGTGCAGAAATTGGCTTGTCAGCATCCGCTGTATTGTTTACACGATCAAGTCCAATCTGTGCAGCTGTCACATTATGCGGATTATTAAAATCTGTAATATGACTATTGTATGTTACCGTCGATACGGATCCAATCTGTTCCGCAGTAATGCGGTGCGGATTGTTATAATCATTGATATGATTGAAAAGATCGGTGCGCGTCTGCTGTGAACCGGTTGGTCCATCAACCTTGCCCTGGAGCTCGACGATAGTATTATCGTACCGCTGGAATTCTTTGGTAACTCCAGCCTGAGTGATGTAACCATCATCGTTTTCGCCAAGACCTGTATATGCTTTCGGTGCTCCTTCGATATCGGAATAACGAACGAGTCCCTTGGGAAGAAGTTTCCCTGCTGCAACAAAGTCTGTGAAAATATCCTCAGGAGATTTCCATGCCGTATCATAATTGGTATCAGACTGTTTTGTTAGGAATTCGCCAGTAACACCACCGGCAGGAACACCTTCACCATCCTTACCATCGACATAGTCAACACCCTTGATTGGAGTATATCCATCAGCACCCTTGATGATCTTTGGTGTTGGAGGTGTGGTTTCTTTAGAAAGAACCCAACTAAGCTCACACTTATCATCAAGCTTTGGATACCAGATGTTTCCATGGAGGTTGTCTTCATCCGCAGCAGAATCTGCAAAGACCTGAATGAAACGACCCTGCATCCATACATACATTGCAGTTGATGGGAAAGCGATGAACATGTCACCCGCCTTCATTGTTGCGGAGCCAACTTCCAACCAGTTCAGGCCTGGAGCCTTCCGATAAATAACAACATCAGCTGTTTCATTCACCTTATAATCCGTCGCTGGACGAATAGCGAAATAGGTTGCTGTGGTATCAAGAACATCTGGAAGAGCCTGGCTAAATGAAAGAACGTAATTTGGATTCCAGTTGTTCGGATCATATGAATGAACGGTTGCTACACCCGTGCGGTCATCATATGCAATATTCACATAATTGAAGAACGTCTCACGAAGAGATTTGAAGTGTGCATCAATTTCTTCTCTCGTATAAGTACCTGCCTGATGTGCAGTTACATTATGCGGATTATTGAAATTATTAACATGATCTTCAACCGTAGCAACATCAGCCTTCGCATTCCATGCACGGCGTTCTGCATCACTGATATGCATACGTGTATTAGAAACGTGTGAGTTGAATGTTGCTGCTGAAATCTGAGCATTCCACTTTGCACGTTCAACATCCGTAATGTGAATGGAACGAGACTGGATATGATTGTGGAGATCGGAAACGCTTGCCTTCAAATCAAGCTGTTCCCCAACAGCACGTTCGGTTGGAATTTTGCTGTGGGACCGGTTTACCGGGTTTTTATCAATGGAACGTGCAACATCAAGGCTACCAATATCACCCTGTACTCCGCTCCATGTCATAATACGTCCAGGCTTACCTGCTTCAATCAGAGGCTGCTTAGAACGCAGGAGATTATAAATTGCTTCCAATTCATCCGTCAACGTGGCTGAATTGTCATCCATGGTCTTCTTCACCGCGTCGTATACGGTAACCGGATATGTGAATTCATAATCATAATTCGGTAGGGACATGTCATGTCCATCCATAAATACCCTGGATTGGACAATGCGCTTATTTTTCAATTCGCCCATAGGAATTAATCTTCCTTTCTTCTTATATTATAAATGGCTAGAATTAAATCAAAGTTCCTTATACTGGGACTCTTCCAGCTTTCGCATCTCTTCCAATGATTTAATTCGAACTTTTTCTCGAATCTCTTGTGGAACCTCTGTTAAATTCATTTGACCTTTTGCCACAACACGGGCATAAAAATTGATCAATGCCTTTGTCTGTTTCATATGAAAAACTCCTCTGTCACCAAAGTAAATATCTTATAGATTTGGTGAAGGTTCCTTATGGTATTTGCACAATAAATAGGAGGGAAATCATTCCCTCCTATTTATTATTTTGCACCCTTATTGTATTTCTTAATCGCAGATTCGATCTTATTACTATCGGACATGATGTAATTGACAATCTTACTGGTAAATGAAATCGATTTTCCAATCGTACTCAATGTTCGATTGATCAATGCAACTTCATCCCCATTCAATTTATCCATTTCATGGTTCGCTTCCGTTCGATCAATTTTTGATTTCAGATCACGATGAATGGTATTAAAAATTTGATTGTATGATTTCACATGCATGCAAATTTCATTGAGTCCATCATAATAGGTAACATTTCCATTTTTTGTTTTAATGATAGCAGCTGGTCCAAAGTATGCTTCTCGAGTTACTTCATCGCTGAATTTTACTTGGGTTGGGGTAAATTTAATTGCTGAAATTTTATTCCATTCATTGTTTGCTTTATTGGCTAATACAATATCAGAATCTTTAAAGATAGGGAGTCTACGAAGGAATCCGGTGCGCCATGCATCTCCCTGTGTTAATTTTTCCAAATACTGCATATATGTATCAAAGGATGGAATTACGCGATCCATTACAATTTGTACATCCTGATAGGTGATGTACAATTCTACATCGCCCGTAATTGCATTTTTGATATGTCTTGGGATTGACACCAATCCTCTTCCAATCGCATTCAAATGAGATGGGATATTATTAATAAATTTTGCAATGAATCCCAATAGTTTATTCATAAGACGAATGAGTTTCATTACCAAATCCCATGCAAGTTTCAATACAGATGCACCAAGATCCGTCAACTGGTTGTAGATACTTGCTGTATCTTTAATGGTTTTTCTTGTATTCTTTAGAGGAGCATCCATCCGAGTGATATTTTTTACCTTTCCGACAAGTGAATTATTATTCACTTCAACAGCTTCCAGAGTAAACATATCATAGGAAAGTAATACTCCATCTGCATACTGAATCCCTTCCATAAAAGCTGTCTGTTCTGGTTGTGTTAGTTTATCAAAATCCAAATCTAAAATTGAGTCCATAATATCCATTAAGATTCACCTCGCAACTCACATAAAATAACAACTTCATCGCGCATAGAGGATAATGCAATAATCGAACGATCAGCATCCGGATGAATTCCATCATACTTTTTTATTTCATCCGATAGTACTTGGTTTTTCATATTCATCTGTGCAATTTCAAATTCTTCAAATTGCTTGACGCCTTCTTTAGGTAGTACATCCAACATACTGTAATTCCAATAGGAAGACGCTGCTCGTTCTGGCGTACAAACATCATTGGGAACCCCCGTATATAGAATCTTTTTAATCATACATTTCCTCCCTAATATGTAATAGTATCATACACAGACAATATCATCTTTCCTTCATACAATGTTTCTTTTGGAATGCGATATTGTGCATATGGTGTTGATGTATGGAAAAGTTGAATGTTGAATGGTGTTTGGATTTTTTCAACAAACACCTTTTCAATGTTATGGAATAATCTTCCCGTACTCCCATACATACTCTTATCTTCTTTCAAATCACGTGCCACACCGATAAGCGCAACTGGATAGAATGTTTTCGATCGTTTGGATACGGGTTGCATCATACGATCTTTTTCTGGAGTCAGTCGAACTGCTTGCAATGCTTGATTTCCGCGATTTTCCGGCATAAGGAAATCTGTTGTTGTAAAGACACGGTTCCATCCATATTGATAGAAACGGAATCCTTCATACCCGTGTGTTATGATCGGATGAATATCTAGGTTTTTTATCTTGGCAGAAATCCAAATACGTTTCTTTTCATTGTATGGGAAATAAAATACTTGATCATGAGCAGTTTTTGTATAATTAGATAGTCCAACATCAATCCATTCATCATCCACTGTAACAGCATATAGGTGTCCTTCGTATAAAATTTTTCCAGTAATATTACCAAATCGCTCATAACGGAAAATGATACCTTTTTCATCCAAAGATGCCCGTTGATGATTTCCTGCAATATCAATCACATAGGGAATTGATACATTCGTTGTTAGCTTTGGGCGTTCTGGATGTTTGATCCAATCATTCCGAAAATAAACAAATTGAAATTCTTTAATCTCCACATCACGAAGATAATTATCTTGAATGGATGGGATGATTTTGGAGGATGCACCTTCTCTTTTCGTCGGTGCAACACTTTCTACATCTTCCCAATATCGTTCATAATTCATAATATGAACTGACCATACTGGTACCCATTCTCCTTTACTATTTTTATATTTTACATTCATATCAATTCAGCTCCGATTCCTAACGGTTATAACAAAAGTTCCGAAAACGAAGAGAATAGAAAGAGGGATTTCTCCCTCTTTCTATTTGTCACCAATTTACAACACGGAACCAAATATCTCCAGGTTGTGCATTCGTCGGCTCTTCGGCGGACACAATAATGTTGTGTACTTTCCGATCCGTATGCGTTCCTGGTCGATCCGGTGAAATCACAATCTTTTCATATTCTTCATCCGTCCGTAATTTGGATGGAGAAATGGATTTGTTGACGATATGATTTCCTGTAATAGTATTCACATCAATTTTTGCACCGGTAATTGTTTGATCAAAAATATTGACATTTCGAATGACCGGAGTTGACGCAATTTTATCTGCAGTAATAGCACCGGCTCTAATATTGATGGTACGGATTGCATCCGCTGCAATCATTTCTGTATTCACCTGAACATATTTTGGGTCATCTCCAGCAATCTGAACAGCCAGAACACGATTGTCAACATTGGAAGAAAATAATTTATTTCCCTTGATGGATCGATTTCCTCCAATACCTGCAGCAGCATCTCTCAACTGCTGCGCAAATGCATCACTGAATGTGAGTACTTTGAGTGAAGTCAATTTGAAATATTGGTTATCGATGGACACGGCACCATTTACATTCGGAAGTGGAGAAGAGTTCCACATTGCCTTTACCTTCGTATCAATGATGGAATCAAAGATACTTGTCTTCAATGAAATAACATTGGATACTTCATCAAATTGAATTGGATTGAATGTATGAATGGTTGGTGCAACATAATTTTTCAATGCTTTTGCAATGGCGTCTTTTACATATTGGATATTCGTAATACGCATATTACTCAGGTTACCATCTTCAATCGGTGTTGTATCCAAAGATGGCATACCGCGCAATAGGATATCGCGTTCTAGTGATTTGGATTCAATACTTTGATCTCGAATGTAATCAGAAGTAATTTTCAAATAACGAGGATCTTGATCAGCGCCATATACACCAATAACCATATGGTCATATCGGGCACGGAATAATTTACTTCCATCAACAATATTCGGTTCCAGCATATCACGATTGATCTTAACGTAATTCACAGGAATGTTTTGATCCGTTACACCCAATACCCGATTTGGGTTCAGCGATGGAAACAATTCGGATCCCGTAATCGTTCCCTCAACAATATGCTCTCCTCGAATTTGACGAAGTTTAAAATGATCTGTCGATAGTGTTAACGGTTTGATATGCTCTTCTCGCACACTATGCTTCTGCAAATTATTGGATGCGACTGCACCATCCGAAATCATTTCAGTGTTGATTGTTCCATAAAATGGTGGAGTGTTTGGTGTTGTTACAACCAATACTTTGTTTCGTTCTGTTGTAGTGAATAATGTGCGACCATCAACCTGATTATCATCAATCATCCGATTTTTAATCTTAGTCCATACCGGATCTGTATTTCCGCGATCAATGGCAATGACATGGTGCCCACTTGTATTATTTTCTGGCTTCTGGAGCTTATCTAATGTCACACTATTGTCTTTTACTTCTTCTCCTGTAATCAAACGGGGAGGAATCATACCTCGTGTTAGCTTTGTATAAACCGGATGACTATTGAGTGTGAGTGTACCGAGAAGCATATCCGCTTCTGTCGATTTGAATAATTTTGCAGGAGCGACAGATGAATCCATCAAATGTTCTGTTGCAATGCTGAGTGGACGAATATGACGTCGAATCACGGCTCCATCCATAATGTTTCGATCGCTGACGGAATTATCGGAAAGATGTCCATTCATAATTGCATTTACATCAATGCAATCTTTGTTGATTTTTGCCCAGGATGGTGCTTTGGTTGCATCTTCGGTAATTAATACACGATTTGAAACATCCGACGGTTTCAGCTTATCTGCACCAATGGTTTTCGGAACAAAATTCTCATTTGAGAACGTATAGGAACGAAGTGTATTGAATAGAAACTCTTTATTGATAATTGCTTTATCATCTACTTCTGGGATTGGTGTCGAGATGGTGGGAATTCCATTCAATTTTACGCTATCTGCAATCGCACTACCGTCGACAATTCTATCTTTGAGATGAACGCGTTCAATTGAAGCATTTGAAATATGATTGGTACGAATTGCATTGTCTTGAATATGACTGGATTGAATTGCTACATCACGAATGGTTCGCGATGATATCGCTGCTGGTGCAATATTGTTTTCTTGCACAGCATCATCATCCATCATTTCTGAATTGATACGTACGTACTGCAATGTTGAACCAATGGTTGTTACACCGAGGACACGATTTGCATTGGTAGAAGATACAATCTTATTGAGCGTAATTGATGCATTTGCAATATGTCGCGCTCCAATGGAATCAGGTGCAATCTTTGTAGCACTCACCGCATTATCTTTGAGATGATTCGTATATACAGAACCATATGCGAGTTTGTGTTCATTAATGGAATGATCTTCAACTTCCGATTGAATGGTATACAATGACTTTGTCGTATTTGTTGTTACTTTCATCCGGATGGTCGTGGTATCAACAGAAGCAATATCTGTATGAAGTTCTGACAAATCAATCGTCCGTTCATTTTTCCCAGACAAATCTCTCGTCATTAGATTGTGATTGTTTGCATTGTATGTAATCGACGAAATTAGTGTATGCAATGGAATCGTTACCGTTTTTGACTCCAATGTGGATGATAATGTGAGAAGCCCTTTTTCTAAATCATATGATACATCAGTAAATCCGGGCTTTGCACTATTTAAATTATGAAGAACATTGCTGATGTTCGTTAGCGCTTCTTGTGTTGCAGTAGAAATCGGTTTCTCTAAATCGGACGTGTTATCGACCCGATCAAGACCGAGCTGTTCTTTCGACACATGATGTGGATTATTTAGATCATTTGCATGCGCTCGGAATTCTTCTATGGTAACTGCTCCAATTCCTCCTGGTGTAATAATGGGAGGAACATCATTTTTGATATGATCGATCAGCATCTTCCGAACTTCTTCAGTTGCCGTATTATGCTTCGTATCAACTTCTGTTAGATCGGAAGTAAGCTTCTTGAAATGCTCTGTAATCACATTTTGTGTGATGAAACCGTCGGTATTGTTTCCCAGTGATCGATATGCAAATGGGACACCGATGATATCTTCCCAGTGAATATTCTTTGTATCTTTCGGATTACCATTGGAATCTAACAATCCAATCCGATGAAGATAATCCCCCACCGCCTTTTCTGTTGGAATCCGACCATGCGACTGCGCATCACGACTCCATTCCATTGCAGTGGTATACTTGATCGAACCAACTTCACCAGATACGCCACCGTATGTCATCAAATAATTTGCGGGTTTTGCCGGGATTCGTCGTTGTGCTCCAAGAAGTTTTCCTTTGATGGCTTCAATATCTTCTGCAAGAGTAATGGCATCATCATCCCAGGATGATTTTACCGCATCATAGGTTGTAATTGGATATGTTAATTCATAATTTGCTTCTGGGGGTGGTTGCGGTTTATCACTTATATACGTACGGGATTGTACAATCCGTTTATTTACAACGCCCATTGTAATTTCAACTCCTTAAACATTGTCTATGATTAAATATCGGGTTCTGAGCAATACAAATATGGAGGAGGGATATCCCTCCTCCATATATTTACATGAATTTGAAATTGTAATCTTGATCGAGATGAAATGTATCTCTCCATGTATTGAGAAGTTCTTGGCGAGCATCCTTTGCACCGCTGTATTCTTCAATCTTCATGTTAATGTTTCCAAATGCAGTTGGAATCTGATCATAATACTTTAGTGTATTATACAAATATACCTGCATATCCAATTCAGCCAATTGCATGAAACTATCGACACATGATTGCGGAATAGTTTCTCCATTCTCTTCGTGTTCGCATGCAGCAATAAATGTTAATACAGTGCGCGGAAACCCAAACAGTTGAATTTGATTTTCTCCAAGATATTCAAAAGTTGGTTCAGCACGCATTTCACCAGCAAGCATCATCATTTCTTGTGATGTGATGACACCTTGTACGGATTGATTGATTCCAAATGCAGGGGCGATATCCCCAAATGTTCCGCGCTCGGTCGTGTATGGGAAACGAACATCAATCATCCACATGATAGGAGTAACACATAACATGCGCGGTAGTTTATAAATATGCTTTTGGCGATCAACTACTTCGAGATGATTTACATTTGCATCCAATTCACGTTCCCATGGAACAAATTGGGAATACATGGGAATCGTCATCGTTGTCAATACTTCACGAATGATGTTTTCCGGATGAGCAGGTTCTCCAGTCACGTCATCCCGCAACGGCAACGTAATGCTATTCAACCCATACATCATTTTGAGTTGACTTATTACACGTGATAAATTCATCAGTATGTTCCTCCAATCATTACGAGGAATGAATGTTATACGAATACAACATTTTTGTTGGAAGATGATTTCTTACCAAACAACTGTTTGTTGGTGTGATATCCTGAGCATGCGACGGTATGATCAACCATCTCATAGAAATTCTTGGATAGTTTCTCATTGTAACATTCCCAAAGATCATCTAGAATGCCAACATATTCTGGTGCAATCGAGTGTTCCATCAATACATACTTTGCATGAGAAAGATCTTTCTCAATGTTTGTCGTATGTTCCAGATAGGATGCGATGATGGATGGCATGTCCATGTATTTTACATTTACCTTTTCCGCGAATGAATGTTCCGTTGCTTTGTTGAAATTCTCTTTCACGCCATCAACCGTGAGATTCTTTGGCACACCATTCTTCGATAGATTAGCACAATATTCTTTTAGAAATGACGTAAATTCGTTGAACGATTCATTGACGTTAATCCCTTTAAAGGATAACCCATTGAGTTGCACACCGCGTTCTGACGCAAAGTTATTAATATAATGCATCATTTCAGCATCATATTTCTCCATAAATGATTGCACATTTTCTGTTTTCATATAGGATTCTCCTCTAGTAATGAATAATCTTTTCCAATGGGCTTACCGGTTCATCAATCCCATCGACGCTATTATTTATGCCGTTCGAGATTGCACGTCCCATATCCTCAAAGATGATTCCAGAATATGTCGATAATTCCATAACAACGTCACGTACATTTCCAGTTTTATATGCATATGGTGAAATTCCATCCTTGGATCCATATACTTGACCGAACCGTTGTTTCTTATTCGTTGGACTACGATAAATTTCAGCCAGAATCAATTCCATAATCTTTGATGGTGTTTGTAATGTGAATCCGGCAATCTCTAGATTCTTCCACCAAATAGAAATCAAATCGTCGTAGGAAATTGCCGATGGTAACTTTCCTCCAAGGATGAGATTTACAAACTTGGATGCAATGGCAATGCCACGCACAATGGATTGTTCCATGACATAAGAATCTTTCACATACTCCAACACATACACATTCATATGCGATCCATTGATTTCAACTTCATCTTCACGAATGGTATATACATACAGTTTGATCATTGCCGGTACTGTGAATAGTTGATAATTTCCATTGTTGGTTTTTGCATAGATAATACCAATGGTCTCAACATATTCACCCATATTTGTCGCATATCGATTCTTCTCAAAATAGGTCATCGGAATATAAAATTCCATATCACTGTCTGCATACAATTTCGCATTTTTTGCATACAATCCCATTGAGTAGAACCTCCTTTCATATCATGCCAAAAAAGGAAGGGGGAATATCGGTTAAATCATCGTCTTGTTGATGTTTGTAATTGGAGTAAACTTCATCATGAACAAATGGCAATCGTCTTACTATTTCTTTGGTTCGTTGTTCCATTTCGATAATTCCTTCGATTGCAATCTCTTCAAATGTTGCATGTTCCGTTGATGTAAACATTCCCATTTGTGGATTCAACTCAATCTCGGTTTCGTCTTCAATGGTTCCTAAAATTGGGTGTACTTTATTCGAGATACCAAAAAGTTCAAGATTATCCCCGGTATAGAAAAGATACATTGAAATGAGATACGACATAGCATTATCGTCATGACATCCTTTGTCTGCTTCGATTTTACCAGTAGAAGTACGAACTAATTTACAGATATCATCCACTAGATATTCGGTATCCAAAATATCAATGAATTCATTTACATGGCGGAAGAGAATCTGGAACATCATGTCACGTACTTTTTTCGTTGTGTAAACGCCATATTTTTTCCATTGATCGGATGCCACACGCATTTGATATTCTTCCGGGGATTCTTCTGCCATGCGGTCCACCTGATTGGTTTTATCCGACCAATATAGATTCTCACGGACGGAAGATTCAACCAACATTTGAATGATGGCAATACCCATACTATTTCGTTCTGGATATATCACAGCACGGGGCATATATTCATTGATAAGAGTAATTATCAGTCGTACAATATCAGTTGTTGAAATATATGGGTTCTTGAATTCTGCAGCAATTCGCAAATTTTTTGGATTGACAATCGTAATCGCAGTATTGTCAGCACCCGTTCCAGATGGATCAATTCCAACGATGTATGGGATAGATGGGTCGAATGGGATCTTTTCTAGACCAACCATACAATTTCCCCCATGCTCATAGAGTTTGAACAACCATTTGTTGTTGATCAACAAATCGTCGGTTGATTTTCTCATATGAGAAATGAGATATTCGATATCTTCCGGAGAGAGAGGAGAATCCGTTGACCCGCGAACACGCTGTAATAGGATTTCGCGACGCACGGTTGTTTTATCACCAATGCGGGCATACTGATCCATGACCCATTGATATGTTTTCCGTACTTGATAATATTGATACTCAATGTAGAAAACGTCGATGACTTCACGCCGTTGGTCTTTATTCTTATCCTGGTGATATTCTCCCTTATATGCAGATTTATACTCTTCAATCTCCATATCGGTCATATCATAAATCTTTTCTGTCCATGGGATCATGGATTGAATGATAGGATATGATGTTCTTCCTTCTCTGGTATCTAGGTTACCTGGTGTTGATGAAAATATACGACATGTTGGTAGTCCGGCAGACAATGCATTTTCATGTGCAGTTGCAAACGCTGGTGCAGAGTTTTGTAGAATAATATCGAAGAACGGTGTATGTTCGATCTCGTCGAAATACATAAATGCGGATGATGCACCACGAGCCATACTTTCTGCATTTGAAATACTTGATGCTTTTGCATGAATAGTAATTTTATTTTTCCGCAAACTATTATTGAGGATCTGCGTGGATTGACGTGTCTTCTTCGCTTTCCCGTCAATATCCATATAACGTTTGAATTGCATCCATTCAGGTAAAAGGTCAATATTGTCGCGAACTGTTGCAAGGTTTTTGATGGTGTTCTCAGAACCTTTTCCGAAGAAATGCATATCTAGGTTTTTCGAAAATTGGAAAGTCCATGTAATTGGTGTTGCAATAATACCGGTTGTTTTCCACGTCTGACGCGGTTCGGTTAAACAGGAATCCTGATTGCGCAGGACACACCAAATTTGTGCAGCAAGTCCACGATGCAATCCAAATGGTAAGATACCTCCATCCGTACGGATTCGTGCAATATTACGTGCATAAAACCAAAGATTCTTAGATGCTTCTCTCAGCAGTACTTGAATTTCCTGCTCTGTGATGTTTGGTTTATATGGATCGATATATGCAGCATTGGGATTAAAAATTTCCAACATGAAGAAATAATTTTTAATCCCCAGCGTTTTTAGTTCCATTGCTGTCTGTAGAAATGTATTTGCGCGATTATTAATTCCGCATCCGAAATCATAATATCGACCATTGATTTCTTTAATATCCACGACTTGCAAAAATTTCACCTTCTTAATATTAATAAAAAGCGAATATTATATAGAGGGGTTTTAAGCCCCTCTATATAATATGTGTTATTTTTATAATTTATCTAACGTACTTAGGCTGAACTGTTCGTTCTTTCTCTCATCATATGCGCTGTGCGACAGTCCCCGAGTACATCAAATCCATATAAAAAGCATCAGGGAATTTATGTCGCGTGATAAACAATAGCTGTTGACGAGTGTATGGGACTTTGGACCGGTAGAGCATAGGAGGTAATACTCAATTCGGTAAGATCATTGCTAAGTGAGACGGGCTTAGCAAGAAACAAACATAGTTCGGATGTTTGTGGGAGGCAGCTATTATTTCATAAATCCCCGATACTTTTTAATATAATAGTATATGTGTTGTTACTCTTTTTAACACATCGAATTATGGAAGGATATTTTATCATGAATATCAATAATCATAGAAATGTTGCAAGCCGATCCAAGTGGAAAGAAAATAATCTTCTCTATGGAAAATTAAAAAAGGAAGAAAATGGGAAAGAACTAATTGAAGAGGTATTTATTATTCCATCGAAGCAGGAATATCCTCATCATGTCATTCGAGGGAATACATTGGTATTATCTGTCGATGGGGTAAAGAGAGTATATAATCAATTGAAAGAAAAAGGATTGTATCACGGAAAAGCAAAACAACATATCGATCGTCATTTAAAGGAGTTGGGTATCAAAATGAATACGTCCCGTAAAATGGAAGAAAATTTTGCATACATTGAAAATGCATTATCGAATCATTCTACAAATTATGTGATAGAATCTTCCGAGGATGAAGAGTCAGTTGTTCCAAAGAAAGAAGATAAAAATGGAGTCAAACGAAAGAATCTATACATTGCATTCATTGAATATTGTAAAAAGTTAAATCCAAAAAATACATTCAGTAGTTTATTCGATAAAGATATCTTTAAAGAACGTTACTCATTTATTCCTCATGAGATGCGATACTTTTATCGTTTGGCAAATCCAATGAGTTGTATCATTCCTGTCATACAGTTTGAATCTGTTTCATTCTTTGAAGATACTGGAATCCAACAGGCGTTGGATCAGATTAAAAAGAATAATAAATCGGAATCAGAAGATTCGGAAGATGTTGATAACGATTTAACTGAAGAGAATGATGTAGAGGAAACCATAGAAGATGATTCTATTGAAAATGAAATGATGATTTTCTTTTCCATTAATGATCTTCCAAAAATTAATGAAAAGAATGATACGAATGAATATGTTATTTTTGCTGGGTCTCCAAAAGAATATTATGTTTTCCGGAATAAGGATAAAAAGATTTACAAATCAAACGATGATAAAATTACGGAACCGATTGCAGATTCATTTGATCTATTTATTCAAAAAATTGTTGGGAAAGAATATTTGTAAAAAAGAGAAGTGGATTGAATCCACTTCTCTTTTTTCCGCCAAATTAATTGGAGGATTTCACATTGAGAGCTTTGATCATATTGCACCTAGCATTGTGTCTTTTCACAGCAGCCTCATAGTCTTGATGTATGTTGTCAACCATTGCCTGAACAGCTTTGCCGTTTTCACGGATCTCTTTCTTCTCCTTGGATTCTGTGGCATTGACACAGCAATATATACCCATGCATACTCCATAAACAGCAAGACTGCCAATCATAACATTCTTCCACATAATAATTCTCCTCTTCTAAAATAGAAAGATTATTCTTCTTATCTCTACAATAATAATATATCAATAGATATGAAAAAGATACGATTTGAATGAAAAAAGAAGGAGGGGAATATTCCCCTCCTTTCTTTATCAGTAAATAAATTACTTCTTTTCCGCTTCAGCAGCAGCATTTGCATCTGCAGCAATCTTATCGCCAAGCTCCTTCAGATAACCCTGAATCTGTGCCATTGCGGTAACAATCTTAAGATCGCGATTGACAAGTTCAATGACAACCTTGAGGCCAGCAGTTGCTTCATTTTTTGCAGATGCTTCAAGATCCATCTTCTCGAGCTTTTCAATACTCTCCTGAATAGATTTTGTTGCACCCTCAAGATCCTTAGCCGAGTATGCAGAATATGCCTTATATCCGGCAACAATTTTTGCTGCATCTGGATCCTGCATCGTATTTGCAACAAGCTTATCAAAGTCCATTGACTGAAGCTTCCCGGTAATCATCCCGCCACCGATGAGCTTTGCAGACATTGTAACAGAAGGTACAATGATATCTTCCTTACCAGCCAGGAAATATGCAACCTGAGTTGCTGCCATACGACCAGCGTTACTATTCTCTTCTCCGCCAATCTTCACAGCAATGTTACGAATCCCCCGATCCGCTAGATTGGTGAAAGAATCATTCGTAATATAACTGATTTCACGATAGCGATTTGAAATCTTTTTCTGAACATCATTGAGCTCCTGCGGCATAAACTCGCCCTTCAGGAGAAGTTCCTTCTGTGCCTTGGTGAGCTTTGGCATACGCATAACACCAAATACACGAAGAATCTTGTTTACGAGTTTCAGAATTGCATTCCAAACTCGTCTAGCTGTCTTCGTAATTGTACCCCAGATCTTCTTATGGAGTGCCTCTTCCTTGGCCTCAGCCTTCTTTTCAGCTTCTTCAACAGCGTTATCTTCTGACTCAGTGAACATCGTCGTACCACTGAAAGCCTTATGTTGCTGGCATTCGATCCAGGCATTCAGAACATTCAGTTCTGCATTCTCCTTGTAAATCTCAAATGCCTCATCGCTGTGTGCAAAGTTGTCGTTCTCCAGAATAAGTTCCTTAATAGTCATAACTGATTTCTTCCTTTCTCGAGAAAAAAGAGAGAATTTATATTCTCTCAACGATTCCTATAGGATATACGGAATTAACTCTTTTTTGGAAATCCCACTGTTGGGATATTCCTTGTTTATGTACTGATAGAGTTTATCAGCAATGGATAATGATCTATCTAAAATGAAGTCATATTCAATATCTACTTCCTCATGGAGGTCTAGATCATCCACAGTCGTTTCTTGGAAGGATAATGAAATATCTTTCTCATTCAATAAAACATTCTGTAAATTCGATTTAAATGCATCTGAAATGTTTGGTGGTAGTTGCATCTTAATACGAATCTTTCCTGTCTTATCGCCGTTAAACAGATCACTATTTTCGGATTTGATTGAGTGAATGAAGGATAGTAATTTTTCTTGAGATTCATATACATCACTCGTGATAGGAACCTCATACGTATTATATACATACGTTCTATCATTTGGTATGAATTGGAACGTATCATCCTGTAATATTACATATCCTTTTGTTTCCTCCTCCCCAAATGAAGTTCGGAATAATGAGCCTGCATAATGAACATTCTTCATTGACGTTGGTTTATGCTGATGTCCAAACACACATTGTTTGCATAATTTGGATAATTCATCTGAATGCCATCGATATACAAATTTTTCATTTGATTTAATCGATGCATCGAATTTCAGCGCGGGCATTCCTTCGACAATGATTCCGTGTCCAAAAATGTATTGATATTTTTTGGACAATAGCTTTCCATAATGAGACTCTTTATTCTCAATGTATTCTTCAGGAAGATATAATACAGGACAATGATCAAATAACATTTCTTCGGATGCAGTATAAATAACTTTGAAATCTAATTTTTTATCATTGAGAAAATATTGGAACAGCCCATATTGATTTGCATCATGAGATTCTGTTCCATACACACAACGAAGTTTCGTATTCGTTCGTTTACAACATCGCACCAACGTTTCCATTACATTGATGGCTAATTTTGTAAATGGTTCATTGATTCGTAAACTTCGATGGAAATAATCTCCCAATAAGATAACAGCATCCGTTTTATTTTGTACAATTTCTTTGTAGAAGATATCCTTCAATACATCATATACATACTCAGTATCTTTGATGGTACCGATATGTATATCCGCAATGCATAAAATTCTCATGAAACATTCCTTTACCGCGGACGTCCGTCAAATGCAAGGAGCATAAATATAATCACTGCTGCACATGCAATGTAGTTCATAACATTTACACCATCAACCAATTGATCAAACATATAACATTCCTCCTAAAATAATCACAGTTATCAATAGAATATATTATTCTATTGATCATAATATTTCAATAAAAAAATAAAGAGGGATTTTCACCCTCTCATTTTTTTGATCGCACGACTGGTTAGTTATGATTGTATACGATATGACATGCACGATAGAGATGGGCTTGGTGACCTTTGTATCCCTTTTTCTCAATCTCCTTTTCGACTTTTCTCCTGTCGATCCAGACACTTAGGTCTGCAAGTCCAATTGCAATACCGCCCAACGCCAATCCAATACCAGCCCCAAGAGCAAGCCCTTTTACAACATCACCGAGTCTCATTTTATTTTCCTCCTAAATATATAGATATTATTATCCTTATCTCTACAATAATAATATATCAATAATAAGTAAGAAGATACGATTTAAATAGAGAGGGGAATATTCCCCTCTCTATTATTTACATTTCAATCTGTTCTTGATGGGATTCATTTACCTCAGCATCCAGGAAGATGCACTGGTTGTTCGAAATAAGAATTTTGACAAGTTCACTTGCTGCAAGAAGGACAAGTTCATCGGTTTCCGCAGAAGTGAAAACATTATCATTGATTTCCATGGATTCAAGGTCATATGTCTTGAATGATTCAATTGACTTTTGAACAATCTCGGAAAGTTTTTCAGAACCTTTCTGAATGACATCTTCTACTTTATTTTTATCATCCAGGGTTCTCCACTCTTCCATGGTATTCAAAATGCCATCGTTATTTGGTCCTACAAGCACATCGACATAGGTTGACGTTGTTGCATGCATAATTAGTGAGTAGATTAAAGTTTTCAGTGGATCTTCTGTACGTTCAATGCATTCTGCGGCAGATCGAATGATGGAAAGTTGGCACCCTGGAACAGTTCCATGCTTGATTGCACTAGATACGCATTTGATCACATCTTCAATGCTATCCCAGAGAATACGCTTCTGTAGAGATGAATTTGCACCAACATAATAGATGTAATTCTTCATTTCCAGCTGTGCAATTCGTGCATTTGCTTCTGAAATTTTAAAGGAATATGATTGACGCTCAATTTCTGTTTCTGACCGCAGTCGATTCAATTCTGCTTTTGCCGCATTCAATACTTCCTGATAGCGATGGTCTTCGAAGATGGACTCGTCCTGCTGGAAGATGGAACCATTTGTGCAGGAGAGAATGGAATCTTTACAATATCCAAGAACATTTCGTAGGATTGATTCTTCAGATAATGATTCATCCATCTCTTTGTCAATTGTTCCGTTTGCCGCAATATCAATCAGAGATACATCCGTTTCCTGTGTAATGATGTCGCCTTTGAGAATTGTTGCCAGATCTTTGAGATCCCACTCTTTCAGTTTGCCAATTTCATACTGGGCAAAAATGAGATTGATGATCCCGTAGGTACGATACTCGTGATTGACGTATTGCTTCATCGTTGTATTCGCTACAAGCGCGTCATAGTATGGGGCCAATACAAGAAGCTTCCGATTATTTGCACGGCAATAGTCGTTCATTGGAATCAGGAATTTCTCAAATACCTCGCTTTCAACCTTATGATCGAAAATGAGAATATAAATATCTGATTCCTTCACCGATAGATCCTCGGACTTTGCATATGCTTCGTCAATCAGATTTGCTTTAAATTCAAATCCTGTAATTGGCTGAACGTAAGATTTGTTTGTCGGCGAATCCTTCTGACGAATGGATGCGGTCTGTGTCTTCTTATAGATATCTGCAATATTTTGACTTACCTCAGCATCACCATTGGATGTAACGTATGCAATCCGATAAATGGAAGCGGTATCTCCCGGTTCAATGAATGTTGCACTCTTCTTAATCCCTTCAATGATTTCAGCAACACATTCATCCCACGCTTTGGTAAATTCGCGAGGGAGACGATAGAGTGATTTGAGTGGACTCTTATATTGCTCATACGTCTGAAAAAGATTATTCGCAAATACGATTGCCGTTGTTGTCCCATCGCCAACACTATTGTTGAGACGTGTACATGGTGCTTTGATGAGATTGTATACCAGTCTCTTGTAACGATTATGGAATCGAATATTTTTCAGGATAGCAAATCCATCCTTGGTAGCTTCTGTGCTCATCCCGTCAATGATCATACTAGAGCTACCGAGAGGACCAAGAGATTTTGCCATGTTCGATGCAATGATATTGAACACATCGTGAACGAGTTCTTCATATCCATCTTTTGGAATAATATTCACCTGATGCTCATTGGAATATTTCATGAATTCCATAATTTAAACAACCTCCTATAAATACCTACATTAGATAAATTTATTACCAACATAGGTTACTTAAGTAAAATGAAAATATAGAAGGTGTGGTATCGTTGAAACCGGTTGAAAAAGAAAATAAGATATACCATCAATTGTTTGGGCATATTCCAAATACAATCATTGGTCGTATTGCATATATTTTAGGAAAGCGAGCAACCAGTAAGAATGCAAGGGATTCCATCGAAAAGGAAGTTCGACGAATCAAACGCATTAAATGGAAGAGCATTTCATTTACGATGTTTAAGATATTCAAACCATCTGCTCGTCCGCGGGCAAATACACGGATGGGATTTGTTCGCATGTATGTGCCAAGAGCCAAAGAGAATGGGGAATGGGCGATTGATTATTTAAACAAACACCCGATGAAAAAAATTACAACACCATGCAAGTTCAAAATATCGTTCTATGAAAAAACCCCATCTTCTTTTTCTCTTCGCGATAAAGTTCTTGCAGAGATGGGATATCTAAGACCGTGGAAACGAACGGGGGATGTTGATAATTTCCAAAAAACAATTCTGGATATGCTTCAGATTGGCGGATTATTGGAGGATGATTGTTTGGTCATCCACGTCGACGCCGGATTATATTATTCCATCAAACCTCGTTGTGAAGTAACCATTGAGTATATGGAAAAATTTCCAAATTGATTATAAATGGAGGGATTTCTCCCTCCATTATTTTTTATGAAAAAATCCTTACAATCTATTTATAAAACGAATTGGGTTATATATTGTTTCTGCAACATTTCATCTGATTTTAGGAGGATATTATGCGAAAATTTCTACACAAGATGGAGAATAAATACGAAGAGAATCTCAATCTTGATATTCTGAATAAAGCATTCGATAAACCAATTGAAGAATATATATACCAGGCATTCAAATCATTGGAAATTCTTCCTGCCATTAAAATTTTGGGATATGAATATGACCCAAAGGGCGAAGCAGATTACGATCAAAACAATTACATCATTCGGCGAAATAAAAATAAAAACAAAGCAATCAAAAGCATTGCAGAATCTCGCTGCTCCGTCATGTATATTGATATTGAATTGAAGGGTATGAATAAGAAAGGCGAGTTTGAGGTTCGTCAAATCAAGAAGCCAATCATCATTCCTATTCAAGATGATAAAGGATTTTACACCATTAAGGGGAAGAAATATTATCTCATCTATCAGATGGTCGATAAGATGCTTTACCCATCCTTCAATGCAGTGACAACAAAATCATTGATGCCGATTTGCGTTCGTATTGAAAATGGAGATTTTGAAGATATTGATGGTACCATTCATACCATCCCAACACACACCATTCAAATCTTTAAGAATGCAATCAATTGTCTCTATATTTATTCCGAATATGGCATTACAAAGACATTGATGTTCCTAGAGGTTGATCGATTCATCTCTGTAGAAGAAGATGGGAAATATGAGCGAAAAGAAAATCGATACTATTTCCCATGTGGTAAGAAATCCAACATCGTTGTATCTGTCGACAAGTATATGTTTGACCATGAAATTTATGTAAAATCCATGGCAGGTTGCCTGATTTCCATTTTCAAAGAGACAAAAATGAAATATGATGAAATCGATGATTATGACACATGGATGATTCATACTGGTGGGAATAACACAGTCAAGCGTGGTCAATATCAGCATATTTTCTTCAACCGATTATTGGATGATACGAATCGTGAAGAGATGAAAATAAATGAGTATGATAAACAAAACATTCGATATCTTCTAAGATACATTCTCCAAAACTATTATAAGCTTTGGGAGAAGGATAATCTTGCGATGGAGAATAAACGTCTTCGCTGTAATGAATATATCGCTTCGTTTATCACACAGGAATTATCCGATCGTATCAACAAGATCGTATCCATGGGTGATAAGGCAGGTCTCCAGGAATATTTGAAACTATTCCGATTCTCACCAGACATTTTCATCATGAAATTATACGCTTCCGGCGTATTGCGTTTTGCTGAAAGTAATTCGGATATGACATTCATGAATGCATTTAAGGTGACCAAGAAGGGTCCTCAATCCCTTGGAGGAAAGAATACCCGTCGTATTCCAATTCGTCAACGCACCCTCCATCCATCGATGATTGGGTTCATTGATGTATCTGCAGGTTCATCTTCTGATCCTGGGCAGAGTTTGGATCTTTCTCCATACAATAAGATGAAATCATTCTATTTTGACGATTCTTTATATGAGAATGAAATGCATTATAAGATTTCACAATATCTGAAAAAGTATCCGCTCGGAGATGATTATGTTGAAATCACATTTAATTGTAAAGATGAGAAAGAATATAATGAAGTGTTGGATGCACTATTCCACGCAGGAGAAGGAAAATTGAAAATCTCAGGTGTTACATCAAATCCATTACAGATTATTGTCGAAGAAGATCCTCGGTTGTCTTTCCGAAAATTTAATGAAGATTATCTGAAAGATGAATCGAGGGAGAAAGAATGAAGGCACGGATAAAATATAACTTGCTCCGTATCCATAGTAAATTGGCAATTGATTTTAGTATTGTACTAGATACAGAACGAGACAAATACCCTTTGTTCCGAATCAATCATGTCAATGAAAATGTTTTCATGGATTTGAATTTAAACCCATTTATTCAATTATCCATCCTTCGATTTGCGGAAGATGGTTCATTCCAAACACAACAAGAGTGGAATCCATCCGATCATTTGACCTTAACAAAATCAACATTTCCAATCTTTCTGCATAATTTGAATGGAATTTTAAAAGATTTTGAGATTCCAAAATTATATTCCTACCGTGGAAGTCGATTGGAGTTAAATGAATCGGAAGCAAAAAAAGTACATCGTTCCTTCCTATGCGGTCGAAGCACTGTGGTGATGGATCCGACCGTCATTACACAGGATGATACATACTATGAAGGAATGCGATTAATGTTCAATGGAGAAGGGAGTATCGTACTGTTACCAATCGATGATATCCGTACACTTGCATATACATTTAATGCGTTGGATATTCATACATTGGCAGTACAACTATACCAGAATTATCTCCATCAATCATAAGGAGACTGAGTTCCAATGGATTCCATTGTCGTATGTAAAAATAATACATATCCGGTCGAAGGAATGTTCTCTAATCAAATGGAAGAAGGGAGATTATACATTGATCCGAAATCAAAACGGATCTACTGTTATACAACTACGACGCAAGTGGTAGGAGATACTTCTCATCATTTTCCAATTTATGATGGAAAACATTTCTTTGATTCTGTGAGATCATACAAAAAGTACGAATCGGATGTCATATCAACCGACGTAACAGACATGGCATCTTCCATATCGGAAAAAGATCGAGAGGATATGGAATATCGTTCCAAAGCAGTATTGTATGGAGATATTCTGGAGCCGGAAATATCAGATTCAGATAACATCTATTCGCAGTGCATTAAAGGAATTCTTCTACATAAAAAATACAATCTTCTTGATCTATCCATTATGAGTAATCCAAAATTAACTGTCGAAGAAATTTCAAATCTTTATCAATCTCTACATAAGATTGCATTTATGCGTGAGAAGAAATTTATGATTTGGATGAATCAAATTCTTCATATGGATTACAAAGTAAATTGTTATGATAGTAATTCCGATCAACTACTTCTGACATATCATAGTATTGATAAACGGTATGAGTTCTATCATAAGAATAACGATTGTCATAGAGAAGAATATGACGAGATTCTCAAAAAGTCATGGGATCCATTCAAGAAGATGATTAATCTGATCATCAAAATGAAGAATTATAAGAAGGCCGATTTCAATGTAAATACGGAATCTGCGTATACCATCAACAATATGATGACAACGATTTTCGGCGATAAATCTGTGTCTGCCCAGATATTTTCACGATTCATGCGCATTATTAATTTACCATTCGACATTGTCATATATGATAAAGATGATATCGTATTCACTTATACATCGAAAGGAGATGACATTGAAAATGGATAAACGATTTATTGATTTATTCACAAAACAATTTGGGATTCCTCAGATTGTGGAAATCTATCGTGGACATGAACAGTCTATTGTTATTCCAGATAAAAAGTCCGATATGCCCATGGAACAACTTCAAGAAAAGATCGAAGAATCAAACGTAATTTCCAGTGACGCAATTGCTCGATTGAATCATCTCAACCATCTATCTGACGAGTTGGAAGAGCGAAAAAATAAATCAACGTTTCAACTCGTGAAGGATTATTTCAGAGATCTTTACCACAAAAAGAAAATCAAAAATAATAAAACCGTATAAAAAGAAAGAGGGAGATGATCCCTCTTTCTTTTTTGCGAGTAATGTAATTACTCTTTGCAGCCGACAATCGAATACCGCGTGCAAGGATTCGGAAGTGTGACATCGAGATGATACTTCTGGCCTGCAGGAATGGAAATCGTGTTTCCAAACTTGCCGCAGAAGATACCATTGTCGTCGTATCCTTCCACGATGACCTGAACGGTCTTCGACTCATTGTTCGTATTCATCAGGATTGCATCTCCACGGAGAAGACCATACTCCATCCGCGACGTTGCGCTGAGCACCTTGATTCCGTTCCACTTCTCCTTTTCAGCCTTTGCCATTTCTGCATCGCGCTTCTGGACATCGTCGAGATACTTCAGCCAACGATCAAGGCCGAAAAGTTTATCCTCAACGCAATAGTACATCTTCCCAGTTGCAACGTCAATCGCAAATGTCTTTTCCTTGAGCTTCGTATTCTTTATCGTGAAGACATGATACAGTCGCCCATCATGCTGATAAAGGCGACCATTCCCGCGATCAATCAAATCGGGTGTCGGAGAATCAGCCGGAACATTTGTCCAGACTGAATTCAGGAATTCAATAGCAATCTGTTTTCCCTCTTCCGCCGACACGTTGGGAACGAAACCTTCCGGCGCGCTGATGTAATTGTTGTTATTCTTCGGATCCAGTTCAGGCATTGGCTGATCCTTACCGACAGCTTCTCCGACAATCGTCGGCTCCACCGTCGCGGCCGCGGATGTATCAGCTGCATTCTGCGACGAATGAGTTGCACCATCCGGAACAATGATGGCAACCATCATCGCCAAGATGAACGGATACACGAAGAAATGAAGCGGTAGTGCAAACCGCTTCTTCTTCAATGCAGGGAATTTCTCTGAGAACCAGAACCACTTATCGTTCTTGAACAGCAGTCCAAGAACCCCAGATGCATACGAAGCAAGCATTGCAATTGCAAGGATAAACCCAATGATTTCCAACATGATATTTTCCTCCTTAAATTACGCCGACATGAATGTCGTCAATTCTGTATAACTCTTAATCGATGGATCAAATCGAAAGATGACCATCTCTCCACCGACCATGACCGTTGCACCTTTCCAACCAGACTCAATTACATCTGTACAAACTTCACCGAGTCTGTAGATTGGAATCGTTGCCTTGTGACGGAAGTCTTCTGTTTTACTTGGATTATAGATACTACCAGTTCCCGGATGGCATCCTTTCTCACTGTCAACGCTCACAATGCGAAGGAAGAGTTCCTTGTGAAAATGAATGTACTGGACCTTCTTAGTCACCATTCCGCATTTCGACGGATAGTCATTCATGATCAACACATTCTCCCCATTCTTGATGTGCTCGTAAGCATCATTCAAAGTTCGAATTGTGATGACATCCAATTTTTTAAGCATCAAGATTCCACCCTTCCTTCTCAGAAAATCCGATGTAGATCAGTTCATCGATAGGGATACCATCCCGTTTATATGCAGAATCCATATGGAAATGGAATAGTTCCTTTTCCTTCACCTTTTGCAGGATACGTTTCAGCATTTCATCGATGAATCGATATGGAACGTCCTCGAATACAATCCCAGGACGCTGGTAAAGGATAACATCGTTATCATCGCGCCAACGGACAATTCTGATATCCCCTGTATTAGGGCGACGATTTACTGGGATGATCTGGATGTTGTATTCCTCAGACAATTTATGTTCCATTAAGTCGAATGAAATCTCTATTTCACCTTGCTTAATGAGATACTCAGTGCGCATATTTGCGCTATACTTTTCCCACTCTTCGTCGCTTGGAAAGATCGATTCTATGCGCTGAAGAATATCATCGATACGCTTGTTGTATTCGTTGAAGTTCATAAGTATTCTCCCCTTAGTCTTCTTTCACAATGTTGAGATATTCCTTCAAACGTGCGTCATCCATGTCAATGACGCCGCTATTGATGATGCTCATGCGGATCCTTCCTTCCTCTTGAAGCTTCGCGAAATAACACATATAATCCGCAACGTCATCGCCATGCGTATGGAATGTGACTGCCGGATAATATGCCGGACTGCAAACAAATCCATCGGCGCGATGTACCAACGAGAACGCAAGTGTGACCTCTTCACATTCGAGTCCCATAAATCGCCACGGATTTCGATCTGCTTGCCCGAATCGTTGCCCGATATCCATCCGAAGTTCTTCCTGTGAATCGAGATAGTGTATATAAACACTATCCTTCTTCCGCAACCAATAAGAAAACATCTTCGGATCTTCGACGATATATCCGCGATAGTCAAGATATCGCTCCATAATGATGTTCATCCGCTTCGAAAGCTCTCTGAAATCATTATTCCGATCCAATGCCTGCTCAATAAATTTCTGCGCCATTTGATACTCCTCCTCAATATCAAACATAATTATGAGATATTCCTATCTCCCTCATATAGAAATAATATATAATTTTATTAAAAAAATTATAAAAAATAGAAGGGGAATATTCCCCTTCTATTTATTTGTAAAATTAGTCGAAGTGGACTATTCTCCAAATTTTCGATTACCCATGATTAGTTTGCGTTCACGTTCCTCTCTATCACGCATAGCTTCTTCTGCAGAAGAGCGACCTTCGCAAAGTGCAAGAATGGAGAACGTGAACCAAAGCGGGTGACGATATGAAATCGTCTTGATGATCTGCGGCAATATGTATAGGAATCTACGGAATCTTTCAACCGTTGTAACAAATGGATCATCTCCTGCTATAATTGCATTATAGCTGGACGGGACAGATTTCTTGAAATACTCACCATCGACCACCATGCAAAGCACATATAGATCGGCAAGCTTAACCAGCATTACTGGACTTGTCGAATATATGCTATGAACCTTGCTGAACGATTCCATATATTTAGCACGCCCATACATGGCTAATGGTGAACGCTCACTCATTATCTCATAGGTCCCATAGAAATCATACGGGCTTTCGAGAATATGATCTTTGACCGTAATCGGAAGCAACTTCTTCATATCCTCGATATACGTACCGAGTGCATCGTTGATGTCATTTGCATCAATGAGCCCGCAGAACTCGGTTGGAACAGAATATTGAAGAGGCGATCCGATGTCATAGTTCATTTTCTCTGAAATGATTTTATAAATATCCTCACAGAGTTTCATTCGACCAAATGTATCATAGAGATCATCCGGTTGAATTATTTTCGGTGTCGGCAGTTTGTCTTTATCGAGGGTAGACAATGTCAACATCGATAATGTTTCCTGTGATGAATATTCAAGATATGTGAACGTGACGTTATTTTTATAATGACGGAATATGACAATGTAACGATATCCGACGTGGCGAATGCAGTATCGCTCGTCATACCAATCAATATCATATCCGCTGGTATCCAACCGATCTCCAAGCAACTCTTCGAGTTGAACCATTGCTTCGGCAATGTATTTTAAACCGAGCCCGAGATAGATTTTTCGATTGGATTTCTTCGTTAGGAAACGAATGATCTTTTCAGTATACCCATAAAATGTATACTGTTTCTTCCGATCAAATTGACAAGCTTCAAGATTCTGAACATACCCAAGGCCGATGATATCTTTATTCATCGTGATGGAGAGTGGGGTGTTTTTATCTCCCTTCGGAATGGTAATCATGGAAACCTCCTAGTTTGAAATCAAATGTTTCGTTGAATAAAATGGTTGCGCAAGATTGAGTTTATGATATGCATATAATGCATAATCGAGAGCATGATAACTCTCAATTGGATAAAACAGCTTCGCTGCCTTCATTCGACTCCGCCATCGGAAGCCCCGAATCTTCTTCATCTCCAAATCCCTCCTCGATCAGTTTCTCCATCGAAATTTCATGCCATCCGCCAACAGATGCAACGAGATTGAAATTGAAGATACCTTCATTTCGAATGCATTTCAAAATATTCCGTAACATCTTTTCGACAAATGAGAATGGCATATCATTCAGAATGAGTCCAGCCCGTTTGTCGTAAAGACTGTTTTCAAAATCATAGCGCCGGTACACCCGAATATCTGCTTTGTTCCAAAGACCAACCGTTGGAGCCACCCAAATATCGAGTCCGCCGGGGTATGAAGATTTCTTTGAATAATCAAATGAGATCTTCATCTCATTCTGACACGTGAGAAAATACATTGATCGGTTTGACTTGTTTTCTGCATACTCCTCGAACCTCGGAAAGAACGGTTTCAAATTCCGAAGAAGCTCATCAACGCTGATGGTATATGTTGTCATGTCCATAATTATGTTTCCTCCTATACATAGCTATGAAAATTACTTTGATGCAATGAGTTTTGATGTTGTGATATCTCGAATTACTCCATTAATATAACACTCCATTCTTTGATCGAAATTCTTTTTGAATTGATCACCGATCGAATATCTCCGATTGTCATCCGTAATCAAATGGATTTTAGTTGCATCACGCATCCAATTGATGATGTTTTTGATGACACCTTCTGGATACCATTCAAATCCATAACCTTCTCCTTGAACATGGAATAAGATTGCATTTGAATCGGTTTCCAAATCTCGCTGCAAATCCAATGTCATGAAATGGAAACGATCGTCAAACCATCCATGTTCGATGATCAGATGATTGTGTTTGAGTAAAAGATCGACAATTTCTTCGATGGAAGATATATGTATAATATCATTCATCTCCAGCATCTTCCTTCCCTAACAATACATCCATCTCTTCATTGGTTATGAGAACATTATTCTCATATAGATCTGGATGAATTTTTCGATGAATGATTTCTTCCATTTTATCGATCCCCAACATCATCTGATGCATGATATCATCCCGAATTGATGATGTGATGTGATATGTTGTACCATTATGTTTGATAAATGCCTTCTTCGAATACATCACTGCAAAATAGAGTCGAGCAATAATCTTATTTGTAAAATCGCCGTCTGCGGATTCTTCCGCTGGATCAAACTCCTCGGATGGGTCGGAGACCGGCATCCATATTTCGCTCGTTTCACTATGCTGTATTTTCACTCGAGAAAATTGATTCACTAGTGATAAACAGAATGTAACTTTATCACCGTATGGAATTGTAATATTCAAAAGTCGATACAATTCTTCGAATGAATTGATTTCGACGATTTTATTTTTCATTATTGATGTACCTCCAATGATTTATAGTGGCAATAGATGCCATTCCACAAGCAGTACTTTGCCAAATCTTTAACACGGTCGTGGAACATATAAACGACATCATTTTGATGAATGGTTACTTCATGGCCTCGGATGATCGCAAGCATGATTTCAGTAAGGATATTAAACATATCATACTCATGATCTTCTGTACCATCTGGCGCGTTATTGATACACCAAAATCCATTGCCAAGACGCTGGTATTCTGTTTGGCCGATCGCATGATGTACGTGCGGGTATCTCGTCCAGTGTTCATCGAGCACAATAAAACAATCACCTTCTTTCTGATCATCCAACCACTGCTGGATATCCGAAAATAATTGAAATGTCTTTTCGACAGATTCTGGACGCTGATTCCCAAATACATGAATCGTATTCCTCCGAGGTAATAGGCAGCATGTATTGTCCGCTTTAATCAGCAATTTCTTTTCACCCATATTCTCTTCCTCCTCCGATTGCGAAGATTCAATCTTGTCAATAATCTTTTCGAACTCTTCATCACTCATATTGGTATATTTTGTCAACAGCGAATCCCAATAATCTTGATTCATATCCAAAATCCTCCTATAACAATATAATTGAAAATCAAAAGAGCGGGATTATTCCCCCGAGTATCTTCTCATCGCCGATAATACATATCTTATGAATTCAGGGAAATCGTCCTCTTTGATGTAAAATACATCTGGGCAATTGTCCGTCCATAGTTGAACATCACATTTTGCCTCACCCTCTTGACAACAGAGTAGTAGAATGAATCCCACTACATCCTCATCGTCAATATATGCATCTGAAATCATGTATTCCGGTGATACGACATTCCAGCAACCGTGAGGAAACTGGTTGCGTTCGTACACGCGTTTCTGCGGGCGCGGTTCATATGCTTCATATCGAAACCATTGGATTGTCAGCTTTTGTTTCGTGTCACGAACCAGATGCCGTAATGAATCTACCGATCGGATATATTTAATTTCCGCCATTTTGTTTCCAAGCCTCCCATGCACAATAACTTACCAGCGCATCATGCACACATTTCTTGAACACATATCGGTCCTCTTCCAATATCTCATACTGGAGATTCGAACCATTATAAATGCGAATCCAACTAGCTTCCACATTCACACATAGAGATAGAATGTGTGCAAGAATATCCGGATGAATGATATCCGTATTCATGACACGGGTTTGATTCATTGCTTCCTCTTTTGTTTTCGCATCCGGATACGAGAGAAAATATTTTGGAAATGTTTTGGAAGCTTGATATCGCCGATAAACAGTTCTTGCTTCATCCATTCGACTTATGTGCCAATGAACGATTATTTGCTCATCAATGCTCTGTATCGCATCAATAAGTTCCTGTAGGGATGTTAAGTATTTGATCTCCATTATTTACCTCACGATCTTACATCCTTCGGATTTTAGTCCAGTAATCAGAACCGCTTTGACTGCCAATTCTTTAATACTCCGAATAAAATCTTCCTCTCCATAATAGATAATTCCGCCACCGCAAATTTCCAAAACAGCTCCATTATATAAGAAATCTTCATCAAAGATTTCTCGTACAAATTCTTCAAAGGAATATGTTTGCGTCATTCCAATGATATCTGAACTTGTACCGCCGGTATGATATTCGATACTATCGAGATAGTTATATCTCTCCGCATCTTTTGCAGTTACATGATATGCAACCCGCATGTGGTTTGCCGATTTCTCACTATCCATCTTTTTGATGATCGTCAATTTTCCATTCCCGCGCTTGATAACTTCATCAAAACACGGAATGAAGTTATCGCCGAACTTCATCCGGCGGCGTTTTGGAGTGTTATCTTCTGAATGGCTTCTCCATTGGCGAATTGAACCAATCTTCAGAAGGACTTCTTCAAGCTCGGTATCGCTCATCTTTTCCAGAAGAGCGAATGCCTCTTCTTTATAATTTTCAGACAACATCCTTTGTTTCCTCCTTTATTATTCAAAATAATTTTTATCCTTTACAGATTCCATCAGCTTCCCTGCTTCCTGCAGGCGTTGATACTGGTATTCGAATATGTCCGACCGATACAACACAGCCTCATAGATTTCATTTTTGATATCATCGATGAATGTCTGTATTGGCATATATTCATCGTCGCCAACTCTTACGATGATATCCTTGATGGAACATTTCTCCATTTCGAGTAGGAGATTCGTAAACATCTTTCTTGCATACATGCAATCGATATGATGAACGATTACCATGTTTGGAAATCCATCAATCGTTCTCCGAACGATATAATCTCTTTCCAATTTCTTGCCATATGTTTCAAGTTCAGCAATATCATTTTGATTTGCTTGATGAACATGCCGAATCATTATTGTCTTCTTCCCCCGGAGACAATAATTCTTCTCAACAATTGTTACCTCCGGATTCTCTACAATAAGAGCATATAATTGAGCAAATGCATTTAATTCTTTTTTCATTTTTATCACCCTCCTATTATCATAATATATCATTCATGAATATAAAATAAAAAAGAAAGGGGAACATTCCCCTTTCCTTATTTAAAACGGATTGTTAGGTTCTGATACTACTACGATCAATCTTCCACATATCTCGAATACGGAGATAATTGTAGATGTATTGATTGGATGCGAGATATGTTTGGCCATCAATGATGATTTGGGCTTGCTCATGTTGCGGATGATTTGCTTGCTCGTCCATCAGAAATGCGATTTCCCGAAACACATCATCGAAATCAACAATTGGCAATTCAACTGTTTTCAGTTTACGAATATCCGCATCCACAAGACTTCGACCGCCCGATGGGTGTACAGAATAGTCGTCGAAGTCGCGATGGATTCGAACATATTTATCGAATCCAAGTGGGATAAATGTGAGGATAAACGGCTTCTCCCTCAAATCATCGTAATAGAAACCTTCCTCGACGTATACGGTGACATCGGATCGCTCATATTCGTTATAGCGAAGAATGCGCATGATGTCTGCAGGGCCTTCTACATATTTGACAGAACCCATATGAATTATCTCCTCTCAATCAAAATTTAAACGCTGCTTTCTCGCGATCCACAAAGAAGTGGAATTTCTGATGACAGGGGTCGGCCTTTTCAGATTCAATGAATTTCATGATGGTTGCCATAACATCCCCCTCAGTATCATGGACAACAATTGACGATCGAATATCGTCCTCCTCACTATTGAGTGTGAGATAGCATGGAGGATGTACGTCATGGTGCGTGAATCTCTTCAGACGAAATGACATCCAGCGGAATGGCGCATCCCCGATAACCATACACTTGAGAGTTGTATTGAGTTCATCACCACTCAAAGTATATGAAATAGATGCAATGTCGATTTCTGATACCCACCCATCTGCGATGAGTTGTTCGAGATCATTTTTGAATATTTCTCGCATATTGCAATTCCTCCCAAATTACAAGATTCCTTCTTTGGCAAGCATCTTCGTATGCTTGTATTCGCGCATCCACTCTTCTTCCGGAATGGGTTTCCTAGAATGTGTCATGATATCGAGATCATAAACCTTTCCATCCACCTTCATGTCAATCAGATTCATGAGTATATTGAATGCGCAGAAGCAATCAATATACTGCAGGTAGATTCCGCATTCCGGCAGATCGCCACGATCCGTACGCCCATTCCGATGCTCGCTGAGAATAACATCGTATGTGTACGAATCATAGTCATAATTTAGGCGAGAGAGGAGCATTTCAAAATGATTCTCGTCATCTCCGTCATCAAGTGGTGTTCGGAACCAATTTGCGTAATCGAAATAGATTCGAACGCCATTCTTGATTCCGGTCAGCCACTCTGCCATAGGTGTTGGAGCATAGGAATCTTTTGGATTTTCGACGGGAAATTCATTCCCGTATGATGTAATTATGGTAAACAATTTCTGCAGAGCAGTTTGGTCGTGATTGAACTCCTTCAGAAAATTTTCAATCGATAACTTTGATGAATTCATTTCACTATCTCCCCCTATAATTTATATCCATTCTCTTTCAGCTATTTTATATCCATTCTCTTTCAGCATATCATGCAGACGAATGCTCCCATAATTCTCCATGGAGAAACAAAGAGCACTTCGCATGATGCGTCGGATATCCTGCATGAAATTTTCATTGGCAACAAATTCTTCTTCTCCGACGATAAGACGAATTTTAACCACGCGTCGATACCATGCATCTATGAGTCTCGTGAACAATTGAGGGATCGTTGCAATGATAACGTCCTTCTTCGGTTCTTTGAATGGCTCAGTATAAATCGTCTCCTCAATCTTAAGCGGATCGATCAGACGCGGCGGTATTTTCTTTCCGTCTTCCGTAAAGAAGACGGGCTGAATGATATTAGATTCTGTCTTCACCCATACATCTCGATCGACCGAATATGTATGAGTGATAACAGTGGATCTATCATGACTGAGAATCTGTGCATACAGTTCATCGAAGAACGCCAAACAATTGTCCATTACAATAACCTCCTCATCCATATATGAATTGGAAGTTGACATTACCTACAATGCCAACTTCTTTCAATTCCATAATCGATTCATATGTTTTCTTTGCGTGATGGAGCTTCGCTACTGGATTAAGCGCGCCCATCTTAAACTCTTCTCCCGTATTCAATTCGGTCGTTATTCGATATTCCTCCTTCGGATTTTTCTCGATACGAACTCGGTAAGATTGATTCAGCCCAAATTGTGTGCCGATCTGAAAATCCATGAAGAATCCGTGAATGTTTCGAACTGGATCATCCATGAGTGTTTTAATCTGATCAAATCCAATGTGATCAATATACAATGTGACCAGCTCTTCAATCGAATAACCGGTCCCATCAATATCGATGGAATTGAATGCACCATTAACATCATCATATACATCATTTGATGCAAAATCATTCAATGTGTTATTGATAACACAATAGAAGATATCTGCCGCTGTTTTTGTCGGCACAATGAACTCCGTCTCAATGAATTGTTCACTGTCGTTCGGGTTATAGATTCGAACACGGATACGATATCCGTCTCCCGCCATAACGCCAGCAACATTCACATGCTCGAGATCAACCCATGCGGAATATCGGTTGTATGAATAGTGTAAAACAACGTTCGGTAAACGTTGTTCAAAATCGAACAATCGTTTCGTTGTTCCTCTACTATCATGCGATATTCCGTTATACGTCGTCGTATGACTAAGGCGAATGTTCAGAATGCTTCGAATGAATTTGGGAAGCTCCGTTGTCAACTCATGCATTTTTTCAAAATGCTTGAATTCATCTTTCACAGATCGATCACCCCTTCATATCCAGAAGATATGCAGTTTCCCGCATCAAATCTTCTTTTCGGCATTCCCGATAAACGCGGCGAGCAACACGCTCCATCATTGTTTCCAGCGCATCCATGCCATGGATATCCGTTGCAGCTTTTGATTTTTCCGAACAAGTATCCTTGGATGGCTTCTGCTGAGATTGTTTTTGCTTTCGCTTCTTCCGAGGAAAGGTCTTTGATAACATTTCCTTCTTTTCCTTTTCTCTTTCCTCAGCTTCAGCCATTGCCCTGTAGTACCTTGGGTCAGTGCACAACACTGCTTCTTCAGGGTCAAACCGCCGACTTGCCGGCGGAGTCCATGCTGGATCAATCATCGTCATCCTCCAATTCTTCCATATAATCGATCATGAACATCGCCTGATATCCGAGCCAAAACGTAGCAACGATGAATATAGCTAATAACACTCCTCCCAGAAGTTCATGCCCTTCATGGACAAGATTCACTCCAAGTGTCAATGCGCATACCGGTATTATTACCAGTATGCCCAGCATTGCAATTGCTCTAAAATACTGCTTCAGATAGTCTTTCCTCAATGGAACCATCATAATCTCTCTCCTTAATCGATAACCATCTGTCGATCGACTTCGATGATGATGTCTCGTAGATCCTTTCGATTTGCCAGAAGTTGGATGATTGCCGCCTTAATCGGCGAACTATACGTATATGATGCATCGCAGCGATCACCAACCATATCATCCTTAATCTCTGCAATAGGTACAACTGGGCCAACAGTCTTAAACCAGAACTTCCATTCCTCTGGATATTTTCTGAAATAGTACACACGTGCCGGAGCACTATAATACTCATCAGCATCCTGTAATTCAATAATACACCCGCCCCGATCCAGAATGAAAATTGTATCTATGTCCTGAAGAATACTATCCAGGTTTTCGATAAACTGCTCTCTCTTATATGACATTTTATTTTCCTCCTATAAAATCTATGAAACCGAAATTAACTGCAAAGAGCTGACGGCACTTCTTCCCGGCTAGATATCTCCTTCTCGTAAGAAGATTCATATCCTTCGCCCTCTGCATAAACATCGTTGTTTCCGATATAAAGAGTAACCGTTGTATGCATTTGAGGCTCCGCATACTCATAGAATGTCTTTGCAATGTATTTCAAGACATCCTCTTCTGTCAACATCGGCGCATTGAACGAAGAAATATTCGGAACCTTCAGATAGTCATCAGTATCCGTATCGCCGATATATCGTTTCGTGCCAAGTGTTGGATGACAATTGATATCGTTGATATCGCGGAAGAGGCGTACATATCGTTGATGTCCGAGTGGAACGAACAACACTTCGGTTACAGAATCCTCATATTCTTCCATATGAGATTCATAGATGACAAGACGCATCATGTCCAGCGGGTGGCACTGCATAGCGACCAGAATATCTCCGATCGACTGAAGACGATGATGTGTAACGACAGGCTGCTGGTTTTTCATTTTAAATCCTCCTATTATTAAATAGAAAACCAATTCTCCTATACGAATATAATATATATATATATATTATTTCTGTATCCGAAATACCGTAGTATAGGAAGTTGGTGAAAATCAAATATGTTGACAAAACGACATCGAAGATTTCTTCAGATTGCGAGGGAAACTTCATTGGAATCAACCGTTCGACGCATTCGAATTGGGTCAATCATTGTCATCGGAAATAAAATTATTGCAACTGGAATGAATCAAACCAAATCACATCCAGACCAAGCAAAGTTAAATGTATTACGATTTGATGATGATGGAAAATGTAAACATTTTCTACATGCAGAAATGAATTCATTGTTGAAGTGTCAACATATGGATCTAACACGAGCAAAGATGTATATCTATCGAGAGAGCAAAGACGGTACCATACGGATGTGCAGACCGTGTAATGCATGTATGCAAAAAATTAAAGAGTGCGGAATTCGAGAAATTTTCTATACAACAAATGATGGATATGCACATGAGTACATTAAATAAAAAAGAGGAGGGAATTCTCTCCTCTTTCTCTTTATTTATTTTTTACTGAAGCTTCCATCAATGTGTCCCGGTACACACTCATCCATTTTTCCTTTGGAATAACTTCTCCATAGATCTGACAGAATGAAAGATCTTCTACGGTATCTCCCATCTTAATTGCAATCAGATTCATGATTGTGTTGATCACATAATAACAGTCGATTGCACACAGACCAATGGAACATTTTCCGTCGACCAAACCGTATTTCGATCCATCACCCACTTCGGTTAAGAATACATCATATGTGAATGCATCATAATTAAAATTCGTATGATCAATTTTGAGGTGAAAATCTCTTCTCACAGATGAAAAATCATATGGGTGGTCCAGATATGAAAAATTGATATTGAGCCCATTATCAATATCCGTGAGCCAACGCGCAATCACAGTTGCTTTTTCGGTACGTAGATTCTCACACGGAATATTATGCTTGAAAAGAAATAACATATCAAACAGATGTTGAAGATTCTTTCTACGTTCCCGAAGGTTGTATACAAAATTTCCAATGGCTGATACTCCCGGCATAATAAATACCTCCTATATTAAATCTACAATGACGGTTATAATCATAATATATCACTTGCGTAAAAAAATATAGAAGGGGCAATTTGCCCCTTCTATATTCAGGTTGACAATATGAACAACGTTCAATTATCAGGGGCTCTGCTGAACGCCTGCACCGACGTTAACCGTCATCGTGACGGAACCACCCGCAGCAGGGAGTTCAGATGCACTTGCAGTCACGGAACCCTCAGGAAGTGTGAATGGGGGAGGTACAGGACTCGTCGAAGCCTTAACCGTAACGGTTGGCATCGTGATGTTCTGCTTCACATCATCCACATAAACTTCCATCGTGTAAACCTTATCCGTTGCCGTTGTGTTGGCAGGGAAAGTAATCTCAGCCGTACCCTGGCTTGTGCTAGTAATGGGATCGTCAGCAACCGTGACAGGAATCCACTTCTTACTCTCCTCAAACGCAGGAACGCACAGCTTGAAAACTGGTTTAGCCATAGCGAAGTTCTCCTTTCGATAGGTAGTGTATTTTAATTCCGGAATTATATAATTGTGTAAGCATTTTCACCGTATAGGTAGGTTAAATTATATATTTTTACAAAAATAATTTCTGCGTGAGTGAAAGGATTTCGAAATCATGGGAATTAAAAATAAATACATCGATCAGGCTGTTTCCGTTTTGGCTCGTATTCACCCAGAAGCATCTAAATCGGATATTGAAAAATTTGTCAAAAGTAAATACGATGAATTTATCAAAGATCCGTCGATTTATATGGATAATAATGTCACAAAAGCAAAAGGGCAGACTACGCTAACCGGGTTGACAAATTATATCGATAATAAATTACCGGTAGTATCTGGTAATGGAACATTCTATATGCAGCCATCTACACTACGTTCTCCAACATCGAATATGTTGCGCGGTCTAAAGAAAGATCGTAAAGCAGTGAAGAAAAAGATGTTCGGATTTGCGCCGGGTAGTTATGAATACAAAAAAGGCGATCTCGTCCAGGGAAATAAAAAGGTTATTATGAACGCAGAGTATGGTGGAAGCGGAACGCCGACTGCTGCATTTTATACAAAATATTCTCCTGCCGCAACAACACTAATGGCACAGAGCATCATTACAACCATGGCCGCACTGTTTGAGGGATATCTTGGAGATAATCAAAAATTCTTTAATATCAATGAGTGTTATGATTGGATGGAACGTATCTTCGAAACCAAGAAGGATTTTAAAGTTGATAAATGGATACGAATCCCATCGGTAGAAGAATGTGCATTGCGGATTAAGAGACATTTCCATATATACTTTATTGGCGATGATGCAGTATTGAATCGATATATTTCGAGTTTGTCCGAAGACCAACGTGTATTTTTATATTATGCAAATAATCTTAACGAGTTTATGATTACGCATGAGCCCATTAAGAAATTATTGCAGAAAATTTTAACAAAACTTCCAAACTATGAAGCTTCAGAATCCGATATTCCGAATCGATTTGTTGGGAAATTCAAAGATGTTCGTGAATATAACAAATGGGTTGCTGATGAAATGTTTATGAATCCATATCAGGTTCCAGATTCCATTAAGAAAGAGATGGAACAATTGCGTGAATATGCAACGAAGTATTGTTTCGTTGAATATCTTACTCCGGATAGTATTGCAAAGCTGAATAATCACAAACGCAATACTGTTCTTCTGGTTGATACGGATTCCAACGTTATCAATTCCAACCTATTTGTTACGGCAGTATTGGATGATATGTTCCAAAATGAATCCTTTGGTAGGAAAAGATTGTACAATGATATGATTTGCGTTTCCATCTGCGCATATCTCATTGATATCTGTGTATTGAAGATTCTAGACTACTATGGAATCGTCCGTCATATGGATGATGCTGCTCGTGCCGAACTGACTATGAAGAATGAATTTATGTTCCGCTTGCTATTCTTGATGGCAAAGAAAAAGCGCTACTGTGCTTCCATTGCACTTCGGGAAGGAAACATCATGTTACCATTCAAGCTGGAAATGAAAGGGTTGGATTTCATTAAATCGGGCGTCACCGGAGATGTGAAGAAACGATTTACCAACATCCTGAAGGATAATATTCTAGCATGTGATGAAATCGATCTACATCATATGATGCAGGAAATTCGAAACTTCGAAAAGGAAATTTATGAAGATCTTCGACGTGGTGGAACACGATATTTGAAACCGCAACAATTTAAATCGGAATCGGCATACAAAGATTATTATGATTCCAAACAGAAAGCGATGATTAGTGGTGCTTGGAAAATTCAAGGCTATAAAGGAGGACTCATTTGGAATATTCTGTATCCCGATCGAAAGATTTATTCACTTGACCGCATCAAGCTCGTTAAAACCATTATTATGTGTGAGGAAGATCTTGAAATCATCAAAGATCACAAAGATGTTTATGAAACATTGAAACGGGAAGTATTCCATTCGGATAACTTTCAATTACGTAACGCTGGAGTAAAGTATATCTCCATTCCAGCAGAATTGAAAGTATTGCCGGAATGGATGATTCCAATCATTGATTACAAGATTCTAATTTCAGACATAATGGCATCCTTTAATTCCATTATGAGTGCATTGCGTATTGAAGCAATCTCAATCAATACACCGAGTGGGAAAGGAAAGAGAACGAGTGCATTAATATCTTTCTGAGGAGAGAACAATATAAGATATTATAGATGCGAAGCAAAGGAGAATGTTCCATGGATAGAAGTGAAATAAAGGATGGTGTTGAGAGAGGATTCAATCCTCCCAACATTTATCAAGATCAAGAATACCTTCAACGAATGGACGTAGCAAAGGAAAATGCATTTCGTGGAGATTATCCAATAGAGGATATTTTCGAAGAACTCACCAATCAATTTTCAAACTATATCAAACTCGACGCTTCAGATCGTACAAATTACGTTGAAATTTTCTTTAAACAATTGAAAGAAAGTATAGACGAAATCATCGAAGAAGATGGCGATCTGTTAGAGGATCAAATCGAATACCTGGATATTGTCTATAACTCTTTCGTCGATCTAATTTCTACGCTGTTTCAGCGCCGTCTGTGCATCTCACTTAATTTCCTAGAAACAAATCCATACGATCCCAACACATATGATATGCTTTCCATTCTCTACAAGTTCTTCATTCTGGATGCACGGAAGAATTTCAAAAATTATTTTACCGAACGTGCATTGTTGACCATGAAGAAGTCGAATGCTGATCCAACCAACCTTGTTGCAGCAGTATACAATATTTTGGATGATATGGATCATACGCTGATCATGGATGGAATGGTTGAAGATTTTATTCGGAAAGCAACGGATAAATCAACAGCAGATACCATCTATGGATACTTCGAAGAGAATATCATTTCTGGAAATTTCCTAATTCGATATTCTCCCAGATTCTATCAGAATACCGATCTGCTGGCAGACATTGCCGATGATGTCATTACGATGTATCAATACCATAAGGAGAAAGAATAATGGCTAAGACACAAACATCAACACAAATTCGCAATCTCTATTGCGATCAATCGTATCTCAATATCTCATTTTATAATCTGAATCTCTCATTGAAGTTTGCACCATTCAAGCAGAAGTCTGCGAATGGACTGAATCAATATGATTCTGCAAACGCAATTACGACATCCATTGATTATGCGGCAGCATATGCCCTGTATAGCATTGCAGGTAATATCCTAAACAATGTAAATGATACCTCTGCGGTAAGCACCAATATTCCAATCAATGGAGGAAATCTCCTCTTTGAGCGTAAGATGGAAAACAATTCCATGGAGACATATCTTACGGTAAACAAGGAAGGAAAGACACTCTCCTTCAAGTTTGCAAAGCTTTCCTATACAAAGAACGGTTCTCAATCACATATCGATACCGGTCTCGGTATCTTCCATCAGACCCTATCAGGTTATCTGACTGGAATTAATGCAGATCGCCACCTAGATAAGCTTACAGAAGATTACGTAAAGTCTCTGGGTGGAAATGATGCAAATAACCAGAACAGTTCTGGTGGATTCAACACTGGCTCCCAATATAAGGGAAATGGCAATTGGAAGGGAAATAATCGGAACAACAACTGGAAGAACAACGGGAACAAGAATTGGAATAATGGAAACAACCAGAACAATTCTTGGCAACCGAAGCAGCAAAACTACAGTGAGCTGAATATTCAGGATTAAGTGGATGCAAAGGGATGAGAGGAATATTCCTCTCATCTTTTTTACAGGAGAATGATACGAATGAGTTTTGTAACAGATGGAAAAGTTTTTGATACAAATGCATTCTTTGCAGGAGGTGCAGGACTCGTTATCCAATATGAGGATACGATAAAACCGATTCAGTTATTTGCTCTCATAAAGATGTTGCGAAATGATATTTCCTTTGGTCTTCCAATCAAACCACTCTTAGATTTTAATCAACGAAGTCTCATTGAATGGTACATCAATCGTCCACATCGGAATATTTTAAAATCGTTGGATTATTATAATAAATTGGATGAAGAGTTAGCAGACCAATTGATTCACGAGATATTATCCAAAGATCCATCTCTCTACAATCTCTCTCCAGAATTAAATATTGCTGCAATGTTGGATGTTTATACAACTCAACATATGCAAATCCCGGTAAAAATTTATCATCATATTCATGATGATAATATCATCTATGATATGAAAAAACGTTTTCGGAAAATGAATATTGAATTTGTGTCTGGTTCTCTCAAGGAATTAGTGGATCGGACGCATGTAAATAATTTTACCTATATATTCTCAAACATAGAATGTGTGAGAGAAATTAGTGATTATTTACTGGGGTCATACTCGCATGTGTTACTAGCATCGGATTATGGATATAATAAGAAAGGGACGAAATTTCGGTATGATTTGTTGGAATTGCAACGGACGCATCCATTTTTAAGAATCGGAATTCTATCATGCATCAATATGAGTAATTTGTTACAATCATTTGATGTATTATCAAGAGACTACGTATAGGATTAGAGGAGGATTTGGATCAATGCTTCAATTAAATGCAGCATATCAGTCAACAGATTCGGAGGCGAAACCGAAACGATGGCCGTATAAGAAACATTCGTTTCCCAATGGGAAGGAGTCCTATTGGATTAAATGGAAACTATATCCCGATGATATCAAATTTCGATGCTTTACCAAAACTTTAGTCATCGATTTTGATAAAGAGCTAAATTTAAACAATCCAAATATCTCCGCATTGAATGAATGGAAGGTAACTAAACTATCCTATTCATCCAATCTACCAAAACTATGCGAAGAATTGAATTTCTTCGAAGCGATGTATGATACAGATGGAGAACTCATTGCCGCATTATTTAAGATTAAATGTCTCATCGATAAGGATCTAACATCCTATACTGCCGTCAATTTCAATGCATTCCGTGATCTCGTATATCAAACCATCTTCACAGAATCCATGAAAGACAAAATCATTCGTTGTGTAGAAGAAAATTATACGGATGATATTGAAGCAGAAAATAGTCGCACATTAAAAGATCCAGAGATGTTATCTATCTTGCAAAAGAAAAAGAAATCATTAGAATTTTTAAATGTCCATGTCAAGGCCATGTTGAAGATTGCATTCTGCATTAAGATTGTATCATTTATATGCAACCACTTTATGGTGATGCGCGGCATTGATTTGAAGAAGGATATCACAAAGTTCTATGATTTCTATATTGGAACATTCGACTTATTCGACTTCGATTTCAAAGTATATAATAAAATCTATGCATATGTTGCAAATAAAACGACATCGGCAAAGAATTTCAATAGCATTATCTTTGGACAACAGGAAGTTGATGGAAAAGATTTAACGATTGTTATCAATAATATTATCAAACGAAATATCATCATTGACAATTTCATCAAATTTCAATTACCGGCAACGTGGGATGCGGCAAAGAATAAACCGCGCGAACGCATCATGTCATTTATGTGTAGCATTGTCAATATGCATATATCCATCTTTGTCTTATCTGCATTCCGTCGAAATCTGATTGAACTGGATATGACACCCGATGTTGATGGTAATGTAAAGAATGATCGCTATCGTACTTCGAAGATGAAACTCAATGAAGAATATGTCATTCTTTCATCTCTCGATATTCATCGAAATATCGAAAAGATTTATAAAGATTATGAAAAGGATATTACGGCAGAAGAAATCAATTATTATCGGAAGAACCTTAACGTTGGAAAGCTTCAGCAACAATTGATTGAAATTTATTTCTTCCCGTATATGGAATCCTCGCAAGAATTTGCACTGTTGCGCAATATCGATATGTATAAATTACTCCTGATTATGCGCAAAGATATTATGCGTCGATATAATGTGACCAAAGATACCATTCTGGATAGTCTACTCACGTTGATTTTGACCGCAAATATCGAAGAGTCTCCAATTGGAGATAAGATGTATGTGAAGGATACCAAATATCTTTCTGAGCATCCAGATTATAAACTGCTGGTAGAAAAATTCTACTCCAATATCATTGACATCAATGAGGATGCGATCAAGAAGTTCCTCATTACATTTGTCAATGCAAAATATAAATTTGTGCTGTATGAGGAGCCGGGTCTATTGAATGAAGAGATTCAAATCAATAAACGAGAATTGATCGATGAACTTCTGACATTCTTGATTATGGCGAATCGTAATATCTCTACTGAAAACATGGGAGTGTGCAATCAATGAAAATCCGTGGTACAAAGCTAACGCGTGAACAGAGGAATCTTCTTGCTCCATACGGGGTTAATGGTAAAGAATGGTTGCTCATGGAACTAGTTCATGGGAAAGCGGTTAGTGGTGGAGGTGGTCGTAGTCGTACGGATGAATATACTCTGGGAAATACTATCACCGGCGAAGTGAAAACACTTTCCATATACATGGAGTATTGATATGAAGATGAAACTTTCTGCAAAAGAAATTGTTGAACAATTGACGAATGATATTGAAAATCATCCAGATCGATATCCGACAAGGAATTCCGTATTTGATAAACTATTCCATTCGGTTCATGAAAATTATTCAATAGAATCCGATATGAAAATATATCCATATGGTGTTAACAATACAGGACTCCCGGATGAATTCATATCGGATTATCTTGCATGGAAAATGGATAATGAACCACGATTATTTGCGGAGAAGGGGAGTATTATGGATATCTCCCCATATATTTATATAGATAACGTAATGAATAGATGGGTTATCCGATTCCATGTCGAATTTCTATCAGTGATATAATGGAGGATATGATGAGACGTTCACCAAAAGAAATTTTTCAGGAATTACGAGAAAGAATTGATCAAGACCGAGATAGTTATGTATACTATACAGACGTATTTGATACGCTCCGATACATCATTGAAGAGGAATATAAGGATATTTTAGAATTATCCTTATTCCAAGATGGTGTAAATACCACAGGGCTTCCAGATGAATTCATCGCCGACTATATGAAGTGGAAGAGTAATATGGGTCAATTCAACGATATGTATCCGAAGGTCACCCATATCTCAACAAAGGTATTCTATAACGATGATCATGGTTGGATGATCAAATTCAATATTGAAATGGCAGATAAAATTTAATGAGTCAAGAAAAAATGAGGTGAACTACAAACCGGGAAGAAAATGTTAAATTGATGATGGAGGAGGTTGCGTTATGACTGCTGCGCAAAAAGAGCAAAAGGATCGTTTTGTAAAAATGGTAGCAAAACGTATCAAAAAGATGATTGCGGAAGATGTTCGGACCCGGAAGTTCTTTGATGGGAAAACCGATTTGAAAGCAGAAGCCGAAAAAATAATCCAGCTTGCGCGTGAACTTGCTAGGAATGAACACGAAGCAAATCGTATCGATTTTCCACACCTACAATATACGCGCACGGAGAGCATCAATAAAACAGATTTTCCAGACGATTTCATCCTTGCTGAATTTTATCGACAGAGTGGAATGCGTGTGAGTTCCATTGAGGTATTTGAGGAGATTACCCAAGAGGAATATTATGAGGAAAACGGTTTTGGGATTCGTTTTAATTATAAATTTAGGGAACCGGTTACTCGATATAAGTTTACAATTCCCATTCCAGAAGAGGTGCAGGTATGATTAAATTAGATTGCCCCATTGAGCATCCGCACATCAAAGCAGTCCGAGAAAATGTGTTGAGCAAACATCTCTCAGGTCTAATGGATCGAAACGATCTTGGGAAGATAAAAATAGAAGTGTCGAATGCGCTTAGACAGGGATACGGTGTTGGAAGGATCTTTCCGCCCGGTGTAAACTATAGCTCAATTCCAGATCAACTGTATCTGGAGTGCGCACAATTGAATGATCCATCAGTTCGTATTAATGATATTGCCTCTACAGAATTTGAAGTCGTATTCGATCATATCGACGGGATATTGAAGATTAAACTCAATATCATGGTTGATCGAGTAGTGGAGGGGACTCAGAATGCGAATTAAATTTGAACGAATGAATTTTGATGCAGAATGTGCATATGATCTCATTAATGGGCGAGGCTTTCTAATATCTGAATTACCATATTCAGATATCGATAAGACCATCCGTAATCTGGATGGTCCTCGCTCTCCCCGTTACGGAACCCAATATGAAGATGCAAATGCATATGTCGAACGATTCCGATGCGCATGCGGACAATATGTTGGATCTCAATGGGAGGGGGAGATATGTCCGAAGTGCGGAACGATGATCGAATACAAAGATGTTGATATGCTCTATACTGGGTGGATCAATCTCTATCCATATCATATCATCAACCCATTACACTTTCATCGATTACAATCCGCATTATCGAAAAAGATATTAGAGAACATCATTGCTTCTGACAATATGATTACATCCAACGGTGTAATGCGTCGATACAATAACGTCATTGAAGTAAAAAAGAATCAATTGATGTATCATAATATTGGCATTGATGAATTCTATCATAACTTTGAAGAAATCATGACATATTATTTGTCCAAACGAAAACAGAAAGCGGATTTGATTGAACGGCTGATCAAAGAAAAGGATATTGTTTTCTGCTCGAAGCTTCCGGTATACAGTACTACACTAAGACCCACATCCATTACGATGGAATCGTATTACTTCAATTCCATTGACCGACAAATCAATCCGTTGGTCAATATGAGCATTAACTTAAAAACAGCTCCACCAATTGAAGTGCCATTATACTTATACCAATGCCAATTGCGAGCCAATGAAATTTGGAAACTAAACTTCCAAATCATCGATGGGAAACATGGCTGGATTCGCTCAAATATTCTTGGCGGTTGCTTCAACTATTCTGCTCGTTCTGTAATTATTCTGGACCCAACATTGAAACTAGATGAAGTGGATGTTCCATATAAAACGTTTGCAAAGGCATATTCTGGTTTGATTGTCAAACGGTTGGTGCGAGAACGTGGATGGAGTAGCACAAAAGCATTCAATTACATCGAGCAGAATTTTAAATTCAATGAAGATGTGTATCGTATCATTGAACAAATCGTTGCGGAAGAAGAAATACCAATCGTCATCAATCGAAATCCGACAATCACGTATGGATCCATTCTAAAGATGAAAATTCGGAGGGTAAAGAATGATCCCGATGATTTGACTTTATCACTACCATCGGCCATACTTCCGGGTTAACTACGCGTGGCCCATCACTTCATATATGCGGGGACGCCAGCTACGTAAGCTGGATCTGTCTATTAATAGATGGATGCGTAAAGCTTTCACTACGAAATCATCATAGTAATATGGTGGTGGCCTGAATTAATTACTCAGGGTATCGTAAAAAGGTGAAAGATATATCGTCAATCCGCAGGCAAGATACGATTATAATATACTGACTATAAATCTATAAATAAGGAGGTGAATTTATCATGGAAATAATTTCCGTTGGCAATTGGATCTATTTTGGGTCGATCGAATGGAGGCCAATTATCGTTGCTGGAATAAAAACTAATTATGAAGTAAATAATTATGGGATGATTAGAAACTCTATGACCCAAAAAGTACTTTCTCCATTTATCGACAACGATGGATATTATAGAAATGCAATTAGTGTTCGGGGTATTTCGTATAAACAGGCAGTTCATAGATTTGTCGCACAAGCGTTTATACCGAATCCAGAAAATAAACCCCAGGTAAATCATATTGATGGCGATAAATCTCATAATGAATATAGTAATCTTGAATGGGTTACTTGTTCGGAAAATGTGATACATGCATGGAAAACCGGGCTCAATAAATCAAGGCTTGGATCTGATAGCCCATTAAGTCATTATACAGATAAACAAATTCATTCTGTTTGCAAATTATTGGAAAAATTTCTTAGTAATAAAGAAATTTCTAAAATCACAGGAGTAGACAGAAAGTATATTACTGATATCAAAAAAGGTAGAAGATGGACCCACATCTCTAAGTTATATCGAATTAAACAAGAAAAATATCCACTTGAACTTAGAGAAAAAATAATCAATCTTCTATTTAAAGGATATAAACCAAAAGAAATCATGAAAGAGTTAAATATGCAAAATAGTCAGGCATGTTTATCTTTAATAGAACGAATAAAGCGTTCTAATCGTATCAGCCTCAACGACTATCCTGGCAGCAGGAGTACCCCCGTAAGCAAATGACGGGTTGTTACTTTCAAGGTAACAAGGAAACGGGAAACGAAGTGCATCATATTTATATGATGAAAATATAGTCTTGTATCCTATCGAAAGGTAGGGAAGTTCATAAGAGAACTGTATGGTGTTGCGAGCCATATGAAAGAAACGCTAAACGCAGACTTTGATGGCGATGAATTAAACCAAATTGCATTGCCGTTGAAAGAACTCGCACAACTAATGAAAGGATTCGATCCGACCGAAATGACAATCAATCGTGTTGATGGATCGATCCGTTTAGATATATCCGCGCTTGAAAATTGCACATTGGCGATATTTAGTGATAATTAATAAAAGAGGAGGGAATTCCCTCCTCTTTATTTTTGTTCTGTAATCTACTAGTTAATCAAATAACACCCTTTCAACCATTATCATAATATTATTTTATGGCGGAAAAGGAGTAATCGATCATGGGATTAATTAAGTTTCATATCAGTAAAATTGACAAAGATAAATGGGATCAGTGTGTCAGAGATGTTGCGGATATTCGTTCAGGAAAAATTAAACTCCCAATCGCAAAAGATGGAGAACCTGGATTTTCACATAATGATTTTTCAAATGAATATCGAAGGAAGTTAGATTCAATTGAATGGAATGCAAATAAATATATCCATCCACCAACACATCCAGCATCAATGATTACGGGATTGGCACAAGTCGCAACATCAGGAAACTATCACCATCTATTGAATAAGCCATCATCGCTTCCGGCAAATGGAGGAAATTCGGATACAGTAAACGGGGTAAGATTAACCGTGAGCACGAGTGCTCCTTCGAATCCCAAAATCGATAAGGAAGTATGGATTAACCCAAATAGTAGATTAATAAATATCTATACGAATAAGGGATGGGAATCACTCCATGCAATCTGGGCGTAATATGGAGGATATTATATATGGCATTGGAAGATGGAAAGCTCATTTCTCGCGAGGATTTAAAATCAAAAATAAATGAGCTGATTAAACTGGTATCTGATCAATCAGATGTATTAACAAGCGGCAATGTTAATGCATTCTTAGATAAAGCGATTAGAAAATATAAGGTATGGACGTGGAGATCTCAGGGAGTGGTAATAAATATTCCACACCCTAGAATTAGCAATGCAACAATTCCATCAATGCAAGTTAAAGATCACTATTATCGAATTCCTCAAGATCATATCCTATATAATGTGGATTTAAGCAATGCAGCATTGCTGCTTCGATTTAAATCCAACCCAAATGATCCGGTATTTACAGCTTTAAAAGAATTTGATAATTTACATATTGAGCAAAACGGGAATGTATATACCTTCAAATCCAATGGCGGACCTGCAAAGTGTTATTATAGCTATAAGAGATCTTTTCAAAGTCATCGTATCATAGAGGCTTCCGCCGATACAGTAATTGCTGGAGAAGCTACAGAGTATGTCAATGTTTCTACCGGCCCTACGAACGATGATATACTTGCAGGAGGAGCTAGCCTACAATCACTATTATCCGATAGCGTAATTAACGAGTATTTTACTTCTGGGAATGTTGATTTATCAATTACAAATAATGATGTTCCCCGTCCCGATAATATCATTGAAGATAATGAAATGAATATTACATTTCGAACACTATTAATGATATTCTCAAAAATCAGAATGGTTTCATTCCAAAAGCAGTATAATAATAGATATCATGGTGGCTATTATAATGTCGGAGGACCAATAGATAGTCCGATCTATTTAAAAAATTTAAAGAAAATCACTCCCATCAATATCAACGATATCTTTCATAATTTCAATGTAGATCAACGATTAATCGATAACAAAGATGTTATTGATAAACTCAATGAGATCTATGAAATTTGGAAAAAGTTACCAAAAGAGACGATATATCTGAGATATTGCCATACAAATTGTCACGGATCACATCATACCAGACACTAGTGCAAACGATACGAGGAGGTTACAAATGGAATATATGATTCATATACCACTCACGGATGAGGAGCTCGAAAAATACATATACGACGTATCATATGACCCAACCGATCAAATATTTACAATTGACTATACTTCTTGTAGTTATAAAAATGATGCATTATTCTTATATTTATTCAATGTAGGAATACGAAATATCGATATTATAAATATTTCAGAAGACGAGCTCAATGATTTGGCCAAATATTACATTCGCTCAAACAGATTCGTGTCAATTGAACTTCTAAATTATTTCATATTCAACCATCTAGAAAATTTTCCAGAGTTGCAAGAAATTTTATCATCGTTATCACAACATCTTATGGATAAGATGTCCGGATCAATTGATGAGAGTTCTTATCATGATAAATTTCCATTAACTGTTGGAAATAATATCATATCCATTGTTCGTTCTGCTTTTTTCTGGGAATATTTTAATACATTTAAATCGGATACTATTCATAAATATGTTGAATTTATAGAAAATCGATTTAATGGATATCCATTGGATAAATTTTTTATGGAAACATTAAATCCGTATTCTTTGGTATCATATATATATGCAAGTGAAGAGGGTTAGTTCATGTTTGTCCGATTATTCAGTAAAATATTTTTAATCGATAAATCATCGGTTCCAGAACCAAACACATCAATATCATTGATCGTTGAAGATTATAGTACATTGAAAAATATTTTCATAAAACCTGGATTGGTTTTTAAAGAACTGATCTCTCAATTAAATACATTAAATGATCAAATATTGAGCACATCGAGCGAGCCATATGACTTATCCAAGAAATATATCATCGTGAATGATTCTGAAATAAAAAACGTAATTCATGATTTTGCAAATTATATGTATTTAAATAATGAGGCATATGCCTCATTATTTAAATATTCTAATTTTATAACATCAAATATGGAAGAAACTTTTGAATATATTTCAAAAAATATTCATTATACTTATGACGAGTATCATTCATTATATGCTCCAGACTATGTATTCGACTATGAACAATATCTTGCTGAATTCTATATAAACAATATGGATGTTGCATTTGTCCGAAAGAAATATATTCGAATGTATGCCAGCGAAATATACAATTACGCAATCGATGCCATATTTAAACATATGGCACAAGATATTGATATTCCTGATGAATTGTCTATTTTTATTGGTCGGAATAATGATGATACTATTATCGATGATATTATATATCAAAAAGATGATATTATTCGGAGGATAAAATTAGCAGGAATTAATTGTTGTTCATTGGATCTATCGGTTGAGGAATTTGCAAAAACATCTTATACTATGGGATATTTAAGAGATTCCAGATATCGATATAATTTTATGTTAAGAAATATCCTATTGAAGAATAAGTATGATTTTCTTAGTATAATAAGGAGAAAATAGTGCACAAAATACTTTACGCAATGCCTACATCTTTATGCAATTTATCATGTCCTCACTGTGAAATTAGAACACATCATGAATCATATAATGAAGATCGATTCTTGGATGAGTTCCGCCGATGGGATGGCGATGTAATCATATTTGGAGGAGAGCCAACATTATTCAGAGATCGTCTATTAAACATTATCGGTGATCCGAAAATTATATCGATTACAACAAATTTATTGAATCTGGATGATGAATTGATTCAATACTATAATAGGATACATGTATCCACATCATGGAATAAATCTAGATTTACAAATTTCGAATTTAATTTATGGCTATCGAATTTGGAAAAATTAAAGCAGCATTCCATTGATGTTCAATTATTAATTACAATGACTCCAGATCTTATTTACGATACTCCACTCGATGAGTTCATGGGATTACTGTATACTCTTGAATTAAAAACATCCATATCAGTAATTCATTTTGAACAGCTGATTGATGATAATATGACAAGAGAATTCTATATGGATGTCGATGAGTGGTTGTGTGCGTTGTATGATCAATGGGTGAACAAAATCAATATTAACTGTACAACATTTGATACGATTCATTTAGGACTCCAGAATAATTGTACTGGGATATTTTATACACTAACTCCAGATGGATCAATTAGACATGGCTGTGCTCATATCGGAGAAAAGATAAAAGTATGTGAAGATTGCATTGGTTGTGAGTATGCACATATCTGTACTCCATGCAGATTCCATAAATATTGTTCATTTACCAAAAAACTATATCACAAAATTGTATTGAATGATGTAAAGGATCTGAGATCGATATGATAAAAATATATGTTAAAACAACGGAAGCGTGTAATTTGCAATGTGATCATTGTTATGTCGGTGACCGACGAAACAATGATACACAATTTGATGAAATCAAAACGGTAGAATGGATTAATAAATACATTGAAGTATACCGACACCCCCCAGAAGATGTTGCTATCATTTTCCACGGAGGAGAACCATTCCTGGTCAATTTAGATAAAATCCATTACATCATCGATCACGTAATGCCTGGAGTAAAATTCAATACAACTACAAATTTGATGTATCATCTAACGGATGATCATTTAAATTTGATGAAAAATATATTTGTCGATGATCATGGAATCCCATGGATGCATACATCATGGGATTATAAAATTCGATTTAAAACGGATGACCAATTGAAACTATGGGAAAATAATGTAAAAACATTATTGGAATATGGAATTGATCCGATGGTTAATATTGTATTAACCAAGCCACTAATATCTGAAATGACTGTCATGGATCTAATTGAATATTTTTCTAATATTGGTGTATCCCGAATCAATTTCGAACGATTGACAAAAATAACAACACCAGATGAAACTCTAATACCGGATTATGATAAACAGGATGAATGGTTATGTGAGTTTTATGATAAACTTGAGAATCATTTCTCAGTATTCTTTTTTGATGAAATTGCTCGTACATATCATGGCATTTTCCTTGATTATCGAAAACGCGATTGTATGAAAAATGTCATTACCATCAATCCGGATGGTACAATCGCTGGATGTTTGAATTCTGCAGTATTGGGTGCAGCGTTTACAAACATATCGGAAGAGCCGAATACTGCATATGCGAGCAAAAAATATAAATGCCTGCGCACCGCAGAAGCCATTGGTAAAATGAAATGTTATGAATGTGATATATTCAAATATTGTAATGGTGATTGTTATCAAGGGTCAATGGCCGGTGCGCAACACCAAAAAAATTATATAAAAAAATATTACATGATGTTGAAATTGGTAAATATGACATTTCGATTTAATTTTGTTATAATATAAGGAATGGATTTCCCATTCCTTATATTATAATTTATGCAGGTGATCATATGTTTGTTCGATTATTTGATAAAACATTTTTAATTGACCCACAGACCGAGCCAAAAAATCATTTTTGTGTGAAATTAATCATCAATGATTATATGAGACTAAGACATGATCTCATTGATGGGGAATATATTTTTCGAGAATTACGAAATCGAATGAAAGATGCGTTACAGCAATCATTCATTGATGGAGAATATCATGATTATCATATCCAATATTTAATCATTCCGAGTAATGAGGCCGATATACTTTTACAAGATTATGCAAATTATATGGGATTGTCATATGGTGGATATCAAACATTATATGACTATTCAAATCTTATCACATGTACATGTGAGGAAACCTTTTATTTTGCGGCAAATCCAATAAAAGCGATTCTGCCAAGTGAAGAGCAATATCGGTACAAATCGCCGACATATATTGATTCTGAGATGCTATTGTCTGAATTCCTAATCAATCATATGGATATTGAATTAGCTCGTAAGAAATATTTACATTTCTATTTTAGCGAATTATATACTCTGATCATAAATACTGTTGTTGATCGATATATGATTGGATTGGATAGTCCGGACATTTTAAAATTTTGGGAAAATAAACCATTCACATCACAAACAAAAGATGATATTGCGTACCATAAAAATGAAATATTGGAAGGATTATCTCAACTAAAGGTTGATACATCTATATTCTATCTTCCTTTAAAGGAATATGCCCGACAATCTACATCATTTGGATATATTCTAGAAAATCGATATCGCTATAATTTTCTTTTACGAAATTATTTAATCTCTAGCAAATTTGATATATTATCACACCCAAGAATGGCAAAATATTTATCATGATTTATTTATGAAGGATCTGAGATCGATATGATAAAAATATATGTTAAAACAACGGAAGCGTGTAATTTGCAATGTGATCATTGTTATGTGATCGATCCAACTAATATCATGATCATATTTCATGGCGGGGAGCCGCTGATTGTAGATTTAAAAAAAATCTACTATGTCATTGAACATGTTCCGAAGGGAGTATTATTTGATATTTCTACAAATTTGATGTATCATCTAACGGATGATCATTTAAATTTGATGAAAAATATATTTGTTGATGATCATGGAATCCCATGGATGCATACATCATGGGATTATAAAATTCGATTTAAAACGGATGACCAATTGAAATTATGGGAAAATAATGTAAAAACATTATTGGAATATGGAATATCTCCCCATGTTGATATGATGATTACAAATCAATTTGTAAGCGAATTGAATCCAAATGACATATCTTCCTATTTCCATAATCTCGGTGTAACGCGAATTAATTTTACACGAGTACGGACATTGACAATCGATAATAAAAATTTGGCTGCGGACCCAATCATGCAGGATGAATGGTTGTGCGAATTCTATGATTATTGTAAAGATGGATTCGAGATACCATTCTTTGATGATATTGCTAGAGCATATCATGGAATACTAAAAGATCAGCGTAATAGGGATTGTATGAAAAATGTCATTACCATCAATCCGGATGGTACAATCGCTGGATGTCTGTTAACATCTGTCCTCGGATTAACATATACTTCAATAGATGAATCGCCGGATCATATGTATCAGAATAAAAAATACAGTTGTTCGCGCACCGCAGAAGCCATTGGTAAAATGAAATGTTATGAATGTGATATATTCAAATATTGTAATGGTGATTGTTATCAAT